CAATGTAAAATCATCCAATACATTGATTTCGATATTACGGTCATCCAAGATAAACATCTCGGGAACAAACCGCATCAATTCATCCGTTGGCATGTCTTCTAACTTTCTCCAGCGCTGCACGATAGATTGTACGGACGGGTCCATATAATTACCATTTGGATCAGTCTTTTCATTGGTATACCAACCATTGAATTTCATGTATGCAACATTTGGATCAGATTCAATATCCTTAATCAAATGAGAAACGTAAATGTTGTTGTTCATACTCAATAAATCAATCGGTGTATGAACCGTTGTCAAACGGTTGAAGTATGCACGAATCTTCAACTTCAAATCCGATATGGTATTGGAAGCCAATGCACGGTTATACAGCTTTACATCAAACGAGATTTGTACATTCAAATCAGGCCAGAATGTATTGGTTGTTTCTTTGTATTGTTGATCCGAACAATACGTATGTGGTTTACCATATGTCGCAATCAATTTACAATCCAGATAGTTATTTCCTTCCAAACGTTTGAAGATAACCGGTTCAATGGCTTTGTGTACTTGTGTGAATGTATGAACAAAATCCGCAAATTGATCAGTATTCATTAATGAATACTCCACAAATGGCATCAATTGTACTTCCAATCCACCAGTCATAGATACACCAGCGAAATCATATAACTTATCCAATTCATTCGTGTAATTATCCAATGCTTCATATACTTGATTCCACATAATGACATTATCCGTTACATCAGTATATTCGCGATATGTATTCGACCATGTAACGAATCTGACATCCGTATATCCTGTCTTTGTCATGTAATACATATTCTCAACAGGAGAAAGTTCTTCAGTGTAAGCATCATTGGTATAATACTTATCGTGATACTTCCATACTTGTTGTACATTGGAATCATGATATGTAAATAATTCTACAAATCCGGTCACATTGGTGAAGCGTTTTAAGAATCCAACATACAAATCATAATATGTTTTATATGGATCATTGTCTTTGGATAAACCAAGTAATTCACGCATAGTTTCCAGATCAGTATAATATCCATTACCAGAGAACGTAACAGCTGTACGCTTTAATTCTGTTAATTGATCTTCTGTTAATGGTTGTTGATTGATTGCTTGTTTGTGTGCAAGCTTATTGATATCATACCATGTTTGATAATCCTTCTGGTACTCATTCCAACTGAGAATATCTTGATATGCTTGATATTGATCAAACGTTGGAGTATTATCTTCCGAGAAGTTTACAACTGAACGCATCTCCTTCAACTCTTGAATCAATGAGAAAGAATCAATATCAAACTCATCATTGATATAGTATCCCTTATAGGAATCATCATTGTTAATTAATGATGCCATATCAGGATTTGTTTTGGCTTTGAATAATACCGAGACACGAAGCTTTGGATCAGTTGCATCAATATTGACTAATGTTCCGGGTTGTATGGGTTTCCATGAACCACCACCATTATCAATGGAAGCAATATGAATGCGGTTGTCTACATCGACCAATTCGGATGTCGGATACATGTCCGTTTCAAATAGATATGTTCCATCATCATCACGACGAACTGGACGCATTTCTACATAACCCGTCTCGCCACCATTCATGTATGCATGTAAAACAACACGTAAGTTGTTTTCATCCAACATCAATGCATGATTCTCAATATATACGAATGCAATTTCAGCATGAATCTTATTGAATGGAACACGATAATATTCAATTGATGCAGATGATGGTGAAGGCTTCATATCAGCATATGTCAAATTTGTTCCTTCAGCAATACCACCCGTGGAAGCTTGTACCGGAATATTGAATACCCACATACCATCTTCATTCTCAGGCGAATAACCATTCGGATATGGGATGAAAACTTCAGCAGAATTTGCAATTGTGTATACTTCGTCAATTGTACCAATTTCAGACTCTTCCACATCAGTGAATACATATTCGAAATGTGCATTCAATACAACATTCTGGAACGGTTGTCCAATTTGATACAACGAAGCTTCACCATATTTTGTACGCTCTGTCTTAATCTGAGAAGATACTGTGAAACGAACACTGTTGACCTGAATGGGTCGACGTTGATTGTTCGTGTCCAATATTGTCAGATTATCTTGTAATTTCAATACATAATAATCATTACTTCCAACTCGTTCAAAAGATACGACTGAACGTTCGGTCATACCATGACATGTAATCGTTGTATCACCTGATACATAGATGGGTTCAACATAATCACGATTACCCCATATTTCATCCAAACCAATAATTGCATCAGCATTCATAATACCCAAGTCATATGTCTTGGTATTATTTGGATCAGATTCATCTTGAATCCATACATTTGACAAATTCCACATACCATCATCGCGTAAGTTCTTGATGGTTGTACACATATACGTGTTTGATGGATTGAACGGAAGTGCTTGTTCATCAGCTTGTAATGTCAACATGGGAATACGATTCGCATACATATCCTTTGGACGTTTGAAATAATTCCACATCGTATCATTAATAACAGGAATCGCATTTGGATTCTTCATGTTGGTAATCCATTTAGAACCATCCGTCATTGCTAATTGAGATACATCTAACCAGAACTGGATGTGATAGTAATCTTCTTTGTATGTTCTTTCAATATGAATGGTCAATGGTGTTCCATGATAAATCTGGGAAGTATCTTCAATATATGTTTCATTCATGGATGCACGGGATGCTGTCAATGATTCATTGATCCATGGATTAAAATAACCAATGGCGAATGGAGATTTCTGAATACGAACACCAAATGGATTTGCAAATACAAACTTCTCATCAACCGCAGTTAACGTCTTTGCAGTTTCAACAACATTGTTTCCATTGACAATTGGACACAATGTATACAAGTTTTGTGAATCTTTATACTTCCAAATCCAACCGGGTGGAATAATGACTTCATTATTGGATACATTGTTCTTGTTATTGGAATATAATGCATCATATGAAATGTTTGCATGTAAAGTATTAGTGCGATATACCTCATTATTCTGATCAGTCAATGCTAAGAAGCCACTCCAAATACGTCCCCATGGATCATCTCGACGTTTGAAGAAGAATGGAAACAGAATGTGTTCAAAATAAAATGTCTTAAACCATTCTTCAATATCATGATCCGATGAAATCACATTTGCTGTATTATATGCTTCAATGGTTTTACGACGAACATTCTCTGCGGTACCAATATCCGTTCCACCCAATGATCCGGAAATGACAAATGCTGCTTTCATAACATTTGAGTTGTTAGTGAAACGATTTGTTGCCGTCACAACATTCGGTTGTTCATCTGGTGCTTCAGTGAAGTTGGCACTTTGACCATGGCATGTATAAACGGTAATCTCATATCGGGAGTTCAGTTTTGGAATGAATGCACGGTTACCTTGAAGCTGCCACATCAAACGAATTGTTTGTGTATTGTCCATGATGTAGTGTACATATGGAAGTTGATCATTTACTGTTGCATGAATTGGTAAAATGTGATCATGACGAATGGGAATACGTTTGTCACTTTCACCAAGTTTCGTTGCAGGTTCAATATACACAATATCAAATCCACAAATATGATCATTACAATTGATCAAGGTATCTTGGTTGGGTACATTGTTCGTCATGTTGTTAATCACAGTATATGTCTTGCGTGTGTATTCGGAAGCTTTGATAAACAAACACAACCAGTTGTCCGTTACACGATAGCTGATGTATTTGTTCTTGTTAATGGACACGGAGTTTGGTTCATCATTCAAATATTGGACAATCCAAGTACCATTACGCGTATCCGACGCAGTGGTTGGCGTCATATATTGCAATGAGATATCATAGTCCAAAGAATATGTTTGACCATCTTTCATATTGATCAATGTATTCTTATCCAAAATGAATTCATACAAACCCGTCGTGGAATTCTTATTTTCCGCATTCTGTGTAATAGAAAATAAATCAGACAGTTTCAATTCCAACAAGATATTCGTTGCAGATGGGGTTGCAAATGCATATCCAATATTGAAGATTGCTGCTTCTGCATAAATGGATTCTGGTAATACTGCTTTTGTGATGAAATTCTCATTAAAGTAAAAAGATGACGTAAACGCCATTTGTTCAGTTGCTTGTGAGATGTACTCACTGATGATAGAGAATGCACCCGTATTTAGTTTTGATAACGGAATATCATGGAACACGCGTTCCATCAATTCTCCACGAATGTATTGTTTAATACGGGCATCATCTGAGTAGTTATTTAAGATGACATCTGCCATGTGGATACTCACTCCTTATATTTTATTACCCATAACAATGGTAAAATACCGAGTTATAAGTTCTTCGACATATACGTATATGTCAATGAGCATGGGATTATGAATCCGTTTTCATTATTAAATTCTATATACAAAGGAGGAATATTCATGAACAACAAAGTCCAATTAAAAGAAGAAGAAGTTGTTGGTAACGAAGTTGTCTTGAGTGATATATATCCGAAAACAGATACCGATTCAATCACCGATTCAACATCTGGTGAGTCTTTAGATGTTACATTGGATCATATGTGGGAAGCGATCAATAACAAACTCACGCGTGTTGTGAATTCTGTTAATGGCAGAACCGGTGTTGTTGCATTGGATGCATCAGATGTTGGTCTTTCAAATGTTGATAATGTTTCATTTGGTGATATCAAACAATGGGTGTTGAATCAATTGGAAGCAGAGTTTGCTGGACATTTAATCAAGATCTTTGCTTCATTAAATGACGCAGCAACTGTTATCAATACAAACGATCGTTCCTATGAGAACTGTGTGTTCTTTGCATTTGAAGGAATGCATAATGAATTGTTAACCACCGTACATGACCGTCGTTCGTACATTGGTTATTTCCGTTATAATGAACAAACCGACAAAATGATGATGACGACACAACCAATCAATGTTGTCGGTATTACGGATCGTTCATTAACATATTCAACAAATGTATCTGATGGCGGTTCATTAAAGGTTCATATTCACCCAGACGAAAAAGCTTTATATCTTGATAACGGAACAGACGATGTCAATTCAGGATTACGAATTGATCAAGCGTATCTTGGTGGTAAAGTATATTCGTTCTTTGGTGCATATTATTATGCAGCAATTCGTTCATGTAAAATGCCGACTGGCTCTACTGGATATCCAGATGAAGCTGGATCAGAATGGCGTTCTGGATTCTTGGATAATGCCGGTGTTACCACTGGAGACAAAGTTCACATCTACATCAATGAAGAAGATATGGGTGAACATGTGTTAATCAATTCTAATGTCATTGGTGAATTCCATGATGGTGATACGATTATGTGTCACTTTAATCCATACATTGTGGAATCAACCGATACATTGATCAATGATAGCATGTTCCGTCACAAGTTTATGTTCCGTCAACCGGCAATTGGTACCGTGTCTCATGACGGAACAACTATGGTCATTAAGTTCCAATCCATCAGACCATATACAACTTGGGGTATTACCAATAAAGGAACTCATAAGAATTCATCCGATGTGTACGGTGATACTGAGCTCAGTATTGATTTTGCTGGATTAAAAGATGGGGTTTCTGCATCACCATTGAACGTGTTATCCAATACGGATCAATATGTATTTGAAATTGATGATGTAACTGATACAACACCGAATCTCACAATGTGCTATGTTATGACACCCGATGGTCCAGAGAGAATGTATGATCGCGCTGTCAACAGAGACGGTGGTATCTTTGTACAAACTGACTATTCATTATGTGTTATGCCATTTGAACGTTATGGTGGTTCGGAATCACAAAAGTCACAATCGGTTGATAACTGGGCAACATTGACCCCGCATTCCAATATGAATGGTACCGATGAACATGATGGTTTCTTATCAAAGCCAACATTCCTTGGTGTTAATCTTTCCAAGGGTATTACTGAAATAGATGGAAAGAATTATTACGTTCCATTATCTGGATTAAAAGTCATTGGTTCACCGGATGGACCTGGACAAGGTGGTGTATATCCACGTAATATGATGGGAGATCTGGGACTAAATCAAGAAGTTGATGCAGATACATTACCATTTGATTTCGATGACTTAACATATACTGGTGGATTAGCAGTGAATGTTGGTAAATATCTCGACATCAAATCTTCATTGATTGCAGATGATGGTTCTCAATACATCGATCAAGGTCGTGTCAATGTACGTATTGGCGATGGTTTAAAAGATGATAACCACAATCGTATCACCATCAATTGTGGTGATGGTGTACGTATTAATGACCAAGGACAACTTGAAGCAGTTGCTGGTAGTGCATCTGTAAATCTGAACTGTATTAAGATTGATGATGTTGAAGGTAGTTCCATCTTCTATAATCCATCAACAGATTCAGCTGCAGGTGAACCTGAGAATGTCATGTATATTCATCTTGGTGCAGGATTATACATTGATACAACCGAACCAAACAATGAATGATGAGGTGGTATCATGGCAAAGATTAACTTAGATCTTGATCCGAAGTCATTGAAGATTGAATCATTCCAAGAAGATGATAAAACCAAATACCGCGTGACACTTGCGATATCGGAAGATGAGAATAATACCATTACGATTGAAGATGATGGTTTATACTCTGAAGGAGATCCAGCAACGGTTGGTATGAAACTTGATGTTCCACAAATTCATGGTGGTATTCGTGTTGGGTATTTTTCACAATGGAATACCAATCGTGAAAAACATAATGAAACACGCGTTTCATGTAATGGTATTGTTCATCGCACATGGACCGCAGATGATGAATATGGTACCAACTTACGTGGAAAGAATGACAATGATGTATTTCGCGGTGTAACTGGTGCTCCTGAAGGTGAAGAGAATCTTGATGTAATTTTACCCGGAGACTTTCTTCGTGTTCCTAAAGGTAATAATACATTTGATTATTACATCATCACTCAAGTTAATCAGAACGATCGTATTCAAAGCGTCTCATTATTGATTACGAGAGGTGGTGGACACTGATGAATGTTATCGGTAATTATACAATTAATATGCGATATGATCCGCGTGTATTGGAACTTGTTGAAGTTGAATATACGACTGATCCTGGTAAAAAGCATAAAGGCTTTCAATTACGGTTATCCAAAAAGGATAACAATGGTTTACAATTCGACAATGAAGGACACTTGATTGCAATACCAAAGACTTCAGAAGATGCAGGTTATGCTGTATATTATCCAGGTAATGGTATTCAGTCCAATCCGGATTTAACTACATATGATCCCATTCAAACCATTCGTTGTAATTCATCTGTATCACGTGTTAAGAGTGGTGATCCTTTACCGTCTAATGAAGGAGTAAATACATTTGATCTCGTTCAAGAAATTCTTCATAGATTGGAGAGTGAACAAACGTGACGATTCCCGCAATATGTTTTAATCTGTATGATGGATTATACTACACCAACGTTGAATCAGAACAAACTGAACCATCATTTGCACATAACCAAATCACAATATGGGCTCAAGAAACAGATTACTTGAAATTGACTGATACGGGCGTATGGGTTGGTGATTTGAAAACAATCAAACAACCCGAACCGGATCCAGAACCAAGTGGTGATGATAATGAACAAACGAATGAATCATCGTCAGAAGAATCATCCAATAATGATTCAGAAGGTGAATATCCCGAATTAGGTATTGGTGAATTTGGTGGTGCTAATCCCAAGATTGCAAATTCCATATACACAATCAAATTCATCAATAAGAATGCAAAGTTTTATTCCATTGATGACCAAGACCATATCACACCATATCCATCTTCAAAAGAACAACCAAAGATTGGATACTGGTACACCATCATGGAAGAACGAGTGATTGATAATAAACGTTATGCACATTCATATGGCGGTTGGTGGTGTGAAGTTCCGTTGGATAAAGATACACCTGTAGAACCAGCGGAATTAATTCCATTGAAAGGGTATGACGATTGGACAGTTAATCAGTTCAATTCTGTGACATCTATCAAAACAAATCCAGATGTTGTACAGCTTATTTATGCAATGGCAACACATCGTATCATTGCACGTTCCAGTACAGGTGTATCTGAACACACCACTGTTGTCAAGAACAAAGTAGATATACTGAACGAATTGAATTGGTTATACAGACTTGGTATGACCAATCCGGTCACATATCATTTACGTAAGAATGAATTCTTGATGTTTATCACATATACAAATCATCAACCACCTGCATATGATTTGACTTCTGATACATTTTCGGAATTAACAATGGATCATCGTCGCGAATCTTGTGAGAACTTAGAACGTAATCCAACTGATAATGCAACTGTGAATGCAATATTTATTATCGAAGATATTACATACACAGATAATCAAATCGGTAAATTCCCAATTACAGATATCAAACTTAGATGTTTCTGGACAGATGGAACGATTGGTGAACCAAATCAGTTATTACAATAATAAAGGAGTGAGTATTCATCATGAATATGAATATATCAGATTTTTTGTCATTGAATGATAAAACTTCAATCAATGATAATACAAGCCATGGTATTCATGGTCATGTCACGATTTATCGTCGTAACAAAACAACGGGTGAGAAGACATTCTGGTATGAGGATGATAATGTCATCTCCATCTCTGGTATGCAAACAATCTTAATGAAGATTCTGAATTTACATCTGGATTCTTACCATTCAAATGATCGGTCTGATAATCGTGGACGTGATACCAATCTGGTGATTCCAGATTTGAATGAGAGTCTCGGTATTGGTACATCACCAACAAATTATACTACAATGGAAGAAGACATTGCTGCCGATTATTTCATCCAAGGATTTATGGTTGGTACTGGTGGTGATGGTGAGGATACCATCTCTGTTAAGAATACAAACTATTCGTTTGTCAATCTTCGTCGTCCAATACCATTCCAGCAATCCAATTCACTGGATCCTTCTATTGCCGGTAAGTATTGTGGTGTATATCAACCGACCAATTCCTCAATCAAGAGTTATTACATCAAGAAATTTGATGAACTCCCACACATCTATCATTCATGGTGGGTTGATGGTCAACGTTGGGATTACGTCGATCCGGTTGTTCCAGAGGATCTTGGTCCAAACTCCCAGAATGGTACCGGAAAGACCAATCGTATTGAAACATATGCCGAATGCAAGTTAAGTATCGATGAATCCGATTGTAAGCAGTTCTTTGAGAATGCTGGTAATAACGAACCCGCAAAGCTGAGTGAACTTGGTTTGGTTGCATTCGATACAACGGTTGGTTCACGTGATACATTGGAACGTATGTATCAGCGTCAAGTAACAGAGATGCTGAATATCATTTACAATGATTCACGTAGTTCTACAGCGGATAATGTTGTCAAAGCATATGCAGAGAATATCATCAACTTGATGACGGAAGCATTTTCAGAAACGTTTGGTGTTACCACCCAACCAAATCTGAATGAATTCCAAACAACATGTTCGGATATTGTTGGTACTGCAGGTGCATTGAATTACAACGTATTGAAGCTGGCATTCTCTAATGAGAATAATATTGGTGTAACTGCATACTACAATCAAGATGGTGATTATCAGTATGAGACTGATAAGTTTATGCTTTATCTGAATGATACATCAGATCAATCCATTGCAAAGCTTACGAATGCAGAAGCACAGCGTATCAAGTTGATCACATATTACACGTTCAATCCAATTCCATTGGAAGAGAACTGTGAAATCTTGATTGATTACAGATTATATGCAAATTAATTCAATAAGGTGGTAATATGTCAGATATCAATCATGAAAATGTAAAAAAGATGGAGTCGGAATATTCCGACTCCACTCTTGCAAATGTTGCGAAAGCTGTTGGTTATGTAAATCATATTGGTTGGAAAACGGTTAAATTTACAATCAACAAAGAACCAAAACCTTCACAACGTCCACGTTTGTCTGGATATCGAGTATACGTTCCTGGAGCTGCAAAGAATACTGCATTCTTTTCTCGCGAAGTATTACCAACGCTTGGTGGATTATGGATTGATAAACCATGTAAAGTTAAAATGGATTTATACATACACACACCAGCTTCATTTACAAAAACACAAAAGTTGTTAGCAGAAATGAAAATTATTCGTCCATGGGTACATTGTGGAGATCTTGATAATTACGAGAAAGAAGTATTAGACGGAATTGTTGGTAATAAGAAACGTGGTCACAAAGGATGCATGTTGGATGACTGTATCGTGATAGACATGGAGTCTCACAAGTATTATTCACAAACTCCAAGAACTGAAGTGATTATTACATTCATGGATAGAGTTCCCAAAGCAATCTATAATGTAATGAAGTTCTATAAGGGATAAGAGACTCAATCATAAGGGGATTTTGTGCAACTTGGACTGGTCTCCACATGTTGTATGAATTCTTGAACTTATAAAATACACAAGGAGTTGATTATAAATGGCTGATAATGAGCTGATGAAAAATGGCTTAGTTAATAAAGCGATTGAAAAAGCTGGTATTGATCCGCCTGATGCGGAAGAAATTGCGAAAGCTGGTGTTCTTGGTAAAGGTACATTTGACAGGACGATCAACAAATTCATCAAAGGTGCTAAAGGAAATACTTCCGTCATTGGTATGGCAACGAAGAATACGTTTGAATTCCCCGTATTCGTATCTTCATCCGTACCACTTGATTATGCAGAATCAACATGTGAAATTCTCGAACAGGTTTATGCATCATATATTCAGATGGCAATCTCCATGAATCCGATTGTTGATGCGCGTGATCTGAAGAAGGGTGGTTTCTTAAGTAACTTTAAAACGAACACCACCAAGTATCTTGAGTATGCAGAGGAACCATATGAGTTTGATTCGTGTCATAATGAGATTCGTGTCGACGATACCATTTGTGAATTTGATATGATGTCAATTGAAGATGACGATGCAAGAGTGATTAATGAATTCTGCTCTTATGAACCGTTGTCTGAATTCGATCATTTCTTCAACGAAGCTGCATCAAATGGAAATGTTCATAATAATATTGTTGGTAAAGACGGATTGTCTGAAAAGCAATATATGGATGTATTTGCTCCAGGTGGCTCCCAAAATCAACAACAATTTGCAAGAGCACATGAAGGCTGGCTGAGATATCAGCGTCTTCTTAATGAAGTAAAACAAGATGCAGCTGATTCGAAACTTACTGAAAAGCAAAGAGATACGTTTCAAAAGCAAATTGATAACTTCGAAAAGAGTATTGAAAAAGCCAATGAAGAGATCAAGAAACTTAAGGATGAAAATGTAATCGCTCCGAATCCGTTGGATCTGGATACTGATAAACTCACTGTACATCAGAAGAAAACATTCGCTGATGCAGAGAAGGCACTGCTTGACTTGGAAAAAGCTGAAGCTGATATTGGCAAGGATAAGCTTGGTAAATCATATGGCGACGAAGTTGCTGCACGTCGTCTCAAGGCAAGTGCGGAAGCGAATCTGAAACAGACTGAACTCAACCTTGCAGCAGAGCGTCTTCAGCGTGAACGTAATAAAGATGCACGTGAAAGAACATTGATCAAGGGTCCAGAAATCATGGATGAGTCTAAGATCAACAAGCTCAATTCCATGAAGCCATTGATGATGCGTGTTCAGCTTCGTGTTCAATCGAGAACAGGTCAAATTACAGAGTATCCTGTAGAGTTGATTTGTGGTGTTAAAGTACATTGTCGTGTCGTTGATGCTAATGTACTTCCGGAAGTTGCAAAGTTCCCCATTAAGGATATGAATCCATTGACCAGAAAGGTTAAGTGGAGAGCCGGTGAGTTAAAGTTCTTCAAGGATCTGTTATTCAATATCAAGGAGAAGAAACAATCCGCAATTGATGCACGTGATCCATCCAAGAAATGGTATCGTCGTTTGTATGCATTAGCTCATCAGAAGGGTGATTCTTTTGTAAGTAAAAATATCTCCGGTAATCCACGTACTGGATTAATTCCAAATGCATCCATTATCATGACACAGAATGATGTTGAAATGATTAAATCTGAAACGGAGATTGATTTGTTGAAGGGTTCAACCGGTTGCAAACTGTGTCGTGAAATGTTCTTGATGGCACTTGTTGTTATTGATCAAGATCGTGAGTCTGTTAAGTTATTAATTCCGGATCTCGGTAATGATTATGATGTTAAGTCAATTGCATCCATCAACAAGAAGATTGCTGAGTTGAGTACCGCTGGTGCAAAGACTCGTGATATCTTTAAGCTGTTGGGTTAATCATAATACGAAAGTTGGTGAATTATAATGTCATTGTTAAATAAAACAGAAAAAGATGTTGACAATAAAGTCATGTCGATTATTGTCGAACTTGATCATATTTACGGCAACAAGAGTACCGATGAGTACAAGATGCATGGCGATATCACTCGTGCTAAAGTGTATTCCGGTATTGAGAATATGCTTGCAAATTTATCTCAGCTTAAAACATTCCCAAAGAAGGATGCTGCTGAGCTAAAGAATATGTTCAATGCATTACATCGTCCCATTTATAAGCAGATGGTGGCGGAATTTCTTCATAAACATAATGAACGTAATTCTATATTCACAGCATTGTTTACCTGTGGATATCGTGTGTTGGTTGCTGAATTGTCACGTATTTTTGCATCAACGGTTGCAACAGAAAAGGGTCTTGTATATAAACCTGATCGTATTTCTCGTAATGCAAATGCTGCAAAATTCATCAAAGCATTTAATGTAAATCTGGATAAACAGGTTGATGATTATATCAGATCCAGTCATAAGAAGTCTGAACTGCAGATCAAGCAGGAAGCTTATGTCTACCAAGAAGCTGGTGTACTTGGTACAATTGCTGCGAATGTTGCTGGATGGATTACCAGTAATGAAGTTATTGCATTCTTAACAGACCTGAATGGTTTGTTGGATGAGATCTTTGGTAAGTATAATCAGTTCAATCCAATCTCTTATATGAATTATGTGTTGACTGATCATTATGATAAGAATGTTGCTGCATTCTATGCAACCAAGGATCTGTATGAAGAAACCTTGAAAGCATATCAAGAGTATATGAAGCTTCCTTCGCTGGATCGTCGTTCCAAGATTGAATCCAAGTACATGAAGAACTTGAAGAAGTATAACATCAAAATGGATAATCTCCGTGCTAAGATTGCACACTATGATTCACGTGCACAAGTTGAAGCCAAGGAGAATGCTAAGAATATTACTTCTTCTCCATCAACAACATCAACAACATCAACTGATAATACCAACACTTCTGGTGGTGGTAATGATTCGGATAACGATCTCGATTGGTAATATGATTGTGTGGGGCTATATAGCCCCACACTTTACATCTTTTTTATATGAACAAATCTATATATTTACTTCGGAATGGTAATATAATATCATAGAAAGGTAGGTGATAACAATTGATGCTTCCATATCGAGAATATATCGAAATATTGTGTGTGGGATTATTACAATATTACAAGACATTCAAACATATTACTGACGATGACTTTCACAAAGAAGAACGCATTATCATGCAATTTGCAAATGAAATGATTGATGAATTAAATACAAGATTTCCATATTCTAAGGGAAGTATTCATTCAATTGGTTTATTTGAAATTCCATATGAAGTTATTTCAACTGAGATTGATGATTTACAAGGTGTCGCATTTGGTACAGAGTATATCCAACTATTAGTAAAGTTCATTTCTATGATGAACTGGAAAGTTCCGAATGCTTATATTATATTATCAATCAATGTCATACCATTTGATGGATTGACCATTACACACGGAATGATCATTCATTATTTTGATATATTTTATAAATGATGCCGTTAATATAACATTGATTCTAATACAAATGTCCAAGCATTCTCTATGATAACAATCTAAAATCAAAATGGTGGTGAATCAAATGTTTAATATTTCTATTCTGGATGAGAATCACAAACACGTCGGCGATCTAATGACAGCTTCTATTGAAGAGATAAAGCGATTACTGGATAAAGGAATGATTGTCATCAATCAAATGGATCATACTGAAATCACACATGAAACATTAATGAACATGACCGGTGTTTCAGATGGTATGATCCAAATGTAATATCATTTCAATACGGCATCATGATTTTTCTTTTATTACACATACATATTGTTTTGGTGTATGAGGCATCACCAGCAATGTGATGTTTACATATAAAAATTACATTAAGGAGGTAATCAGATATGATTACGACAAAGGGACATTCCATCGCAGCTGTATGCGAATGGGCAAACAAGGCAGTCAACAACAAGAACGGTGACACTGCAGAGATCCAGACTGCATTCCGTGAGACTCTGAAGAAGGGTATCAAGCGTGCCGGATATCCGTCTTGTGAAGCAGAACTCGGTATCATTGATGAGATCAGTGATTTCGATGTAACTCCGATGGCAGAGCAGCTTCCGAATGTGATCATGAAGTACATGCAGGATGAGAGCCGTGCAATCAATCTTCCGGCACCTGACGGCAACACCGCACCTGCAACACTGAAGATGATTCATCGTGAAGAGAAGACTCGTACTGGTATCATTCAGATGGGTGAGCACAAGGGTGAAGAGTATTCTTCCACAACTGCTGCGCATGATGAGTATGCACTGAAGCAGCATACTGATGAATTCAAGAAGAACTAATCATGTATAATGGATATCCCCCGCATATGCGGGGGATATGTTTTTTTTTATTTTTTGTAAATGATACGACGCAAATGATCGATGAATTCATTCAAATGATATGTATCATATGATGTTAATTCATCCAGTTGATCTGGTGTAAGAGTAACCCATAACTGAGTTTTACAAGCTTCATATAGAATTTGTTCATTACGTTCTTTGGATAACAATGGATTGTAAATCACCGTATTTAATGCGGTTGGTACTCCGGTAATGTCATCAATACAGATGAATCGTTTGTCACTGGCTGTCAGCATGGGTTATACCTTCTTTCGTTTTATATTGTTCTTGAGACTTGCTTATAACTTCCGATATGATTGGAATCGGAGTTACTAACGGTTTACAGAATTCACACTTTTCACCAATATCCAACGTTGCGCCACAAGTTGGACAGATTTCATAATCGTACATAAACAAAACCTCGCTTTCATAATATCATTTTATTTTAGGAGATGATTAAATTGGCATTGAATATTGATTCAGTTCAGAATTATGCGGTCGTTCCACAACGTATTCGTCTTCCACAAGACAAAGAAGGAAGTGTTGTTTTCTTAATGACAGATTCCTTCGAATACGATATTGAATTGATCAAACAAATTCCACAACCAAAGATGGATTACAAAACGTTTGCATATCCGTATCGTTTAATGACAAAGATTGGTGGTCGTCCATTGCGATACTTAATTATGCAGAATGAATACATCAAAAAAGTTAACTACGTGAACTTACAGAATCAAAAGTTACAACCACGTTTAACAATGTTAACATATCCATATCCAACCACAGTCAAGCAGAATATATACGTGTCCATGAGTGATTTGTGTAAACGAGTCAATGAACGTTTACATGGGTTAAGCACCACGTATCTGAAACAAGCATTCTCCCAAATCTTTGGTGATATCTTCCGTCCATTTTCCTTTGGATTAAAGAAGAAAACAATCGTCATCGATACAAAGCGTTATAAGATTTACAAAGATCCAAAGTTAGAAATGTTAAAATATGACTTGATCAATGGTTTATTGGCAACTTATCTGATATTGGACGAGACACGTCGTCCACATTTGGATTATGTATTGATATTCAAGACACCGGATGCAGATTTCAAGTTTGATTTGAAATTGTTTAATATGTCTGATATTCCACGTTTACGAGCAATGCTTAACAAGTTTGGTGTGGAATCTCTGATCAAGGATGAAGAAGAAACGACTCCATCCAATGACGAAGATGAAACATCAAATGAAGAAACCTCTGATGAAGAGAAAGCAAATATCGTTGCAGCAAATGCAGTTGAAGATAAGAAAGAAACAACAGAACTTCGACATGATGATGGTGTCAAGATTACAGAAAAGACAATGGAACTTCAGAAGTTACAGATGTCTCATCAATCTGTCATTAAATCCTTACAAGCTTCCATTGATAAGATTTCTTTATCTAAGAAAAGCAACGACACTGGTATGGAAGATACCAATGATACATTGGATCAATCTAAGAACAATCAACAGCAATTGTATGATGCCAAAGCATTCGATATCAATGCTTCGTTGATGCAAAAGATTAATCTGAATCCGGTTACGAACAATGAGAAACTGGTAAATGATATCACACCCGATAATGCAAATCCAGTTGAAAAACAAATCATTCAGCAAGCAGCCAAGAAGCTTGGTAACGATGTTACCGCACCAAATATTGAAGATGTCAATCGTACCATTACCAATCCACGTGAAGAAAAGCTTCGTAACCAAATTGGTCAATTGAAGTTGAATAATGTTACATTCGACAAATTGACATCCGTCAATGATGTACCGAAACCAAAAGCAATAAAACCATTACACTTAACAACCACATCTCGTCCGGCATTACGTGCAACTGGATTTACAAATATCGCAAAAGAATATGAAGAAAAGTTGTTGGATCGTGATATTGTCGCAACATTGATGAACTTATCCAAACCAACTGATGGATTCTATGTAACGAATGTTGAAGTTACTGATATTTCCACATGTGTTAGCTTATTAAATAACTGGAAAGTTTCATTGAAGAATAAACAATCCGGATTAACTTCAACTGTCAACATTGTTGTTCCACAGCTGAAGAATGGTCGTTACTTCTATAATGGAACATGGTATTCCATTGACAAGCAAGACTTTCCGATCCCAGTATTAAAGATTGATTCCAAGACTGTCATGATCACTTCTAACTACAATAAGATTACAGTTGCTCGATATGATACAAAGTCATTGATTGATGTAACTGCAATGCTCAAGACAGTCAATAAGTTGGAAGATGAAACTGGTAAGAATCGTTATGTACGTCCTGGTTCATCTGTGAATGCGAACTCACATTACATGTCCACAATTGAATATGATGAATATGCAAAGGTTTGGTATTCTTTTACCATTCGTGAAAAGAACTGTGAAATTGTCTTTAACAGAAATGATTGCTTGAAGATGTGGCAGTTTGTTGCAGTCAAGGATAATGAGTTCTGTTGTGGTATGATTGATAATGTACCGATTGTATTGAATACAGAAACTGGATTGACACGTCGTGGTATTACATTAACCGAAACCATTCTGGAAGTATTACCACCAGAAGTACAACAGACTTACATCAAGATGAAGCCCGGCAAGACAGCTATGTATTCTACCATTCGTATCGGAGGTACTGTACCGTTGGGTGTTGCGATTGCAGCATGGGAAGGCTTGTCTTCATTATTGAAGCAATCCCGTTGTAAGTACCAATTCGTCGATTCTAAATTCCGTGACCCACATTACATTATGATTCCATTCAAGAATAAGTCATTGGCAATTGAGAATCATATCGGAAACCAATTGTTGTTCAATGGCTTTTATCGTATCAATACCAAAGCATACAATATTGAAGATTTCGAAACACCGATCATGGAATCCAATTCCGTGTTTGTTGATATCTTTAATCAGTTATTTTTCTCACAATATTCCCAGTTAACAACATTCATTACCTATTACAACTTCTTTATGGATGCCATCACATATGATGTATGTAATCATTACAACTTACCAAACACATTGGTTGGTTTATTGATTTATTCATCGAATTTGTTGATGGACAACTCTGCCATGAGTGAAAGTAATGCTTCGTTGTATCGAATTCGTTCTTCTGAGATTATACCGGCAATGATTCATTATCACTTGGCGGTTGCAATGTCGAACTTTAACAACCGTACTGGATCACGTGCACGTGCCAACAAGCTTACATTTAATCCAAATTGTATCATGAAGGAATTGACTGATACACAAACGATCAAGACATTAACAGCATTGAATCCAATGGTGGAATTACACGCACGTGAAACTGTATCCAAGAAGGGATTCCGTGGTGTCAATAATGATCGTGCATTTACCGAAGCACGACGTTCATTTGATGAAACGATGGTTGGTAAGCTTGCGATATCATCTCCGAACAGTGGTAATGTTGGTATTGCACGTCAATTGGTTGCAGATCCCAAGATTGAATCGGTACGTGGTTATACATCAACTGCTGATATCAATACAGATTATGATGACTTACAATTGGCTTCCTTCTCAGAATTGTTAACACCCGGATCAGTATCACGTGATGATGCAATCCGTACCGCAATCGGTACATCACAAACTTCACATACGGTATCCACTGCAGATGCACAACCAGTATTGATTTCCAATGGTATGGATGAAATTGTACCTGCATACTTGACTGAACAATTCTCTGTTATGGCAGAAGAAGATGGTTCTGTAATTGAAATAAACGATGGTTACATGATCATTCAATATAAGTCCGGTAAAAAGAAAGCTGTTAACATTGGACACAAATATGGGTTCAACGATGGTGGTGGTTTCTATGTGGATAATAAACTGATACCAAATTTTCAAGCCGGTGACAAATTCAAACAAGGTGAAATATTGGCATATCATGAAAAATTCTTCTCCAAGGATTCCACTGGTCAAGTACGTATGAATGTTGGACCGTTAGCAAAGGTTGCATTCATGGGTTGTTATTCAACATATGAAGACGCCGGTGTTATGACCACCAAAATGAGTAAACGTTTGGCGACAAAGGTCACTATGCGTGAAGTCATCAAGTTGGATTGTACTGACGACATTGAAAAGATTGTCAAAGTTGGTGATGAAGTTGAAGTTGGTGATCCGTTGGTAACATTCGGATTAGGTGGTACTGGAGACAAATCCGTTGATAACTTCTTACGTGCATTTGGTGGAGATGAAGATGACTTTAAACGTACCATTGATGCAAAGCATGCTGGTACCATTGTCAGTGTCATGATTTATACCAATAAATCTATGGACAAATTATCTCCGTCATTGTTCAACATCGTGAATGGTTATTTTACTGAGAATAAAAAGAAACGTAAGATCTTGGATAAGTATGATAAATCCAATGCTGTGTATAAGCTTGATACATTGTTTGAATTACCAACAGAACCATTGAAGACTCCATCCATCAAAGGTATCAATACGGATGTATTGATTGAAGTGTTCATTGAACATGAAGATGATATGTCCGTTGGTGATAAACTGACAAACTACTCATGTATGAAACAGATATGTTCGGAAGTGATTCCCGAGGGTTTGGAACCATATGCAGAATCCAGACCCGATGAAGAGATTTCTGTATTCCAAGCACCATCTTCAATCTTAAAGCGAATGGTTCCATCTGTTGTTATCACAGCAGCTGGTAACAAAGTCTTGATTAGTTTGAAGAGATCTATTAAAGAAATATGGGAAAATGGTTAATGTGATATATTGGGGCGCATATGCGCCCCAATTACCACGAAACTGTAACCCTTATTACGACAGGAGGTATATAAATGGTCATTAATTACAATGATTGGTTTTATGAATTCCATCGGTATTTAACCGGATCGAGAAATGGAAATGTTTCATATAATGATACCAATTATGCAAATATACAAGAACAATTACAACGTTTGATTGAAACCCATTCCACATTAATCAATGAACAACCATGTGGTGTGGTTGGTAATCAGTATGGCTTTGAACGTCTCGTTCAATTGATGGAGAAGTCTGGATATACATTTGAAGACATCAATGCTTCATTAACCAATACATATGAACATTCCATTCGTCAATCCATGAGCCGTCAATTGGTCAATACACATGCGATTGTATATCACACGAAACGGTTACAATCTCATTATGCATCCGGACAGTATTACTTGATTGATCTACCATATGATCAATTGAGATTTGGTGGTGAACGTGATGAGTTCATTCGTCAACGTTTCCAGTCGTTAAATCATACGGATGACAAACGTTTCTTGGACATTGAAGAATTCTCATTGAGTGAATACACCAAGATCCTGAAGTGTGCATTCATTGTATCTGTTAATGGATTAATTTGTAATGATGTGAAGATCGGTTTCAATGATCATGGATTAAAGTTCCATATCGGCTATTCAGGTTCAGATGATGCTGAAGTCATCATTTACAAATTGGACAACTGTATCGTTTGTCAATCTACACTCAGTATTGGTCAATTGAAATTGTACACCGACGAAGATGGTTATATCTCTATTCCCAATGTATTGATCAATGTACGTGGTGATGATGCAAAACGTGCTGCATGGAGACATGCTATCTTAAATATACACGGTGTTGGTTTCCGTAATGTACCAACCATTCCCAACTTTGGTTCATTTACACGTGATGGACGATTAACCATTGCCCATATGCAACCATCAACCATGACGGAATTACAACGTGTCGGTGCACGTGATATTACCATTGTTGCATATGTTCCAAAATATTTCCACGAAATTGGTTCCATTTATCCTGCGGCAAATTACATGGATATGATGCGAACATCCGATGTGTATACCGATATGGATAACATTGTCAAAGGAACCAATCACCGTAAAGTGGTAACTTCTGGATCATTAGAAGCATTACAAATGGATCGTTGTACACCGCCCATTTGCATTGATCGTGATTATGATACCGGATTTGAAGATGTCATCACGTGTTGTTCCATGCGTAATATATTGATGCCATATAAGGATACATCCATTGCAACGTTAAGTGATGCTATCTTACATGGTAATACAAAACTGAATTCTTATGATCAATATGCCATTAACATTCAACCCGTTGTGAAGACATTACATCGTGAATTGTTACCGTATTATCGTACCTATTACAATGGATGCATGTTAATATCGTTAACCGATAATGAATCCAACATGCAACGGTTTACGGATTTTATGTCGGCATTGTTTAAGTTTGGACGTTTAACAGAATCTGACTTTATCAATCAAGGATGGAAGCAATACATCAGTCGCGACTTTTATTCCATCTGGTATGCAGACATGGTTACACAACTTACAGCACCATTTGTGGATAATGAAGTATTGTCCAATTTTATTGGATTGAAGAATGTTATTAAACGATTCTACGAAGATACAAATCCGTCCACACAATACAACCAGAATGTTTCTGAACAATGTTTCATTTCATTGCGTTACAGTCGTGATCGAAATTGTTGGGTATTCGCATATCCATCCATCAAACACTTCCATGGTATTGGAAATACATTCTATATCAATTCGGAATTAAATGGTGATGAAGTATTCAAGTTCTTTGTATTGTATTCTGATAATATTGGTTGTGGTGATACAGACATTGATGATGGTTATGATATCGAAACCGTTTTAGATTACGATAAATTCATGACCGAGTTGGAGAAGCATGTTGGATTTGTACGATATTGGCATGTGGAAAATAAGCTCATGAAGTTGTCCAAATTAATGTATAATCGATATGATAATGAAACCGTTGTCAATGTTATTTCCAAAATATTGAAACGTAAAATCGATGCGTTTGAACTGTTGGATGATTATGATTCAGAATTGCAATATGATAATGGTAACAAAACTACATATGGTATTGATACTTATACGGAAACTTCTGAACAAGCACCGTTCATATTGAATGTGATGTTTTATGCATTACAAACATTGAATGGTTCAACGGATATGCTTCAGAGTTACTTTTATCGAACATTGACAAATCGTTTATTTACACCGAGATATATTGATTACAAAATGCTCGGTGTATTGGATGATCGTTACTTACAACCGGTCAATTTGTCTGGTGCTGTGAAAGCATGCGATTCTTACGATAACACAAAATCCAATTACAATCGTTCATCCACACGTTGTATGTATTATGGATTACCGTATGTATTTTTGAATGATAACGTTGTTCACATTGATAACTTGTACAACTGGGTTGCACGTTCGGAATCAATACAGACTGGTGATAACAACTATTATCTGATCAATGATACTGGTGCAATTGATACATCATATTGGATTACACCATTGGGATTATATTCACATGAGTATGTTCATCATTATGCAGACTTTGTTCATATGATCACAAAGTTCATTTGTTGTATTCGTGATTACATGAGTTATTTGTTGACGAATTACAAAACAGCATATGATCAACGTATCATTTGTAAACAAGCAATCAAATCCATCAATGAGAAATTGAATGATATCAAAGACTTTTACAATGGATTGGATGCATTGGCAAAGAGTCATATTCGTAATATGTATAATCACATTGTGGATGATTATCCATATGAAACGATATTGAACCATTTGATTGATGCAACGGATGATTCGGTTAAGAACGAACATTATTATGGTGGATCGGTATCCAATCCATCCTATACACAACAGCAATCCAATTGGTTTACATCCACCATCAAAGCAACATATCTCAATACAGGATTCCATGAGAATACATTATATCGTATTCGTGGTTTGTATATCCATTTCAAAGAGAATAATAAAAAACAAAATGCATTCCAATACAAACAATGGTTGAATCGCAATACGTACGATTCATCGTTCTTATTGAATGATTTGTATCAAGCGTATACCAAATCGAATGGTACCATATTACCACAATACAATCAAATGAAGAAACGTGCAACACAATTCATTTCCACATCCGATGAAATCATTCGTCAAAGTCACATGGCGGTTTATGATCAAACGATGCGTGAATTGGAAGAAACCAACACGACTTACTTGCATGACATGGAAGTATATTGTGCCAATACCATTCGTGATAAGATTTATGATTTGTATATCATATCCGAGATTGTTGGATTTGATTACGGTAATGGAAATGCATATGAACCAGCATATATTGTGTGGACAGCAACACGTGATGCACATTTCAATTGTCCATCCACAACCAATCCCACGTCATCAACCGTTAACATTACCTTGGTACCGGTTGTTGAGCGTGATGGTAATAATTACAATTATATTGTATCTGGAGTACGTAAACCATGTGAATATTTCTTTTTTGATGGAAATGAAATCAACGGTTGTTCATTCAAAGTATATGATCCAACCGGTACATTGATCAAAACGGTTAATGATATTACCGTACGCTTTGAACGTGTTTCTTCCACAGGTTGTTTGTTGAATGATGTGAAAATGATTCCCAATGTTGGTGATGTGAACATTACATTTGAAAACAAACACGAAGACATGTCCATCAATACACGAGATGACATTGTCAATGATAAACATAATGAAACCCATTACGAGTTATTGGTGTCCAACAAATTCAATATCATTGACAAGTATTCGGAATTGATATTGAATCCACGTATAATGCTTCAAGGTTCACAAGATGTTTTATACATTGATCCACAAAAGTTAAATCGTATGGTATTTCATGAATATTCCAATATTCATAAACCCCAGATTTATCTGAAACCCGTACAAGTATTACATGTAGAAATTGATGACGAGACATTGAATGCCACATCCGTTAAGGGACGATTCACCGTCGGACAAACCATTTACATGGTACCGAACGAATATCCATCGTATACATTCGGTGCAACGATTACTGCAATTGATCATTCTCGTTCACGTGGTATGTTGGAAGCTAAAATTGATCCACGTTCCACGAAATGGTTTACGATCGATGATAACGTATTGACCGCAAAGTTTATGTCAGAACCCATCACATGTACGGTATTGGATGAAAACTTGTCAAATTTCTTGGATGAATATAATGGAACGTATAATATGTTTTATAATCCATCATTTGATTATGATATGCAATATGCTGATGATGACTTTGATGGAATGTTATCCGTACCTGGTGATCCAATCTTTGTACAAAACAATGCGGAATATGTGTACACGCGGTTGTCGTGGATGTTCCCCACAGAAGTACAGAATCGATTCATTGATGATGCACATAAACAATGGAATTTCCGTTATGTGGGTGCATCCAAGATGGACGATGCGGAACATAATTCCATTTATATTTCATGCGTAAATCATAATTGGTCAACATTATCATTGTCACAGTTGTATCCGATATTACGTTCGGAACCAAATGATCATACAGTATGGGACAAAGAAATTCAAACATATAATGAAATCATTCATGATCAGTATGAACCACGCTTATCCCAAATCATGGCATTGTATCAAACGGCACAATACAATTATGAACATGCCAAAACGGATTATGAACGTAAACAGTATTCATTGGAAATGGCATCATTAATGGATAAATACAATATGGTGATGTCCGATATCAAACGTTTGAAGTCATACATTGACGAACAAGAACATGATACGACTTGGTACAATGTGGATTCGTATGACGCCGCAATGAAGTATATCCAAAATGGTCGTGCAAAACCATTGTCCACATATATTCCCGGTATCTTCGATATGGAATATACGGATTCTTGTAATTTGTTATTGTATGATTGGGAACACAAACAATGGATTGATCCATCAACCTATGATGTCATAAAGAATGGTATGGATGAATATTCAACCACGGATCGTATATGGGATTATACAACATATTTCGTATTAAGATTCTTGCGGATACGTCCATTGGATGGTTTCCCGAATTCCAAACGGATCTTGATCTATGTTGCATATCCAACATCCGATGTATATGATTCCATTCCAATCAATGCTCCTGAATGTAAAGTGCGTTTCAAACCATTGTTATCCATTGATAAATCACGTCGTAATGTGGAGTCCATATACGACGATGTATCCATTCGAAAACATATTGATTCTGGTGAGTCGTACTCCATCATGAAAGCAGATATTGTTCCATTGGATGATGGTTCCTTTACACAAGAATGCATTCATATCATGCGTGATCCGCATTCTGGTAAGTTACCATATACACCATCCGTTCGTTACAAAGACATTGTTGTGAAACAATATACATGGTCATTTGATTATACCAATTTTGATTTGTATGTTCGTATTCCATTCCCGAATACATCAACATTTGCACAAACCAAATATCATATTTATGATGCAATCATATCCAAACCAATCAATCATGTGATTCCGAATGAAACTGTTTCATTGATCTGTGTACAGAATACACCATCGACGAATAAATATTTCAATGGTAACATTTCTAATATCACATTCACGGGTGTGATTAACAATGATGGAACCTCAATCAATATTATGGATTCTTCCATTCCGTTATATCGTTCTGGATCATTTGTTACGACAATTCCGCATTCATACAAGTATCATTCTAATGGTGGATTGATCATTGTCAATGTGAATGTTGGATCCGATACCATTATGAATGATACCAAACAATGGCTTCATATCACGGATCCATATCGGTTATTACCAAATGAATTTGTATTGGTTCCTCATAACATGCAATCTTTAGGATCAAACACACCAATCACCATTCAATTCGATACCACATACAATTCGAATATGGATGATATTGTATTGGAGGATAATTCCAATCTTAATAATCCATATGAGTATTACTTCAATACACAATCACAACATCGTTATCCAATCTCAACCATGCACGATAATTCACCAACATACAAACGATTGACAATTGATCAACAAACAAATCCCAATGTGCAATTGATCAAATCCAATCATTTGCATGTGTGTCGTTACTTTGCATCACATATTCCATCAAACGGATTCATGGATGTAACCGGATTTGTTCCAACATCATTGTCACGTGATCGATATGAGTTCTGGGTAAATGGACGTTATCTGAACAATACATCAAATCTTATCATCTTATCACCAACATCATTCCAATTGATGAATCTAACTTCATTGAAGAATTTTGAATTGATTGAATTGGTGGATGATTACAATGATACTACATTAACCAATAAAGATTCTGTTTACATTGCATCCGATGGAACAACATATTCTTCTTATACAGAAGCATTACAACAGCAATCAATTGTTCAACAAACACTTCGTTATACCTTCAATACATATCCACATCAGCATACACCGTTGCAGAACTATTCCAAAGTGTATGTGTCCAATCCGAATAACTTGGATTTGGAAGAAGACATCTTAGATGGATTAATTACAACCGGTATGATTGAACCGGATTACAATGAAATAAATCATGTTCCAACAATCAATGAAGTTCCGTTGTATCATCCAATCTTAGATGATTTTGGTATGATAGAAATGGATGTAACGGATATGATTCCTTTGTATGATAACACATACAAATTGGAAGCATTAACGGATCCATTCTTCCCAATGACACATCGCGATGAAACCATTATTCCAAATAATGAATACTTAGTGATTCATGTGGAGCACAATCCCGATGGTTCATTTACAGTGTATACATCAGGAACATATCACAAATCGTTCATGATGTATTTATCAACATCCATTATTGGTAATATTGCGAATGTTGATAATACGCAACTTGTCATTCCATGTGTACGTGCCGGTGTACGCATTCATATACCAAACACATATCATGGATTGTTCATTCATGTTACAATGGACGATTACACACCAATGCAATTGTTATAAAAAATAATATGGTGGGGCATATGCCCCACCATCTTTCTTTAAATTGCCTAATTTACCCCCGCGCAATTTGTATACCTTACATGTCTTTATCTCTTATCTTTATTCTATCTTTATCTTTTATTCTTTATATAATATATAATATACGTAATATCTTATAACTCACGTCAATTAAACATGATATATTCAGAATTTAAGAAAAATAGAAAACGTATCTTTAGTATGATTTATACTTTATAAAATTATATAATTAATATGGATAAAAACGACAGTATTTTTATCCATCATCAAGGTATTATCGTATCTCATCACAAGAATACGAAACATACATTCGGTCATTCGACCGAAATAATGATAATGAAGAAGGTGAAAAATAATGACTGTTGAAGAGGCAAAAGCATTGATGACTCCAACAGCCATATCCCATCTCAAGGATATGGTTTCGGAGAATATCATCATCGATACTTCCAAGAAATCTGCATGTGATATTATCATGGCAGCGATGTGTAAGGCGGTTGAAACGGATGTCATTCACAAGACATCACTCAACCAGCAGTTTGTCAATGTATTGAATTCATCCACAAATACGATATCACAAACGAAGTTGGGTGACTTCTTAGCATTGATGAATCAGCGTCAACCAAATATTGCATGTGTGATTACACTGTGGAAGCCGGATATGTCGGAAGTTATGGAGGAATGGATCTTCAAAACCCCTAATCCTACCTTCAATAAGACGTATGAATACGTCGTTGACACGTTTCATATCACCCCCGATGTTGTACGTCGGGAATTGTCCAAGGTGTTGAAACCAACCATCGCAAACAATGTTGCACAATTCACAATGAAGTATGCAACATCCCCAAATAAGGATGAATTGGTTGTATCCATCACCACCATCACGAGGTTGGTAAATATGGTCAATCATATCATCACTTGTGAATTCAAGGAGATATAACCATGGCTGTATTAGACGGATTGATGGCATGTATACGTAGCATGCCATCCTATGAACAAATCATTCTATTAACCAATTTACGTTTATCCAGGTTCGAAGACAAGACATGGATTAAACGTATCAACAAAACCATCAAGGTTTGTGATAAAGATGGACATATCTTGACAAATCCTTTGATGGATACCAATGGCATTTATCCCAAGGAAAGAGATTACGTGGATGACTATCGTATCATCTTTCGTGAGATTATGCAAATGACAATCGAAGAGACATACAACTTCGCAGAGATGGGAGTACAAGTCACATTTGTTACTCATCTCAACAAGAAGGAATGGGATCGTCATGTACGGGTAATCTGGAATGATTACATCATTGCAGAACATAGTTCCGCATCGAAACCGTTGTCTGCATATAATGAACCATTCATTGGTTACAAAGTGATGTCAACTTTTGTCAAGAATCTCAATAAACGAAATATCAAGTATGCATTTTCATGGCTAAATGAGAATGAGACATTGATTGTACGTTTTCCAAACATGAAGAGTGTATGGGTTGACAGATCTAATGAACATCATCGATTGTTCATTGCAAATAACGAACATGGCATGGGCCCATACAATACAACAGAGGCATTACACGAGATCAAATAATAAAGAATATGGACGGGGCAAACGCCCCGTCCATATGTATTCTTTTTTGATGTGTTAACGTGGAACTCGTTAAACAATCGATCAAGAAGACTTCTTCTCGATACCAACCTTAGACTTGGTATCATCTGCCTGATGCAGGTAGCTGGTAGTAACCATTGTAGAAACGTTAGCTGTGGTCAGAGTATCAGTCAGAGTACCAGCTGCAATGGTAATATCGTTCATAGTCGGATTACCGAAGGATACATCACTGAGAAGTGCGGTACCACCAGTTTCGGTACCGTTGATAATAGATGCAGTACCAGTGGTAAGAGTATCAGTCAGAGTACCAGCTGCAATGGTGATGTCACCCATAGTCGGATTACCGAAGGATACATCCGAAAGCAGAGCAGTACCACCAGTTTCGGTACCATTGATAATAGATGCAGTACCAGTGCCAAGAGTATCGGTCAGAGTACCAGCTGCAACGGTGATGTTACCAGCTGTCGGATTACCGTAGGTTACGTCGGACAGAATAGTCGTATCAGCACTTGCTGCAGTGCTGTTAACCAGTGTTGCATCACCCGGAGTAGCTGCAGTGAAGGTCAGAGTCTCAGTCGTTGCATTTGCAGACAGAACTACACCCTCGGTAGCGAACTTAGCATTGTGACCGTATACGTTGGTCGGGGTCTTAGTACCCTGAGTAATGGTAGGACCAGCGATAGTACCAGTAACATCAACACCCGTATCCGTTACAACAGTAACATCATGAGCATACTTATTAGTCGGGGTCTTAATACCCTGCTGGATAGTAGGTGCAGTGATAGTACCAGTAACATCAACGGAAGTATCAGTTACAACAGCAACATCATGTGCATACTTATTAGTCGGGGTCTTAGTACCCTGAGTAATAGTTGGTGCAGTGATAGTACCGGTAACATCAACAGAAGTATCCGTTACAACGGTACCAGAAGCGGCAGTGATTACTCCGGTACCACCTGCAGCAGTGGAATTAATTGTAACAGCACCAGATGCAGTTACAACCTCGGAAGCAGTCTGAAGATCGGTTGCGTCGAGCCATGCCAGCTCACCGAAGTCCTCAATGTTAACTTCGCCGAAGAGGTTCCACTTACCAGAAGTACCGCCGGACCAGATGAACTCTCTGTCCTGCTTAGCTGTCGGAGAATAGCTCTCCTTGCGAACGATAACGATGTCGCCATCTTCTGCAGTAACAGTATCAGCCATACCAGAGATATGGATCGGATTGGTAGTACCACCGTCAGTGAGTGCATCAGTACAAATACCGATGAAGTGTACACCACCGCTGATGGATTCAAGAATCGACTGGATCTCACCACGAGCCATTTCGTCGCGGACATTGAACTGCAGAGTACCCTCACCAGAAGGATTCGGGACATTCAGCACCGAAATAAACTGTTCAGAAGCATGAGCACCACCAGCGCCACGATCTTCCCAATTGTAAGAAGTTGCCATAAATGATCATTCCTTTCTTAAATAAAAAATGTAAGAGTTTCATCATCCGGTTCCGATGATGGTTTTACTGAAACTTTGTTGTTCCAGTATTCTTTTTCTTCCGTGGATACAGTTTCAGAGTCGTTCAAGAATGGTAGTTCAACCACTTTATGGACGCCATCACCATACTTCATCCCCGGAATGGTTACGCCATCTACAGTCTTGTGATCCGTATAGACGTATAATGTATCCTTCTTGGAAATAAGATCAGGTTGTGCATTCCAACCAGCAGTAGTGTTAGAATAGACTTCCTTTTCACCACCGGATCCTCCTCCAGAAGAAGCTGTGAATGGTAAGTTGGACAACAGCGTTACACCATCGCCAACTTTAATTCCAGGTACTGATCGACCAACATCATCGGTTGTATAATCCGTGTAAACGTACATAACGTCTTTCTCGGAAATCAATGATGCTTGTTGATCCCATTCAGCGGTAGTACCTGATACAACATATGTCTTTTGAGGTGTTGAACCACCACCTCCACCACTCCATGGTGGGACATATTCGGAGAAGTAATCACCAAGATTGTTTAAGTTGATAATACGTTTCGTATTTGAATCGTACATCCAAACTTCAGAATGTTGTATCAAGCTTAATATCTCGGTGAGACTTATCATATATCCCAACTGTGGAGATTCACGTGAGACGGGTGAAGGAATCCAACGGACATTGTTGTAGATGTGTCGAGAATAGATGTCGACACTTATCTTTTTATCAGCCATCCATCTGATCACCACCTTTAAAAGTAATTATTTATCGGTGTTAATATAAATGATATGGGATAAAACTTACATTAAGCATTATTACCGGATTTGGAGATCCAGCAATGCAATAAATGTTAGTATCATATTATTGAATCAACAAAATTGATTATATGTTTGTCTTTATGACGGGGGATACTCATCCCCCGTCATATGTTAACTGATATTATTCATACATTTCATTATCTTATTTTGATTCACCCAAGTGACCTATGTCAAGACAAATTTTCATGGTTTAACTTCCTCGCGAATTCGTATTATGTTACAATCGTTCCGGTAAATTTAACCCAAGGCCCCCAGGTATTTGAGGTATAATTCTTCATGTAGATCGAATTGCTATTGGATCCTTGCCCCTCATACGCAATCAGGGTTATTGTTGCGGACGAATACCTCATGATTTGGTACATATATCGTTTTCCAGTTTCCGGCTTATCCGACCCATAACTAGAACCATGACTTGCAAAGTGTATACCATTCGGCATAGAAACAGCATAGTCAAGTATACTCCCGGTCAAAGGACTATTTTGATTAATTTTTCCTTCATACAACTCACGGTTTGTCGGAGCATAGGGCGTAAATGCCGTTGAAATTGCGTAGTCTTCGGCGGTACAAATCATGGGCTTAAAAATCAAATTACTTACTGTTACCCCAGCATAAACAATGATTGCAACTCTGCAGGCTGCCGAAGGAACATCATGAATCGTAGATCCGCCTCCTATATCAGATGCATAATTAGTGTATGAACCAGAATTCAGCTGAAATGCGAGTCGATACTTTGATGAACTGCCTCCGTTTGGACATCCAGTCAGTCTACATCCGTTATAGTTAGGCGCTGTATCGGCCGGTAGAATATTGAGATAGAATGCAACGAGTGAAGATGTGTTGTTAGTACCATCCACAGACACAGTTCCGTCATCGTTTACGGTAAAAGTCACCCCGTTGATTGTCTGTGATGCCGCTGCGATTTTTAACAAATTCTTCGCCCCAGCATCCACAAGCCTAGGAACAGGTCTAACGTTTTGTGTAAGTTCATAGTTTGATTTTGCATAAGGTACAAAATCAGGAGAGATTGCGTAGTCAGTGGCGGTGCAGATCATGGGCTTGAAAACGAGATTTGATGCAACATAACCATTCTGGAAACGGACTGTCGGTCTGATGTACCACTGTTTTAAAAGAGTAAATGAAACTCCAGCCCCGTAGTCTATCTTATTATTAAATAGCAAGTAATCTTTTCCATCTGTTGAGGCATATACATCAAACCTATACGTTGTATCGCTTCCGTTTGCAGGGCAGCCGGATAGAACATAATCTCCAGGTGGTAGAAGCAACTCCCCGAAGGATGCTCTCGAAGGTGTTCCAGTTGCTGTACCAGAGGCACTTGCGATCCCATCTTTTGCAACATATGAAATGCCCTGATACTCCCAAGTCCGGTCACGAACATCCAGCAAATTCTTCGCCCCAGCATCCACAAGCCGTGCGATCGGCGCTTGAACCGCCTTATTCTGCACCGGATTCGTGCTTGTGCTGCTGAGAGCCGTATCAACGTCTGACGTGTTCAGCTTTTCGGACAGAGCCGTTTCCACATCACCAAAGCTGTCAATGTTCGTCCCATCCTTGATTGCTGAAATTTCATCATAATATTCAGCAACCTTACCAAGTGTTGAAGCAATATTTACAATTTCGGCTTCATCACTTTGAACAAGTGGTTGAAATTGAGATGCTTTCGATATTTGAACATTTTCAATCATAAATTTACTCATATAAACACCTTCTTTTTGTTTTCATTGATTTATACTATCATTATTCATATACTTCACCGACAATTTCGAAATACTCTTCCGGTGTAATCCATTTGCCAACAACGTTGTATACCTTTTGCTTCGACCACAACCCGGAGTCATAGTAATTCTTTACCTTATAAAAATTCTTAGAATGTTCCATAATGGTATATCCTCCACATTATCATTATACATCAAGATCAACATCCGTCATTGCTGCAATGTAATCAATATTTGCAGTATTGATTTCTTCACAATAGATTGCATAATCAGCATGAGACAGCTTGGCTTCTTCGTACACATATACGGTACGTGTAACCGGTTCACCTTCACCAATATCATCAGTGCGTTCAACCTCACGTATATTACGACGAATATATACTGTGGTCGGAGAAGAATCCATGTCTAATTCTTCTGGATAAGAGTCAGACTCAGAATTATAAAATGTCAAAGTAATCATACGACAGACACTTCCTTTCGTGGTTGTTGTAATAATGAATTTAAATACTTAGAATGGCGTGACACTATGTCACGCATTGCTTTCAAATGTATTTTATCTTTAATGTATTTAACAAAATATCGTGTACAATCAATGTGCGACAATGAACCAAATCGTGATAACATTTGTGTGGATACATACCAACCGGGATGTTTATTACACAAATAATATTTACGATGGATATGATTCGCCTTACGACGAATCTTATACAACGTTCGTTTTCGTAATGTAGTTCGATTTCGATAAAATTTAAATCCCATGTAATCGATACATCGACCATGTCGATTACCATCATCAAATAAAAACAATTGATGATTTCTTTTTACCAATAATCCATAGTCATATAATAATACATCGTGTGTTTTATAAATGATATTACGTAAATGATTTTTATTGAAATCAATTAATACGATATCATCCATATATCGCATCACAAATGGAACATGAAAGAATTGTTTTAACATGTAATCAAAATATGTCAAATACCAATTGGCGAACCATTGTGATGAATAAAATCCAAGTGGAATTCCAATTTCTTCATTATCATAAAATATAATCCTATGAATAATTTTTAAAAATCGATAGTCGTGTATTTTATTTGATAACATTGTCATCAGTATACGTCGATCAATATGTTCAAAGAATTTACGAATATCGAACTTATACACATACATTCGTTTATGTTTATTTTTACAAATGAAATGTTTTATGATTTTACGTCCATAATTTGGACCTTTGTTGGGAATCGATGCACATGAATGTGGATAATAATGTTTTGTGAATATTGGTTGTAAAAGCTTTACAATCATATGTTGAATAATTAAATCTGGCATAAATGGTGGGCGTAAAACAATTCGTTCTTTATTGCATGTATGTTCATGAATTTTTACCGGTTTGATATATTGTGGCGAAAATGATTCATTCTCAATAATCCCATATAAGTAATCCACGTAATAGTCGATATGCTTCAACACATGTCTTACATCAGTACGACGGGTTTTATGTTTTGCAGCATCGATAATGTTTTGTTTGATAAATTCTTTGTCAAGCATCTTTTCAAACAAATGATTGTACGACTTCATTATGTTGATAATCCTTTCTGTTGAATAGTATCTTCATTAATTGTTCGATTTCATTATTTTTGACATACTCTGATAAATTAAAATGTTTATCACGAATTTGATCCAATATAGATATAACTGAAACTGAGTCAACGATACAGTGTTCTATTTCCGATCCATATTGAATCAAATGTTTTCGAAATGAATTGTGTATCAATTGTAAATGATTTCGATAATATGTTGATGTATTTGGTAACGCAATAACATTATAGTTCAATAAGTAATATCGTGCAATGTTACGTGTTAATTCATCAATTGCATTGCGTAACTGTTGAATCTTTAAATAAACACATTTGCATTGACGTGTATATTTATCGGATAAACGTTTAATTGATGCAATTAAAGATTTGATATGTTTTGACACACCATACTTCAATCCATCAGAATCTTTACAAACAATAAGCTTTTTCAAAGATGTAATATCATCAATTCCAATTACATGTTTCGGGTATTCACCCGGTTGATACATTTGATGAAATACGATGTTCTTGAAGAATATACTATCATATTCAGTCGTTGTATCATCTTCATATTGATACAATAACGTTGCATAATATTTAGAATCGAATGATTTAATAATTTTGACATTCACATATTTGAATGTAACACCATATTCAAGTTTGTGTTTGTTCATTGTTTGTAATATGGAATTTACCGGTAATTTCAATGCTTCAACGTTACCAAGATGAGGTAATGTTACTGTATAATGTCCATTGTCGTTCTTCTCGGTATTGAATTTAACAATGAATTTGTTATCACGATCAACATATGTGTCTGGTATACCAGCATTACATGAATGATATTTCGGGAACATTTCAAATATTAATTGATTACGACGATGAATCATATTATGAAATGCTTCATCAATTTTATGTTTTGATTCACATAATAGATATTGTGGAATCTTCTTCATCCACGGATGTTGTTCAATCACGTCACGAATTGTGACGGATGATAATGAACGTCCATCTGTTCGAATATATTCATCACGATGTAAATGATTTATTGTATTATAAACCTTTCTACGTGCATCCATTACCAAATGAATATATCGACGTTGATGAATATTTGGAAAGATTCGCACTCGATATGTCTTATATCGAGTCATGGTTGTAATCACCACCAATTATTTATTTACGACAAAATTTAAGCGTCATATATCGTTTTATTCCGATTATACTTATCAACATATTATTCTTACGAATAATACATCTCATGCAACACCGTTTCGACATGCTACTAAGGTGCTTTTGTCAGCATCATTTTTTCCAAGGGGAATGGATTTTAGAACGCAATAAAATACGAAAAACCGCACATGGATAATCAATAAGCCTTCCATGATGCATGAGATTTAAGGAGAGGCACCAATGTTCCAGTTGGAGTTCGACGCCGTATTGTTCAGATTGACGTACCAAGCGCCACAGTTGGACCCATTGTTGGAATTGCCTCCACAAATAGCGGGCGTTCTAAAACCCAAGTTATGATTTCCATCGTTTAAGTTTACAGCAAACTTGTTTTGCTTATACCCCACCAGTTCCTGCGGGGTTTTATGTGAATCAAAACAATATTATTTATCGTTATAACACGAGAGTTCACGAAATATACAACTCACAACTCAAAAAACGCCAGAGGGAGGAGATGTATCTCCTCCCTCTGGACTCCCACCTCTCTGATTTACGAGCACCAATGAAAGAACGTCCAGCAATATACATTACTGCTGACCACGAGCGCTCTTATTCAACGGGTGCAATTAAGTATGGAGAGGCACCAACGGCCCAGTAGGAGCTCGACGCCGCAGCGTGCAGAGAGACGCACCAAGCGCCACAGTAGGACCCATAGCCGGAACTGCCTCCACAAACAGCGAGGTTTGTTTGTGAGTTATTAGTATAGTAGTAATCACAAGTATATTTTGATGCAGAACCGGTTGATCCAGTTGCAGTAGGAATACGACCCCAAGTTGCACTATTTGCTATTTGCCAGCCAGTGGCTGGCAAGGTAATGCCAGTAACAGTACCTTCAGCAGACGTCGTATATGGAGCAGTCCACTTAACTCTTACCGAACCACTAACATTCCAAAGACCAAGGCATCTGTCCCAACGTTTACCCCACCAATCTTCGATATAGAATACTTTAACAGGTTGATTTGACGTCGTAAATCCAGCAAATTGTCCAGCAGTATCAAGATACCCCGTATCATGCCATCCATATTGATTACCAGATGGAACATCACTTGCAGCTGAATTATAACCATTTTCATTGCCACGACCAAATGCAGTTTGTGTATCATCATGACAACTAATCATCAGAAGCATAATGTTCAGCCATACTCTATGTGCGAAATCGCAGATACTCCATCTTGGCCCATTCTGTTGTGCAGCATATACCTCACCTGTTGTACCAACCGCACCACCTGCACATTGTGTGTTATTCTGAATGGATAATGTTGATGTCGATGGTTTACCAGATGCACCGCTTAAACTTCTCAATTTGCCATTATAGTAGCTTCCTTTATACATCGGATAATACAATTTAGATGCCATCGTTCCATCTGGTCGATAATATGGATATGCATGGAAATCCTCATCAACCTGATAATCTGCAATCTGATAATATTCATAATCATTATCTTCCCATGCTTTGATCCAAATCATACAATCAAAGACAGACATTGCATTACCGTCATAATTCACATTGGCAACATCAGATAGGGTTACACCATCAGATTTATAGGCATGATTTGTTTTTGATAACTGATAATCAATTGCACCTCCGGATGTTACCATTGCTGGGTAGTTATTCTTAACGAAGAATAATCCACCCCACGATCCAAGATTCACTTTACCAGTATTATCCAATCTAGCGGGTGTAAAACCCACTGCCATATCGGTATATGTTACGCGTGTTGCTGGATCGGAATTATTCTTATCTACTTTACATCCATAAATAACACCTTGTGGTGTTGCTGGTGTATTATCCAGATCATTATAATCACCGGTAAATGCAACCTTCTTGATGTTCCCATAATGCTCATTCAAATACCGCATCTGAGCAGCTAATGAATCTGATATGGGTTTATCTGTCAGATCATTATATGATCCAGAGAAAGCAGTCTTTTCCAATTCATACATATATTCAGTCAATGTATGATTATCAAATGCCGGTTTTGGTGATGCATCATTCGTTGCAGCATAATATGCTTGCGGTGCAACTACTGGTGAAAAGACAACACCACTCATTGTGGTATTTGCTTTAATCATGATACAGAAGCATTGTGTATCATATGCAGAGTTGATCGTCTGGTTTACAATACCAGAATTACAGGTTGTAGAATATGCAGTAGGAATGGTTGCTTGATCATCCGCAAGATAACCAAGGTATGAATAAAACGTAGAAGAAGAACCAGTTTGAGAACCATGTCCAAAAAATACATCCACATCAGATGGAGTCGGGAATTGGAAATACACGATAACATCATTTGTGGAAGAACCACTGATTGTCAATGATCCAGTTCCTTCAATATCATATTCTGCTGTAATACCAGTATCCAGATAACCGGTAGATGCATTTACAACATTGATTGTTGCAATTGGTACTGCACAGTTGACATTATTACCAACAATGGTATTGATGTCATTCATGACTTGATAAACCGCATTAGATGTGATTGGATTATTACTATCAGCGGTTGGTGTGGTATCCATATTAACACCACTAACCAGTTTATCCTGTTTATACTGATTGAGAAGTGTATGATAGTCAGCAAGTCTACGCAGACTAATAAACTTTTCTTCAGGCGTAAGCATAATGAAAACCCTCCTTTATAATATTTATGACACAACGGTATTGGATGTATAATACGTTGTATTGATTGTGGGTGTACCAGTAAATGTACCTCCAGTGCCGGTGAACATATTACTCAAATTACCTGAACTACCAGTACCAGTTCCACTTGTAGGAATACGATATGGTGTTTGATATGCACCCGTCTGTGTTGTAGAAAGTTTAATATTTGTACAACCGGTGAACATATATTGGTAGCAATTACTTACCAACGTTCTTGCAGGTAATGCGGGTATTGTAGTAAGAGATATACAATTCTTGAACATAGTGTTGTAGCAATTATTTGCCAATGTTGTTGCAGGTAATGCAGGTGCTGTAGTAATAGATATGCAATTATTGAACATATTAGCATAGCAACTACTTGCCAATGTTGTTGCAGGTAATACAGGTGCTGTAGTAAGAGCTGTACAATCACTGAACATACCACTGTAGCAACCAAGTGCCAACGTTGTCGCAGGTAATTTAGGAGCAACAGTAAGAGATGTACAACCATAGAACATACCGCTGTAGCAATAATTTGTCAATGTTGTTGCAGGTAATGCAGGTGCAACAGTAAGAGATGTACAACCATAGAACATACTAGAACAACAATTACTTGCCAATGTCGTTGCAGATAATGCAGGTACATTAGTAAGGGATGTACAACCTTGGAACATACTAGAATAGCAATTACTTTCCAATGTTGTTGCAGGTAATTCAGGAGCAACAGTAAGGGATGTACAACCTTGGAACATACTAGAACAGCAACCAACTGCCAATGTTGTTGCTGGTAATGCGGGTATTGTAGTGAGAGCTGTACAACCATAGAACATGCTAGTGTAGCAACCAATTGGCAATGTTGTTGCTGGTAATTCAGGAGCAACAGTAAGAGATGTACAACCATTGAACATATTAGCATAGCAATTAATTGCTAATGTTGTTGCAGGTAATTTAGGTGCATTCGTAAGAGATGTACAACCAATGAACATATAATAGTAGCAATAATTATCCATTGTTGTATTTTCAGGATCTTCATAATCCAATAATGTTCTAATATCTCCATTACATGCAATTGTACCAGTTGTTGCAAATACAAAAGATGAATAAACGGAAGATGATGATGGTATTGCTGAAATGTGAGTATTGTTTTTACCTCTTAAATACAACACATTTCCTGTACCGGAAGAAATTGCGGTACTGGATGAACCATCCCATTCCGTCCAAGTTGTTTTATTCGTGGAATATTCAATTGTACCATTCCATTTCTTACCAGTAAGGGTTTTCAATGTAAATGATTCCGTTCCAATAAATGTAAGATATGGACCTTCGAACAAACCGTATATGTCACCATATGACGCTTCATCGATTTTATGAACAGCTTCAGCATCTTTAATTGCATATAACACAGGACTATTACCAGTGGAATCAGATACCTGTGAAATATACAATTTCTCATCATTTGGCATATGATTACCTCCTTTAGGATTAAATTTTTTATAAATTTATTACATATCAAGGATGTTAAAAAAGTGTATCGAGCATCTGTTCATACTTGATTAGAATAAAAAAATATATAATGATAGCCCCCATTACGGGGGCGATCATATTATTATATGCGAACCATATGTTGCTTTTCGATACTGATCACAAGTGCTCTTAATTATCAGCAGGCAAGTTTAAGATCATTTGATACAGTTCATGATTTGATGGAGCCCATGGTGCAAATGATGGTGATATTTGATAAATTGCTTTATCACAAATCATTGGATGAAAGACAACATCATTTGTGAAAGATACGCCAGATTTAATTACAATTTGAACAGTTGCTGATGGATCATTGAACTCTGGTGCATTCGTAATATCACCGGTATCAATTACATCCAGATTTTGTTGAATTGTCATGTAATAAGAATCAATTGATCCATTTTGTATGCAACCGGAAAGTGTTAATGTTGCTTGTGTTGGATTATTAACAGTACCAAGTGTAATAGTAACATCATTCTCAGCAGTTCCCGACACAGTTACAGTGCCATTGATATGTGAAAATGTGTAAGTGATACCATCAATTGTTATTGGTTGTTCATCCGGTTCAACCAATTTCAGTTTATTTTTACAACTGACATCAATGAGGTGTGTAAGACTTTCTTTCTGATAAATTGTTTCAGCAACACAGCGTGATAGTTTACCGAATGCTGTCGATATATTCTCACCAGATATCAATGGTTCCAAATTCATTGATGGTGTAAAGTCAACATTCAATTTGATATTGACATTCTTTGACATAATGAATTCACTCCTTTCGGATTAAAAGTTATGAATCGGTTTAATGATGATGTGTGGGGGATTCATCCCCCACACATATCACACATCGGGATGTTGTTAATGATTACAGTGTGCAAGTGAACGTGATGTCACTGAACGGAGTCCATACACCATCACCCGTCAGTACGGAATCCACATCCGCAGTGGTTGGTGCCGGTGCATAACCCGCAGTACCATTTGCAGCAGCTGTCAGCGCATAGTAAGTATCCGTTGCAAACGTCGGTGCAGAATCACCGGTGACGGCGGAATACTGACCCGTTGCGGAATCATACGTGAAGTAGTTGGTGTAATTGGTTGTCCAGTCATCAGGCTGTTCGGTCAGAAGCGTGTAAGTATCTTCTGTTGCACCAACGAGAGTCTTTGCAGACAGTACAGCCTCGTCGATGTCGAGATTGGAACCAACCTTGATACCACCAAGAGTGATGTCGGTTGCTACTGGAATGTCGGTAGAATCAACGTTCGCTGCAATGTAGTCCAGTTCAGACCAGGTGTGTACACCATCACCGATCTTGATCTTAGTCTGACCGGTTGTCAATACTTCAACACCAAGCAGACCCTTCTCAAGAACGACGCTTGCAACATCAGCTGCCGCCCACTCTGCGGTTGTCTTCACAACCTGAAGCACGCGTACATTAACATTTTTTGCTGCCATATAAATCGCTCCTTTATAATGGAATTTTATTTATGAAAACGCCACTCATCATATATGAGTATGAATCGTGGAATTGTCATCAAGTTGACGATCAATGATATGATAGTCATTCGTATCCGAATTCCAAATATATGTCTCGCCTTCGGAAAGATCAATATACATTTTATCGATTTGTCCTACAGCGGGGAATGCTGCTCGATTGATATAGAACTCAGCTTCTTCTGCCTTGGAGATACGTTCGTCAAATGTTTGAACGGTTGTTTCAACAGCATCAACTCGATCAACACACGACTGTGTGGTGGATTGTACATCAGCAATGATGGTATCATACCCAGATACAGTTTCAACTGCGGTATCAACCTTGGTATCCATTGCAGACACTTCATCTTCCACATGAGCAAGACGTTGCATTACGGATTCCAATGTAACATCACCGTCAATCACCAATGGAACGATATCACCGTTATTGATATGAACAGCGATTGCTTCATCACCAGTTGTGAATTCATTCTTCACTTGATAAAGCTGACCAATCTCCGTCCATGTCAACTGAGAACGCACGTAAGTTTCATTTGGACGATACTTGTGAATTGCCAATGGAATATTCTCCAATGCAGTTACACGTGCTTCCAATGACGTCAAACGTTCATTAATCACAGTCAAGTTTGCATTGAAGATGTTTTGGAGATTGGTAATGGATGTTGCATTCGTTGTAATTTCAGTTTGATGTTCATTCAATGTTGCATTGATTGCATCAAACTTTGCATTCATCAGTTCCAATTGCTGTTGTAACAATCCAACCGTTTCTTCCAAGGTTGTAACTTTATCTTCCAAAGTCTTGATACGAGATTCCGAAGGTTCATAAATAGCATTCCAAATACCATATGTTTGATTTACACAAATCAAATTCGAAGTAAATGCAGTAAATGATAAACGAAGCCGTGTGGTAATGTTTGCTTGAAATGGGAATGTAACATTCACGTCACATGTTGCCAATAATAATGTATCATCATGCGGACATGCTTCGATGGTATCATGCTGCAATACAATCGTTTGATTGTTATTTGTCCATTGATAATACGGATTATATCCGTCCGGACAATGTGACGGAGTATCAATGATATCAACCCACAGCTCAATACGATTGATCACGAGTCGATACAATCCACCATAATCATATGCAGGAATGTTATCAACAAACACACCCTTGATAGACTGTAGGAAGAAGTCACGAATATCCGTATAATGTAATGCGATATCAAATGTGGATACATCCAATGCACGTTCATCAACGACTCCACCCATATCATCAAAGATGGAATAATACATACGGAATGTGAGCTTGGATTTAATCAACGGAATACCATTGGTATATTCACTGGCATTCTGTCCAATACACTTCTCCAAGTATTCTTCCAATACAACATTCTTATTGATTGCATCCACAAAGTTAAACTTTGCAGCCAGATTGATACATGACGCATCAGGACGTTGGGTAATTCTCGTTTGTACATTCTCCGAGAAGTTGATCACGGTCCCATACTTCAGGTAATATGAATCAAATAAGAACGGATTGTAATTGGTCAATACAAATGCGGAACCAATGTATGGACCGTTTACCGGTAAATGAGGATGTGGAAACCCTTTATGTTCATGATAACAATCATGACCATATGAATCATGATAACACGGTACAGGTGGTGGCGGTGGTGTCGGTCGACACATGCACGGTGGTTGTTGTTTATGGTTATACATAACTTATTCACACTCCTTATGTGTTTATTTTAATTTGAGAATGTATTTAATAATGTATATGATAATCGGAGTCCATAGATATAACTCCTTAGCATCTGCATTATCAAATAACTGATCTCCGGTATACAATGATAACTGATTGAGTTTGGTTAACTTACCATGTATGAAGTCATGTAACAAAGATACATAGTCATATCGTTTCAAATAATAATGACGTGCATAACATTCGTTACAACGTTCACACATTCTACATTTGTCCATGGTACATGTACGGATATCTTGTTCATTATATAAGATATCATACACACGATCCGGGAAGTATTTCATTGCTTCCGCTTTAGGACACCATGGTGGGTTCCATAACATTACATCCACATCCGTTCCATACATACGAAATGTGGAATCTGGATATTCAATACCTTTTATCGTATGATACTTAAATTGTTCAAGATAACGTAATGGCGCATCACGTTCAATCCATTTGTACGGTGATGCTTGATAATATGATTCCAATTCACGTTCATGACATTTATCTGGATTGAGTACAATGTTATGTGTTGCATTATCCTTAATCATGACTGCATTACGATACATGAAATAATTTCCACATAAATCAAATAATGTTTGACCATTCAAATGTAACAGGTAACAGTTATGTGTTTTATCATAGAATCGTGAATTGTAATTCTCAATCATGTCATCTACCATACGAATGATACGAGATCGATGGTTGTAATCTTCAATACCAATAACCGGTGTTAAATCTTCACCACCAATCGTTTGTAAGTCGGTGACATATGTACCCACGGTTTGTTTTTCAACAAACTGAATCTCATCCGGATTGGTTGAGAATAAAGCATATGTAATCTTGTATGAACCATCTGTGTTTAATCCATCTTGGGATACTTGTGTAACACGGAAGATGTGGTTCATGTGAATGTGATTAATGATGAAGAAATCATTCTCTTTTGGCTGTATGGTAGATGGTATAATATACGCTTCTCCTTGGAGATTGTAATTACGTACATTGGTAGTTGATGCTTGTGATTCTTCGGGACTAAATGGTGTAAATCCAATCAATGGTAGATCTATTATCTTATCAAATCTTAATGGTGAATCTGGACCCAATGTTTGATACATCGTATCTGTTCCAAGTGATGTGGATGTATCATGATCATTGATATTGTAATATGTTACTAATGTACGTCCTGAACCAGTGTACTTGTTCAATCTTGAATGTAAGTACATATCGAACTTATACATCTGAGAATCCACGAGTGATTGTTCATCATATACTAACTGTGCCATGTTATTATCACTTCCTTTGTATATGTGAATTTCAATATGTAATAAAACATATTTGAGTTATTGATTCGTGGTTGGTATACGGGGATATCCCCGTATACAATGATTAATTATTTATTAATAGAAAATATGTATTATTGATATGGATTGAATAACCATGTAATGTACATTCATTGAAAGGGCGGTGGTTGATCATGGTTTTCTTCAGTCTTTAATAAATATTATAATAATGAAGGAGAGTGTTTGTTATGAATGAAAAAGATGAAATCGTTATGAATGATGATGACGATTATGTGTACACATATGACATTGAAGAAATTGATGAATGTGTAGACAAGATTAATCGTGGTATCATTCCCGCAATGTTGGATGACGCAATGAAAGCAGATATCAAGCATCGTGCAATGGAACTGAAACGAATCATCGATGAAGAAATGGATGATGAAGAAATTGGTTTATCACGTGCACGAATGTTGGCAAACAAGATTGAACAAAACAAACGTAAAGCAACCAAACGTGACGTATTAGTGATCCAATTAACGGATGAACAACGTAATGAAATCCATCAACAAATGGATGGGGTTGTCGTACGTGACAATTGGCGTTTACGTTATCACAAATCCGATGACGAGATATACGATTCGGCGGAACGTAAATCCATTTATACTCGTTTGAGTAAATTACAAAAGCAATATTATCACGTGGATGAATGGATTGATGCAATGAAAACCATCATGGAAGCGGTGGAATATTCTTTGGATCATGACTATCCGATGTACAATCATGACACAGTTGTTGAGATGTGGAACTCGGGTAAGATTGCATTCAAATATTGTCCAATTCCACAATTGTTCACATCATGGACAACCATGGTGACTGACCCGGAAACCCTCAAGGGTATTATGTGTGGTGAAATCACCGTTGAAACATCTTCGGATAAATTGGCGAAATCGAAACCGAAACGTGATCGTAGTGAACGTGTTGGTATTGTATATGATTACGCGGTTGTGGATCCGGGTGAATTCAATGCAATGCGTAATGCACATTTGGCGGGTTATGATACACCGGTATCTCCGATTATACGGGCAATGCGCGGAACATTCAATCGATTCTCGTTACCGGAAAACAATTACTTCGTATCCATGTATAATGATAATAGTAATGATGGTAAACGTGAAATGCCGATGTCGTTTGATTGGTTGGCGGATGGTGCCGGTAAAGAATACTTCCGTTTGGTCAATGGCAAAAAAGAAACCACGGATGATATTGTGGATTTTGTGGCGGAATGTAACAATCGGGAGCTTGGTCCACAATTCCGAAATGGTATGGGAGAATTCTTGGATTCAATGTCACGTTCACCTGAACAAAATATGGTTGGCGGTGGTGGTGCGGATTTGTTATCATATAATGCAATCCCATCTGAATTGGAACAAGTAAACGAAAAAGAAATTGCTTTGGAGAAAGCAATCATGGATCAAATGATCGTGATTCAATGATAATGATACAATGGTGTAACATAAATGCCATTGTGTCGTTTATGTTGATAGCTTGATGCGGATGGATTGATGGGGTGTGACGTTAATCCAAATGATGCATGGGCAACCTCCTATATGTAATGTCCGATACATACAACGATACCGCCCCAACAGGGGCGGTACGTGTATCGGATATTGTTTTAATTCAAATATCGAGAATAACCATCGATGTTTGTTTTTTGTTTGAACAAACGATCCATTTGTACAATGCAATATTCAATAATTGCTTTGTTGAGTGCTTGTTCGGTTGTAATGGATTCATGATGTGTAACGGCTTCTTGAACAATGGAACCACACATACGAATGATCTTGGATTCGGTTTTGGGTTCTTCGGTGTTATTGTTTGGATCATCCTTCTGTTCATTGGACTGTTTGATCTTTTCATCAACATCACTGAAGTCGGTTGCATCATTGGAATTGGTGATTTCTGAAGAAACTTCTTCAACGATATCACGTGATACTTTGTCACGCAAACGACGTCGGAACTGTTCGTACGGTTCGTTTTCATCACATGCTTCCAACAACTCTTTGGTCTTTAACGCGGCTTCTTGGATGGTATCCGGAACGTTCTTGGTGCGCTGTACCTGTTCAGCAACTTCATCAACCTTGTTGTTGATTTCTTGAATGATGGATCCGAGCAATGGTGAACGTAATGCATCACAACTCTTTGTCAGATAATCATAACAAGAGCCGTTGTAATTGGTGTTGATATGACGCATAATGGAAGCATCAATCATACCATCCAAATCTTTGGTTTCATCATGCATCATTGCCGAGATAATATCCTTCAAAACATTTAATGACATCTTCTCCCGAAAATCTGCCTTGTTAAAATTCACAACGGAATCTTTTGATAAATGTGTTTTATCCGGATTGGAATCATCGGTATCATGAATGATGTCATTTAATAAATTCTTGATATCTGCCATTGTTTATTTCACCTACCTTATTCATTGATAATGATACCAAACTCATTGGTGGTACAATCCATTGCTTGTTCCATGGTAACGGGTTTGGATGCATCACACATTTCACCAATCTTCTTGGCATGCTTTGCAAAGTTAATCAACGCTTCCTTGACTGGTTTCTTATTCTCGGTTGCTGTCGGATTATGTGCAAACTTCATCCGCAGATTGGTTAACACTTGATTGTATGCATTGATTGCAGACTTTTCTGCATCGTTTAATGAACCCGACTTGGAAGCATCGACCAAACAATTGTTCAACTTCTTGCTCTCAACACCAAACTCTTCAATCAGCTGTTTGATGGACGGCTTGTCATTGTTCAATGTTGCCAAACAACGCTTGGTTGCAACATTGATACGGTTCTTGATGGAATTATCCACTGCATATTCGACAGTTGCATCTTCATTGGTATCATTACCCAAACCATCACTCAAGAAGTCCTTCAGCTGTGCAATTGACATTCCCTTGAGCTTGTCTTCACCCTTCGCGAGTAAATCATCAATGGACATATCATCAATATTGTCCATGGATCCACCATTGAATTCCGAATCACCACTATCATCAGAATTCAATTCATCGTTGACCGCATTCATGTCCGTGGAAGATTTGTCCAAATCACCAGTCACATCAGGTGTATCGAAATTATCAGTAGAACCCATATCATTGGATGTATCCGCAGACATATCAGGTTCCAAGTTATTGACATCTTCCGATGAAGCAGCATCTGTTGAACCTGAATCCAGATCCAGCTTTACATCAGGATTGGAGTCAAATGTCGGAGCAGCATCCATTCCAAGATCTACTGGATCTTTATTGGCATCATTGGATACCTTTGCTGCAATTGCATCGGATACATTATTCACAGCTGCCGGTTTTGCATCAGCATCAACCTTGGGTGCATCTGCATCTGCATTTGTATTATCTCCACCAATATCACCGCCGAGATTTGCATCTGCGCCTGCGTTGATATTTGCATCCACCCCAGCATCATTTGTATTTGTGGAACCTTCTGCTGGAGGAGTATCGGTATTGTCGCCACCACCGAAGTCAATGGCTTCTTGGTAATATGTCGGTTCATCATTACCCCACCGAGACGGGATAATGGTTTCATGATACGACTCTTGTACGGTTGGATTTTTACCCTTGAATGATAAGTTCATTGACTTAATCTTATTGGCGTCAAACTTTTCTGCAGGACGTTCCATTTTAACATTCTTGAACTCGTCAGTATCAATTTCACCGAGCTTGGACTTACGAACCTTGGACTCGGGAATACCCCATGTGATGTAAATGTCTTCGCCGTCTTCGATATCGAACTGGACAACGACACGATATTCACCATTGTACTTGGGAACAATCAATGCTTTCGGTGTTGCTGTATCCCATACTGAACCTTTGACCGTGAAACCTTGCTGTTGCATAATGACACGTAATGGTTCATTGATATATTTGAACACCTGAAGATTCTGGGCAATGGTAATTGCATGCAATTGATTGATGTTGATCTTATCATTTGATGTGACTTCAAAACCAACGGGAAGCTTTGCAATGTAATCACCTGTACCATACTTACCGAAGTTCACGGTAACGAAACGCGGTACACGTTCATCATTGATATTTAAAGTATCATTGCCAAACAAACCTTCTTGAATGACATATTCCATATATGCATCATAACGATCGGTTGCATGTTTGGTTACACGTTCAACGAAATGATTCTCATCTTCACGTGGTAACTTGGTGATGGAATTGTATGCCTCCTGATAGAAGTCATCGAATGTCTTCTGATCTTCGTACACATGTTCCATTGCGGTAATATCACCAGGGATATCCATCAAACGATTGCTTGTGATAGACATCTCCAAAGAATCCAGTTCAATGTCTTCATCCAATGGAATATCGAGAATCGGTCTTTCGCGATATGCATTCGCTCCCTCCATCGTCAGATCAGACATGTCGTCAAACATCTGCATGCATTCCATGATGGTATCATCCATCTGATCATCACTTGATGTGATGACTTCATCATGTTCATTCACAACTTGCTGTTGCTTTAATGCAATCTGCTGCTTAATGTATTCGAGCATGTGAAAACGCCTCCTTGTGATTGATAATAAATTTTTTGAATAGTTATATTCTTATGATGAACGATTGGATACCCAATCGTTTCATTGACATTATAAAACAAACCCAAATGTTTCCAAGAAGATATCTGCCACCATTTCCGGAGACAGTTCAACAATACCAATGTCTTCCAGTGTCATATCTCCTTGGAGTTCGACATCATTGATAGTGGGTTTGTTTTCCAGATCATTGTAGTCCATATGATCACACCCCCAATGAAACTTTATAAATGAAAGCGAGGTTTTGTATGAATGCAAATTGTGGAAGAATACATTGAAGAAACCCACAGAATGTACATGCGAATGCATCCCGATGTTGATTCGTCCAAAGTATTGGACATCATACGTCGAAATGTCATGGAATCATTCTGTGATATTCCATGTGACATGGATAACAACATGACCCACGTACGGTATTCCACTACCATGACCAAAGTATTTGAATGGATGGATGATCGTCAACCGATCATATCAGGTAATGCAACATTCTTCAAACAACATTCTGAATACTTGTCACCGACTGTATTATTCTTGGAGACCGAAGGAAACAATCGTGGTATTCTTAAGAAGAAGATGTACACATTTAACCCGGATTCCATCGAGTACAAGAACTTGAACATTGGTCAAGGTAATGTGAAAGTCATCATGAATGCAGACTATGGTGGTTCTGGCACCACCATGTCACCATTCTATTCTGTATACATTCCACCGTCTACAACTGGTAGTGCCAAAAATATGACAACGACCTTAATCTGTTGTCTCGAAATGTTATCCGGTAATACCAACAAATGGGCACAGTTCAATGGTATCAATGAACTGTATGATTTCATTCGGATTGTGTTGACAACCGACATATCGAATCGTGAATTGTTTGGTGGTTCTTTTACGACGGAACAAACAACAAATCGTTTGTTATCCATGATGCATCATCCGTCCATGTCGGATCGTCGTCAATTGACAAAATACATTGACACATTACCACAGTCACAAAAGAATCAATTGATGATGGCATATAATATGAAGCTTGTATTAAAAATGTATCTCCCACATCACGTGGAATCGGTCATGAATTACTTAAAACCACATCGTATTGATTTCACACAAAACATGACGGATGATACCGTCTTCCAAGCAGGATTTGGTGTTAAGATGCCGCCTGAGATTGAATCAGACATGCGGTACATTGTCAAGATGGTATTGGATAATTGTGTATATCCGTATATTGTCAATGATGGTGAAGCACGTGCTGCATCCATGACACGTTTGATGGTATGTGTTACAGATACCGATTCATTGATGGTACATTTTGCACACTTCTTGGATGAGTTCCAAGCACACGTGGATAACTTCCGTGATTCTTGCTTGATTGCATCGGCATTTGGTATGCGACTCATTGTTGAAGGTGTCATTCCTAAGATGGTGGAAAACATTACGTCGTATTGTGGTATCAAAGACAAATATTATCGTGACAAGTTCATCTTCAAGAATGAGTACACATTCTTGGCAATGTCATTGTTTGCCAAGAAGATGTATTCTGCATCATGTCTCGTTCAAGAAGGAAATCTGCGTAATATCCACAAAGTATCCGTAACAGGATTATCCTTCAAGAAACGTGACTCGGCGGAATTCTTGGAACCGATCATGGAACGGTTACATGACGCATACGTACTGACACCAGAACGAATCAATGTTGGAGCATTGTTGGATGAATATCAAACGTTACGTGAAAAGCTACTTCCGTTGGTAACCAAAGTGACTGCATATCACAAAGTACAAACGGTCAAGAAAGCAGAAGCGTATGAGAAGTCCAAGACATTACCCGCACAGATTCGTGGATCCATTATTTGGAATAACATGTTCCCGGACGAAAAGATACTACCGATGGATCGTGTATTTGTTATTCCATTATCATTTAAATACATGGAGCAACATCCCAATCCAAAGATTACACAACTCATTCAATTGTTATCCATTGAAGATCCGGATCATAAGAAGGATCCGTATATTAGTTTACCAGATAAATATGATGAAATCCCAGAATGGTTATCCAATGCAATTGATCCTGAGTTCTGTGTGGATAAGTTATTGACACCTTTCAAACAGTTGTTGGGATTGTTCGATGTGGTATTGGTTGATACACGTGGTGGATGCACAGCAGCACGGATGATATACATTTAATATTTTATTCAGGAGAGTGATTGTTATGTGGCAAGAGTTTTATGATTGGATTGAAAAGTATAATGGATGCACATATGATTTGACAGACGACCTCCGTCAAATCTCCGGTGATGAAATCTTTATCAATCCGATGGGATGGAAGATCAATGTACAATCCATATTGGAATCATTAGATGAAATGGTAGATATCATTGATGCTCACAAGAACGAAGTAACGGATGTATTTCCTTCGTATATTGCATTACGCAATTTCGTCATTGGTGAAACCATGACATCATTGATTGAAGTCATTAATTCCATCAAACAGAAATTACACATTGAACCAACCAATATCAACAATGTGGATACGTTTTCCGATCATATGTTGAACTTGTATGAATTGGTAAATGCTGTATCTGTATACTCATTGGAACAGTTATCCAAGATGGATTGGTTCGATGAATTCGAAGAAGATCATGATAACTTCTTCGAGAAAGAGTTTGGTCTGGCGAAACAAGACCTGACCAATATTCATTTTGTCGTAAACGATATTATTCAACTTTACGAAGACGAATAATATTGTTTCGAAGGTATACCTTTATATACTATATTTTACTCTTTAAGGAGGTTGAGTGTTTATGGCATTCATGAACAACAATGGTTTCAACAACCAGAACAATCAGCAGCAGGGTGACAAGCCCAAGACAAACTTCAACATCGGTAAGCTACATGGTGAAGACGGTATTATGAACGTAACCATGTGGGTGTCCGATAAGAAGAGCATCTTCACGATCTTCTCCATCAAGCAGGCAATTGGTAAGGATCCAACTACTGGTACAAACGTGTATGAGCAGAAACAGCCCAAGGAGCTTCCGAGAATCTTCATGAATCCGACGAAGCTGGAGACTCTGCTTGCAGTCATGAATGAAGTAACTGATCCGGGTACAGTAAACTTTGTACTCGAAGGCAAGTCCAATCTGACAATTCAGGGTGGTGGTAACACTGTTAAGTTTACCATCTCTGATAAGCAGCTTGGTGAGCGTACCATCACATTCAAGAGCACGCAGTTTGGTACCAAGAACCTGTTCCCTGAGTGGAACATGCTGAAGAAGTACCTCGAGGTATGCGATAAGAAGGTTATCTACAACAATTTGGATCCCGATGAGTTTGGTATGGTAATGGGTTCCAACGATGATGCTACGGATGACAATCCGTTGGTATAATGATTGATCTGTCATTTCTCGGGAAAGATGGATTGATGATTCAATATGAAGATGTCATCAGTGTCATGGGATTCAATATAATCCGATACATGATTAACAATGACAAATGTACACCAGATATGAAGAGGATGTCCCTAGAGGACATCCTCTTGAAATATCTGAATCGCGATTCATATGACATCGATTCATGGATTAAAAAAGAATTTGGTTTGGATTTCCATCATTTGGATGCTCGCAACAGTCTCCACATGGTAATCCCCAACTTTGTATACGCATACAAAGTATTTCAAGAAGCCAAAAAGCAGAATATTCCAAATTTATATGTTTATTCTAATGAATACTATCCGGGTATTGAGAAGCTGTTACCGTCATTTGAAGTAAAAGAATTACAATATGTGCATGGGGATTTACTCCCCATACTCAAAGACAAACCAAACATAACTTATATCACTTCTAATCCCGATAATATTCGTCAATGTTTAAATATTATGACACCATTTGTGTTGACAATTGTAGATGACTTTATTTATATAAGCGACATCGTGAAAGACAAGATTGATCAACGTTTACGCGATCAGGGTAAGTTTGTCTATTACACTGGAATCTTGAACGGTGGATTGACAAATGTAAAATGACATCATTGTTACTTTAAACACGTTAGGAGGAGAATTGAAAATGGGTAAGAAGAAACCAGACGTGATTAACAAGTCTTTGATTTACGGGTATGATGAAGAAGCCGAATACACATACAATGTGAATCATGGAACCGTATATCCGTACAATGGATTTCCAACCGGTGCAGATGGACGTAAGTACAAGAAGACACGCTTCATTCGATGGGAACCAATCCCGGAAGATATTATCGTCCGTCACACTGGATCACAGATCCGTGTTAACTGGGAGGCCGTGTTGCCGGGTCAAGTCATTGATGACAACATCACCGTCTTTCAGTTGAGAAGTAAACGATTGGAGATCCAAAATCTGATTTGTGAACAGATTAATTTCTTCACAGCATTGTATGATGACGACAATGATCTGTTAACAAGTATGCTGATTGCCAAGTATAAAACAGATTCGCAGTTGTACACCATTGCACGATTTGATGAATTCTACAAAGACATTTATGACACGTTGTTCCCACCCCAGACCATGGATAAAATCATCAAGATGGTTGATGAGAATAATGTTGGTGATAATGTCATTGGATTGTTCCCGGAAGAAATGTTGAATGACATGTATCGGGTTTCTTTCATGATCAAGATCATGCATATTTATGTTGAACACTTTATCATCTCAACGGGTAATTCACCGAAAGACTTGATTGAGATGTTTGCAAAAGCATTTAAATATGTCATGGACAAAGTAAACGAGAACATGTACATTCGTTTGTATAACTACGTGAACAAGAATGTTCTTCAGTGTATCTCATCGAATTCTAATATCTTCGAGATGCGGGCTGTAGAAGGTGTTACAGCACCCGGTACAACACAATCCATCATGCACAAGACATTACTTTGTGAAGGATTGATCAAGCTGACATTCGCTTCTGAATGGGACTCATTGAACAAACGCCCAACGTTCTCATGTGTTGGTTTGATTAAATCGGTTGTATCACGTGCAACCCAGTTAACCAGAAAAGTCCAGTTGAGATATTCACTCGTTAATGTTGATGATGATATTTCCCAGTTGTTATCTGATTCAATCTCATCAAATGCACCAATCTCCGTGATTCGTTCTTTCAATCCCGGAGAATATCAAGCAATGTATGCAGACCTCAATATCATTCTTGGTCGTGTGATTCTGGCGACAGACGTATCACCCGTCGAATTTTATTTACAGAATCTGATTCAGATGAACGACTTGTCGAAGATACTGGTGTCGACTGTGTTGTACAATGAGTTCCATTCTTCATTAACAACTGATACATTATCCATGAAACAGAAGTGTATGTTGTTGCTGTATGTTCGTAAACGTGTTATGGACATTTATGGATTGTCCGAAAGTGACACTGTCTCTAATCCATTGATCAATCTGTTGATGGGACGAATGGCTTCAACATCGACACGTACATTGACTGCAAAGGATATGAATAACATCAAGAAGTATGTGCGTTTGAACAACTTGCGTGAATACTTATTATCAGAGAAGAATGTCAATGTATATGTCGAGAAAATCATTCAAGCGGTCATGACACAATATACAATTGTCAATCATAATGATCCGTCGTTGTTGGGTGTTGAGTTGGTATATGATGCCAATGAAATGACATTCAGCATTCTGGATATGATTGTGTCATTGTTTGAAACCATGCATCGTTAACATACTGAGAAAGAGGTTGTAAAATGATTATTAAGAGATTGAACATGGAGCATGAATACTTCTCGGATATGATTATGAAGAATGGATTTCATATTGAGAATGATGATCCATATGCTCCTATTGATCCACAAGCATTAACGAATTCTTCCAAGTTCACGGATTGTGAATTCCGTTGTGATTGTGGTGCATTTATCGGTCAAGACATTATCGGACAAAAGTGTCCGATATGTCATTCCGAAATTATGCTGCATTCATTAAACTTCAATTACACTGGCTGGGTATATCTGGGTAATCATAAAGTCATTACACCTTCTTATTACTTCCTGATCAAACGATGCATTGGTAATAACATGCTGAAGTTTATTCTGGGAGACTATAAAGAAGATCGTGATCGTAAATACTCTGAGAATGATACCGAGTTTGATGAACGTCAAAAGCAGAAGAAGCGTGGACGTGTTGCTGCAAATGATATCAATGCGATTATCAAGAAGATTCCTAAGAACAAGCATAAGTACAAGGGAATCGGATTCGATGAATTTGCAAAACACTTTGAAGAAATCATGATTGATTGTTGTCCAAAGCCGAAACAATCTGATCTGGAAATATTGTTGAAAAATAAAGATGATGTGTTCACTTCACACATTCCGATTTACTCAACTGCATTTCGTCCTGTTAATACCACATCTGAGTCACAGTTCTATCCAACAATCAATCGTTGGTTGACCAAGATTGTTGCATTGCAGTTTCAACTTCGTCATATGGAATTCGAAGATGAAATCAAAGCTGCATTGAACTGTATTCAGAATAACTGGTTGGAAGCTTGTACCCATCTGATTGATAATGAGATGGGTAAAAAGACAGGTTTCATTCGTTCAGAGATTGTTGGTGGTCCGTTCCAGTTCTCTGCACGTGCTGTTATCACACTGGATCCGTTATTGAATATCAATGAAATTGCAGTTCCCTATAACATGTTACTGGGAGCATACAAATATAAAGTGGCTCACATGCTGTCAACACGGTGTCAAATGACACTGGAAGAGAGTTGTCGATTCATTGATGAGAATGAACGCGATCCAATGGTTGTGAAGATGCTGGATGAAATCGTTGACAAAGGTGTTTGGTGTGTCATGTTACGTGAACCAACAAACAACTTAGCTTCAATTGAACTGGTAAAAGTAAAGTATTACAAGTTCGAAGAAGCGGATGATACTGTATCACTGACCATTGAACCATTGGCTGGATTGAATGCTGACTTTGATGGTGACCAGTTGGATTATTACTTCTTGGATGAATTCGGATTTGAATGCTTTAAACCATTCATGTATTCGTGTATGATGAACTATGTAACGGGTGACGTTCAACTGTCACTGCGTGAATGGTTCGCAATCTGTGCCGGTAGAATGACCGAATAAAACAAAAAAAAAAGAACCCCGCGTGATGCGGGGTTCTTTTTTATCACCTTCTTTCTTTTTATTCGGACTGATGATCAATGCGATGCCGTTTCCATCGCAATATCATCATCATCCTCATACACAATGTGCTCATTGGTGAGCACTGTGATGAGTTCATACATAACGTCCTCCATATAACCATCATCGACATAGTGACGGTTAAACGATCTAAAGAACGCTTCCTTCCCTGTCATAAGGAAGGCCATGCTTTTCTGGATTGATTCCAGTGTAAGCTTCTTACCATCATGGCCGAAATGGATCACACCATCAGTAGAGTTGTAGTCGATGGAAATCTCCACGGTTCCATGGACATAACATCCACCCTCATTGACGGTATGAAGTGATGCCTTCAGATACTCGTCGATTGCGCTGATGAGCGCATCGATTCCTCGTACCTTGAAAATGAGGTCATTGGTAAGCTTGCTGCTAGCCATGTTAATAGAAGTATTCATAATAAACTTTCCTTTCTGGGAGCATAGAAAACTCCCTGACGAATTGGAAGTAACCCTTTGTTCCTTCCTATACACTTTAATTATATATTTTTAAATATTTCAAAATAATAGAAACCATTACCAAACGAGATTTTAACTTTGTTGGCATACATATTTAATATGTGTCGACTTTGAAATTTATCACATAAGGAGTATATCATGATGGACAATATGAAACCTGTTGATGCTGTCAAGTTCACGTATAGTAGTGGATTTAAAGAAACATGTGAATCCTTGATGAAGACATTTGACCATAGCATGGAAGAACTTCACAAGGTAGTCACTGGAAGAACAACTGCACCAGATGAATATGCAGTTTGTAATTCCGAATACAAATTCCGTTATATCAGTCCCGAGAACATTGCTGAATATGTATCAAATTTAATCAAGGTATTGGAGATGCAGATGATCGGTCCAAACGTAACCGATGTTGAAAGGTTCTCAGTAGAAAGTGCTTGTAGATTCGTTGGTGAGAATGATTGTGATCCATTTAAGTGGGGAACGATTAATGCCAATGGAACATATACAAGAGATGATATGGGACTGAATGATTTAGTTGTATACTGTCAGAATGAATTTTTTGAACATGTAACGCTGAATCGTTTTGAAATGAATAAGCGTCGTGAATTCATCAAGAAGGATTATGACAAGTTAAATGGGATTCATTTCTCTGCGAATGTTCGTAAAATGATCGATGCAATTCCGAACTTAATCAAGAAGACGAACTTTGTGAATATGGAATACACAGAACGACGCGCCATTGAAACATTCGTCGAGAATTTTGTATTGTTTGCAATTACATTGAACATTGCAACATGTGCTTCAATGATCATGTACTGTGTTCCTAGAAGTACCTATAACACTGCATTACAACATCATCCCATGAAGGTTGATGATAATTCATTACTTGACAATGAATACTTCAAAGAGAGTGTTGACACAACTGCAAACAAACCTGTCTATGTTCTTGTAATGGATACTCACTCCAAAACAAGTATCCCGATTAAAGCATGGACTCATTCCAAGTATATGCATGCTTCATTATCATTGGATCCAAATCTGGATCATATGTATTCATTCACCATTCGTAAAGATGGTTTCACTGTGGAGGATCTTCGTCATGAGCCAGAATTCTCCAAGGCAGAAGGTGCAATTTATGCTGCATATGTAACCAATCAACAGTTCTCCAAATTAAAGCATTATCTGGAGAAGATGGAGAAAGAAACCAAAAAATCCGATGGTGAAAATACTGCATACAATTGGGATTTAATTAAAAACATCTTAACATTTAAAGATGTAAATGATTCTGATGATTACCATCAGATTTGTACATCATTTGTCAATAATATCTTCAAGGTAATTGATGTGACATTGACAGATAAGAATATTGCAACTGCAGAGGATATTCATAAATCATGCGTATTGAAATCTGATCAGTTCTTCAAGGTGTTTGATGGTAAACTGACACTTGCAGATCCGGAAGATATCAAACGCAATGTTGAAATGAATGCTCACAAGGCAGAGTCCAAAACAATCAATGAATATGTCACCGAGTGTTGTCTGTTAAAGACAAATAACATTGTATGCAAGAACAAGATCCCATTCAATATCAATATGAGGGACATTGTTCTTCAAGATATGCATCCAAACTTCAAGGATACTGTATCTGCAATCAATTTCATTATGAAAGATACACGTTCTCCATTTGCACATCTGATCTGGAAATATGGTTCAATCAATCTTGATAATCAGAAGATCAATCCAGACATGATCGTTCGTATGTTCCTCGGACATCCGTGTTGTGCATGTGATACGTTCTCGAACTATGCTAAAATGTACAATGACATTGATTTCCATACGGATGTCAATTGGCTTGACAAGATCACATACGGTGATATTTATCAATCTTCCAATTATCGCGCTGATGCTATGGGTAATGATCATAAACATCCGATCCAGATTACATTGGAAATGTTGTATAAAATGTATGGTGATCGTCGTTGCAAGACCAACCAAGATCTTGCGGATAATATCGAAATTGTTGGTGACGCAATGATTGGTATTGCACGCATCTACAAGGATTGTGGTATTGAGAACTGGGAATTGGTACGTGATATCTTGGCTGTATTTGGTGAGATCATGACCAAGTGCATGATTCGTTTGTATAATAATCATATGGCAATCATTGTTGTATCTGATGATATGGACGATACCATGATTCCTGGTTATATGTACACGGAATCATTTGTCATGGAAGCAGATAATACCAAACCAACTGTAACGGTTACAAACAAAGACGCTGTATCCAATAAAGGTAACTCTACTGGAAAGCAGTTATTTGCCAAGGGTAAAGAATTCTTAAAGCAATCATTAACAAAGTTTTCTGGTTGGGTAACAGATGCATTGGCAAAGGTTCCTCAGAAGTTTGTAGATGTCCATAAGGCAGAATCAAACTGGATCGCGAAACATAAGGATCTTTCATCAAAGATCGGTACTGAGATTGGTTCTGCATTTTCACCACATGTTGAGAACTGGCCTGCATACAAGATTCCGTTGAATGAATTGACAAGTGCCAATGTTAGCATCAAGAATGTTATCGACAAATATGTTCAGAACCCTTCACAGAACTTCGATGCGAATACAATTCGTAAAGAATTCTACGATCAGTTCCCTGCATTAAAGGGTCAAATTCAAGTTGGTGATCCCAATAAAGAAGCTGAAGCAATCTCCAATTATGTTTTGTACAGTAATCCAAATGTTACAAATGAAGAGAAATTCTTGAAGCTTCAACCTGGTGATCAAGCATCATGGCAGTCTGCATGGAATAATCTGTGCAATGATATTGAAAAGACGCCCGATGCATTAAAGACTGCTGCTAAAAAGATCAGCGACGATTTAAACCAAGCTTCTAAGGACGTTCTCGGTCAAGTCAATAAGCTTAAAGAGAATAAGTCTACTGAACAAAAGACTGAAACCAAACAAGAGTCTTATGCTGATTCTGTTGTGAACTATGGTGATTTGTTTACTGAAGCTGAAACGGATACACCTCCGGCACAAACTGATGAAGGATCCAATAAGACTACAGCAAACGCTCAAACTTCTACAACAAATTCTAACACAACAAACGGTCTGTCAGAAACACAGTTAACAACAATGAACAATGCATTGACTGAACTGTCTAAAGTATGGGCTGTGAATACGATCAATGCTTTGGCAAATAAGTTCTACAGAACTTCGTACAATCTGTATCGCGACTTGGTAAATGCATATCAACAGTCTGGTGGTAAGTTCACTGATCAGCAACAACAGACTCAGAATAATGCTAATAATACAGAAACACCACAGACTGCTGAAGAAGTTGTAGACAGTGCAGCCGATTCATCACAACCACAAGGTCAGTCTAGTAATCAATAAGAAAGGAGCGATAACATCATGAAGAAATATACCAAAGAAGAGATTGAGAAAGTCATTAATGAGTCTCCTGACATGATCAGTGCTTTGGAAGCTGTTGGTGCAATGTATGGTATTCCATCTACAAACATGATGGCTCAACCCGGATTGAAAACGATTCGGGTTGAGGGAGATACCATTACTGCTCCAGCTGATGCAAAACCCAATACCAAAGCAATTGTATGTGCAATTGGTGCGGTACTTGATCAGATCTCACAGCGTGTCAATGATAAACTGGATAACTATCAATCGAAAAACATCGTCAAGGGACAGATCGATGACAAAGTATCGCAGATGTCAAACCCCAGTAAGGGTAAAGTCATCAGTCATCATACATTGAGTGATGGCTCTGAAATCATCGTATATGATTCCGGTTTAGTAGATATGCCTCATACGGATGAAGCTCGTATGAAGATTGCTGAATTACGTGCAAATGGTGAAATCCCCGAAGCGAATACACGTCCATTCAATGATGCAAAGGAATATGTGAAACCCGGCTACTTCTCTAAGGAAGATGATATTGCATTAACTCCCGAAGAGTTACGTAAGTATTCCTCTAATGATCCGACACCGATCGACATTGCTGATGAGATTGATGAATCAGATATGCATTTGGAGATGTGTGCTCGATATGGCGATACGGATCACTTGGGTTATGATATCTTCCAAGAGATGGGATTTGACTTTATTCGTATCACAGAATCATTCGTCAATGAAACTGCTAAAAATAAAAAGAATGAAATCACATCTGCAGATATCAAGCATATGAAGTTTGATAACAAAGAAATCACCAAAGCAATTCAATGCTTTAATATTGCACGTAATGAGCAAAGCAAGCTTGGTAAGGGTAAGTTTGATATCAAACAATTCATCGAACATCCTAAATACAAAGAGGGTGTTCGTCACTTGGAGAACCAGTTTGATTGCCAATTGGCAATCTGGTGGAGACATGATGACGACGAGCCGGATTCAAATCAAGCATTTACTGGGATCTATTATGATATGCTTGCACAGAAGCTTACCATTTCTAAGAGTAAGGGCTTCCAGCTTGGTGGACTTCCCATTCAGATCCATATCATCAACAAAGCAATTGATGAAGAGATGACAAAGAAAGCCAATACAAAGTTATTTGGACAATTTATGTGTGCTACCTTGTGCCATGAAATTTTCCATAACATTGCAAATGCATTACGATTGAACAATGGTATGTTTGCATTTACATTGACATCTGCTATGTCTTTAGCAGAAGGAACAGATGACATTAAGAAGAAACGTGCTATCTTCAATCAGTATGCTCTTACATTACAGAAATCTACCAAGGGTCCGATCAATGCATTACAGCGTAAGAAGCTTGTTGATGATTTGTGTAAAGCATCTGCAATTGCAACGAACGCAAAAGCATTAAATGAATTACAATCCAGCATTAATACGGATTCAAATGCTGCTTCTGCAGAAATTGATCGGTTGATTAATGCGCTTCAGCGTAAATATGATGACAATATTAAGATTCATGAGAAGCTGATGAAGAAGGGTAAAAAATTTAATCCGAAATCATCATCTGCAATGTTGGTCATTGGAGTAATTCTGACATGTACAATCATCGGTATGCCGATTGGTATTCCAATGATTCTAAACTCCAGTGATCTGGCATATGCTTACATGAATAAGTATAACTCATATCTCAAGAATCCTAACAAGGAAGAATACTATTGTGATCTGTTTGCAGCAATGTATAATCTTCCGATTAGTTTCACAATTGGTGAAAAGAAACGTGAGTATACTGCAAATGATGCACGTTCTGATGCACAACTTCAGAAGCTTGTAACGATCGAATCCAAGGTTTACACATTATTCCAATCTAAGTATCCGACATTGAGTGAGCGTAATCACACTGCTTATACAACTGCAAAGAATATTCTTGATAGTGGTGTAAAACTCCCCAAGGAGTATAAGGAATATTGTGATTGGATTGTCAAGAACTATTCTAGGATGGAGAAGACTGATATCGATACCAATTATCGTTCTCAGTCATTTGATCCAAATGAAGCGAAGGATCTTGATAAACACTTACAGAATCTGATTGACAATAACAATATTGCTTTAACGAAATAACAAAAAAGAACCCCCGCATATGCGGGGGTTCCTTGTTAACATTGTTTGTTATCTGGTAGCAGCAGTAATCTGGCGTTTCGAAACCGAAACACCGCATTCCTTCATGATAACGCGAGCGATGTCACGTTCTCCCATGTTCTTGGCATAACGGACGATCGCATAAACATCCTTGCTGTCAGGATTACGACGAGACTTCTTCACATTGAAGATCTGGTACATGGTGATGTCATCGATCTTCATCTGCAGTACATTGTGAGTCTTAGCGATATCGTCCTTGCATGCACGTAACGTGGTATCGATAATGCACTTTAACTGTGCATCATAGTTCATTGCTTCCCAATCTACATCGGAGACATGAACCGGCTTCGGAAGCACACCGTCATAGGAGATAGAAACAGTAGCATTGGATTCTTTGTTGACAGAATCATTGAAAGCCTGGAGATCCGCCTCACTGAACTCACTATCTTCGGATACAACTACTGTCGGATCAACTAACGGAAGCTGCTCCTCCTTAACTGTTGCAGCTTTGGACGATTCATTCTTGTTCTTAGTCTTTTCAACAACAGGTTTCTCAACCGTCTTCGGCTTGGGAGTGACAATCTCAAACTTCTTCTCCATAACCGGAAGAGACTCGTTTGTGGGAGTCACTCTGATGGGAGTATCACGTACATCTAACATACGGCACACCTTATTGAACTTGGGTGCAGAATCAGGATCCAACACCTCAAGTACAATACGGATCTTGTCCGTTGTCAGGCAGCTGTCGGTCAGCTGCTTTGAGAATTCTTCGACCATGGAATCGATCATATCGACCGTATCCATAATCTTTCCTACATGTTCGATACTTTCTTGCATCTTGTTCATTGTAATGAACCTCCTTCATATATTTAAGAGACTGCAGTATTTGCCTGCAGTCTCTTATAATCATCATAGTCCTGATTGTACTGGATGATCTCCTCACGAGTGATGGTAACACCAAGCTCCTTATTGAGAATATCCATAATCTCGGACGGCTTTACAATACCAGCAGAACGCTGGAGATTGACACAAATAACACGGACGTCATTGTCAGTTACTGTTGCAATCTTCCGCTTTACCTTGAAACAATCCAAGATTGTAACAGGATATGGTGTCGCACGGAAGTGCAGAAATGTCTGTAACGTGTGTAGTTCCAAACGCTTCAAGACGTGAGCGATCTTGTCATCATCATCCGACATATCGGAAGGACGACGTACAACCGGTGAACCACCTTCACGTGCAACACAACCATTCTTCCGTGCAAGCTTCCGAATGACATGGAACTGTGTTGCATCAATGATGATGTCACATTTGTCTCTCATGACACGAGAGATTGCTGGAATGTCATAGTTGTATGTCGGAGCGATCGAACGAACAACAACGGAAATGTCGTCCGTCTTGATGGGCTGACGCCGTGCTTCGGCATCATACTTAACGTTGAACACATCAAAGATGGTTATGTCATGATTCTTTGCATTGACAACATCAAATGCACGACGGATGGAACCACGCTCGGAATCCAGTGTTCCCTTGATATATGCTGTTACATCAGCAGAAGGCATAACGATTCCAAGAATCGGTACATCTTCTTCTTTCTCTACTTCGGTTGTCTTTGTGACAGCACCTTCAACGAGAATGAACTCACGTCCATCCTTGGTGAAGTAATTATCCGTAATATCAGTCCACTTGGACTTGTTGCGGATATTCGACAGCACATACTTGGTTACCTTGATACCATTAGCAGCACAATAATCCAATGTAGACTGGTAACCAAATCCACATTCTATCATTGCCCTACAGATGGCATCGATGTCATAAGTGTCGGCTACTGTTGTTTGCTGGATCCCATTGTCTTCGTTAGGTGTTGCTTCAACTGATGTAATGGTAGGGATATTGATTTCTGTGATGATTGATGTAACAGGCATCATCAGATTCGCGATGTTGTCCATTTTCGTAACAACATCAGGATCCAATACACTCAGTACGGATCTGACATCGTTGACGGTGATATCATTACCGTCTAACTCGGAAATAGCTTCGGTCATGTCATTGACCACCTGAGAGAAACGAGAGATTACTTCAAACTTTGCATTCATTGCAAATTCCTCCTTAAGATGTTTTGATTTTGTTAAATAAACATTGATTATAAAACAGCCACACTGAGTGAATACACGATTGATGTATTGGTACTGCATCAATCTTGGTCGGGTTTCGGATGAGTTTCAATTAATCAAATGCGATTATTCACAAATGATGATACTACCATTAGTATCGGGGATGTAGATTTCTCCCATGAGTTATCACCTCCAATGTAATATTTGCATTTTCAACTTGGTGTGGTTGTTCATATTAATTATATAAATACATAAAGATGAAATCCCCCAAACATGGGGGATTCATAATTTGACGTTTCTTTAACTTTTAATCCATAAAGGAGTGATTCATAATGGCTGAACAACAACAGACATCAAACACTGCAATGATTAAAACTGCAGTTGATCGTATTTTACAAACTGACGCAGATAAGTTGACAAAGACTTTCTTGGAGGAAATGTTTGCAGGTTATCATGATAGGGAAACGGGACGTTTCATGCCACCAAACTTCAAACCCACAATGAAGTTCACATTAACCAAAGACATGTATCCATATGTCAAAGAACCCACAGAAACGACACTTGGTAAGTTAATCATGAATCGTTATTTGTTGGAACGAACTGGTGCAATCAAGTTCATTGGTTATTGGAATAAACCAATTAACAAGAAAGCATTGGAAGCATTGAACACCGAAATCAATAATCTCGTTGTAAATGATCAATTGACAACGACCGATCTGTGTAATTATATTGACTCACGTGATCGATTGGGATTTTGGTGTGCTGCATTCTTATCAGTATCTATTACACCTGCATTATTGGCTCCTATGGATAATGTCAATAAACGTAAAGCAGAATTGTTTAAACAATATAAAGCAGAATTGACATCCGACAATCCCGTTATACAAGTTATGACAACTAACAAGATTGAGAAAGAGCTCATGGGGATTGTTCGTGAGAACTTATCACATGATACCGGTTATGATTTGTATGCCTCCGGAGATGGTAATTTGGACAATAACTACAAAACCATCAATGTCATGCGTGGTGCTGTATATAATAACATCTCCAAGAAGTATTCCGTTGTTGACCACTCACTGATGCAAGGTATTACCAAATATGATATTCCCGCATTTGCAAACTCCGTTGTTGCTGCAGCATATCCTTCTGCAGTTGGTACTGCTGATGCAGGTTATACGTCCAAGATTATCATGGCATTATTACAGTCGGAAAGTATTAATCCAAATCCAGAATCCGATTGTGGAACAGAATCCACGATTCCGGTTATGGTTACAAAGCGCAATAAACAATACCTCATATTCCGTTATATCAAAGAAGGAAAGAATAAGAAGTTAACGACATTACACAACATCGATGATTATGTTGGTAAAGTCATTAATCTGTATTCACCACAGTGTTGTTGTAATGATCCAATCTGTGGTAAGTGCGCTGGACGTGTATTCTATAATCTGGGTGTAACTCGTATTGGTCTGTTGAGTTCTCAGATTACACAGAAGATGTTGAATATTAAACTGAAATCAAAGCATGACTTGTCACAGAATGCAGGTATTGTTCCTCACGAGATGACATTCTTGGATGCATCTAAATTGTATGAAGTAACACCTGATGGTTATTTAAAAACAAATGCGAATTTGAAGCTGTTTATTCCCAAGATGACAGAGGAAATGTTCAATAACTATGAACGTGAAGCAACATCCGTATCAACGTTTGGTGTTATGCCTGCAAAGTTCTATGATAAGAATGGTAATGTTGTACAATCTACATTATTGATTATTCCTGCTCAAGTGGATCTGAAGTTGTATGAAGAACCACAAGAGACGCAAGATAACATTATCATCTCATATGAACCTGGAGCAATTGTTACATCATTGAGTATGCAGAAGAATATCAAGAATGTTGAATACTTCATCAACAACATTTACTTGAATTCCAAAGTACCGTTAATTCCGTATAAGCTGATGACAGATATGATGTTCCGTTGTTTGGAATTAAATGGTATGGACTTGACTGGTCCGTCTATTACATATGAACTGTTGGCACGACGTGTATGCAGAATCGGTGATACCAATAAACCATTTGCATATGCATATGGTAAACAACCTGGTATCGATCAGATGTCTTATACGAAACTGGCATTCCGTGAAGCTGTACAACGTGCTGGTGTACTTCAAGGTGTACTATTCCAAGATATTTCTAATTCCATGAACATCGGTTTGGCACAAACGTTGAATGGTGAACAACCAACGTTTACACCACTGGAGGAATTGATCCGAGTATAAAAAATAACACCCGCCCCGTGATGGGGCGGGTATCAATGAATCAATAAATCTCCGTACAATTATCAAACAGATTTTTCGTTATTGTACCTGCCGAAGCGTGGACGTGTCCACCACAAAGTCCAAGATCATTGAAATATTGTTTAACCAATTTTTCACAATCTGCTCCACCCTCTCGAGAATAGAAAGTGTAACGCCATTCATTCGGTTTTGTCTGGGAGAACTTGCAAACGAAGTCATACTTCTCGAATGCTTCACCAAACAGTCGAGAATTACCCGTCGGACAATTAACGGCAATGCCATGATAATCACCAATGGTAACTTCAAACGCATTGTACATAACGGACTTGTACATGTTCTCCTGATACTTGTAAATCAGTTCACCCTGATCGATAATGTCATATGCACGTCTGGGTCCTTCGTATAACAGTTCATTCCAGAATTCCATGTTCAGTGGATGACGTGTATCTTTATCCTGGATAGTCCATGCTGATGCAAAGAACTTACTCTCTGGAAGAGAGTGTCTCCAAACATCATTATCATCGATCATTCGGATTGCTAACGGAATACCAACAACACGAATGTTATCCGTATCCGGATAGAATGCAACCTGTCCAAGATCTGGTGACAGATCAAATGGAACATTCATGGGATCCTGTCGTTCTTCATCATTCATGCATGCATAAACCCATGTCAGCATACAACCTGAATACTGAGTTGTGAAGAATCTGACAACATGTTCATCAAACATTGCTTTATCTTCGGTAGATAATGCTTGATAGAACTTATCACCTGAAATGTGATGATCAATATGAACAATCTTCATACCTGCAGTAATTGCTTTCTTGATGGTATCAAAGATTGTCTGATCAAGTGCCAAGTCAACAATATACAAAGTATCATTCTCTTTAAAGAATGTCTCTTCATCTTTAATGTTGACAATACCATTATGATTATACTCGATGAAGTGATCTGATGTAACAGTGTCAAACACGGAGCGAAGCTCCGTGTTGACGATTGCTGCTGCACCATATCCATCTGCATCGAAATGATGAATACAACGCATAATTATTCCTCCTGTGTTGGCGCAGTTGTTTCTTCAACAACCGGAAGCGGATTCTGTTCGGTTTCTGTATTGATTGCGTCCATGATATCATTGAAGCTGCCGGTGATATCCATGTCCGTACCATTACGCATGATATCATCCAGAATCGATGATGTATCAATTGAAGTTGCCTTTTCAATACGAGCATGTGCAATGATGGAAGTTGCAATGAAGATTGCATCTACACACATCATGATGGCACGCTCATAATCAGTTGCATCTGCACGAATGGTATAGTCAAGCTTCGGCAGTCCCAGATTCTCCAAGAAGCTGTGTGCATTCTCGAGAACGGATGCAACCGCATTGTCACGTGCACCCTTGGTCTCATCGGAATCATATGACATATGCATGATATCATATACCATCGACTTGAGTGTTACGACATTCTGTTCCAGCTCGGGGATATGGTTGTAAATATCATCCCAATCCATAGCCATGATGTCAATGGATACGCCGGTACCAACCAACAGATCAATGTCCAGTGTCGGAGACTGTTCGTCCTCATCAACATTGTTCATCATTGATGCATCGTTGATATTAACCTCTTCCTTTACTGCTGTGGTCATGTTCTGCTCGTCCATGTTTGAAAACCTCCATTTTAAATATTTGATTCTTTGAACGTTACGGGATCGATGTATGTTACCTTAATCCCGAGACGTTTCATGACTTCAATAATCCGACTTTTGATTGTCGGTTTGGGAATTTTTTGTTCAAGAACTTTACGTTGAACAATTGTTCCACCATCAATCTTGATCTCTTGGTTATGTGCACCGAGGATCTTCATGTATTCTTCATCATACTTGCTCATGATCTCACCCCCATAATAAACAGTGGATTAATCTATTGGTTTTAAACCAGAACAGGAGCGCGATGTTTATGTTAGAATTCTCTATTGCAACCATATCCATTTTTGTTGGTGTGTTAAACGAACTTGTGAAATGGATCTCACACAAGTGCTTTAACTATGACATCAAGAAGTACATCCCAATCTTTAGTATTGGATTTGGATTGATTCTCGGTATCGCTTGTTATTTCACACCAAACATTGATATGGGTAAAAATTTGTTAGAAGCAATCTTCATTGGTATTGCTTCTGGTGGTAATGCTGTTGGTTTCCATCAGGTTTACAAACAGCTTACCAAGTCTAATGGTATCATCGAAAATGTTACATCTGATAATGATGATGATGATGAAACAACAAACGATGATACTGATATCGACATTCCAGTTGATGAAACTGAAGTTGTTGAAGAAGTCGCTGATGTTGAAGAAGATACATCAAACGATTATGCCGAAGACGAGTGATGAAAAGGTGGTGGGGGAGTAATCCCCCACCAAATCATCATTATTCTTTGTTGACAACTAATTGACCGTTCTCAATGACACAATAGTCCGGAGCGAGAATGTCATCTCGACCAAACTCGTCCGACAGCTTCTCTAAGAAATTCCAATGGAAGTAGTTCCTAAAGATTTGTCGTTGTGTACGTGTGATCTTTACTTCACGTCCGGTAGTGTCATATACGGATACGTGATTATCGTTGATAATGATTTTCTCAATTTGTTGATTCTTCTTCACAGCTAAACTTCTTCCCTTCGTATTAAATTTTAATTATTTACTAAATATGCATCCAAGTAACTTGGGAGTGCATAACATTCCGAAACGGAATTACAGAAGACATCGATGCGTCCAGATTTGCATCCACAATCTTCCAATGTATAAGTCCCCAATCCGTCGATACGGATCTGGTCTCCATACTTCAGTCCAAGATTATTCATCTGGGACTTGTTCATTGCAATGGTACGGCCAGATTGAGGCCATGTGCCAGATGCTGTCTTACAACCAGTTGCAACATAACCAGTGATACGGAAATTACCAAGATATGTTTCATCATCATTTACCGTTGTCGTTGTTGTTTCCGTCGTAGTTGTTTCCGGCTCTGTCGTTGTTGTGGTTGTTGTCGTGGTTGTTGTCGTTTCCGTCGTGGTTGTAGTTTCAGTTGTTGTTGTAGTTGTTGTTTCGGTTGATGTAATCACAACTGTTTCTGCAATAATCGGTTCATCAACAACCAAAGCTTCTGCTTGCTGAATAATCGGATGATTCTCAACAAGCTGTACAACCGGCTGTGTGGTACTTTCGGCGATAACGATGTATGTTTCGCCATTGGATACAATTGTCTCAATTTCACGAGACGTTGTCACACCAGTTGTCGTTGTGATATCAGTCGTTGAAGTATTATCCGTTGTCATAGATGTAACATCGGTTGATGTTGACATCACTGTGGTGGTTGATACATTTGCTGTATCATCAGTGATAACAACAAGGTTTTCTTCAACTTCTGCTTCCACTGCAGTACGGTTCAGTCTTGACACAATACCAACCGCAATTGCAATGATGGCAACAATCGCAATTGTTGCAATGACATAAATCCTAACGTGGTTTTTCTCTTCATTAAACATTTTACTCAAATCTCCTTATTGATCATTTCATTGGGGGTAGTGCTTAACCGATGATGACGGATTTCATCATACGGGTGACCATAACCTTTCTTGTCACGATTGTAATCAATTTGATTCAATTTCTTTGAAGAGCTGTGAAAGATTCACCAATGCTTCTTTTTATATGTAATGCATTGGTATTTTTCTGTTACACAACTTCGGGGTAATGAGTTGTCAACATTTTACAGTTGACATCGAATTGAAATTAATATGATTTCATATTCGATATAAGATGATGAAAGGATGTGCCATAAACAATGGATAAAATTCTGGAACTTCTGGTGGCGATACTTGGTTCAGGAGCAATTACAACAATCATTGCATCGCTTCTCAGTAAACGGAAATACAATGCCGAAATCGATCAATTAAAACAACAGATCGATGCTGCACGAACAGATGATCGTATCAAGATCGATGAACACATTCAAGCACAGTTTATGGAGATTGCTGATGTGTACAAGGAACAAACGAATCACTTTAAAGAAGAGATTGTTGAACTTCGTAAACAGAACTCTTCATTGATTCGTCAAATCACCGATTGTCAGAAACAGATTAACGATCTGAACAATGACATTGATCAATTGATGTCATGGGTTGTGTATGATGCATTGCATTACCAAAAGTGGCTAGAGAAGGAATTGTTGAAAGCGAAACCTGATGTTCAATTTCCAGAATACAGAAAATTACCAAAGTTTGTATCGGAACGAATTGCTCAATACTTGGAAACGAACAATACGTCAACCGATGTAGATGATATTCTTGAACATATTGATGAGTAACATGCGATTGTTGTGGGGGTTTCATCCCCCACAATGATCGTGTTGTTTTTCATATTCAAGAACAAGCTTTTTCATGATATGATAAGAATAATCCGACGTGATCGTTCCATGATCGACATCTGTGCCGAGCAATAGCGCTTGTTGCTCGAGCATATCATTATATCGATTCATGAATTTCTTATCAGACAATTTTATCCACCATGTGTTGATCGCATACAATATCGTCACTAAGACAATACGGAATGCAATTGGTTCTGTGATATCGAATAGTGTCACCAATAGATCTGGTACAAGTATCATGAGTATCAAATCTATTCCAAGCATGATGACAGATTCAATTCGATGTTTTGAAACTTGACGTTCCATTGAGATTGAATCTAACAACATTGATTTATCACCTCCATTCTATTATAATAATATATTTATTTGGAATCGGTTTCATCTGGTTCCCATTGTAAGTATTTTGTTTCAATTGCCATTGATGATATTGTTTTAGATCTGGATTTTATCCAAATCTTATCCATTCTAACTGAAGAGTCATAAATATCATAGTAATAACAACGTTTACCACAATATCTCAATCTCCACGTAGTTTGTTTAGCAGTCAAAGAGCTAACATATGGCGAACATGATATAATCGCAGTGATACCTGGAATATCGGTACCAGTACCACATGATCCAATTGTTGTAACAATGACATCTGCATGTTTATTTGCTTCATTCTCGGATTTGGAATTCTTTGAATTGATCGTTTGGATGTTCAAATCATAGGGGAATGATTCATCATAATTCAAATGTTTATGTAAATAATATGAAGTGTCAATACATAAATCGATCAATGGCATGAATATTAACACTTTAGCAGATGGGTCACGTTCATAAATCATTTTAACAATATCGGTTACACATTTAATGTGTGTTTGTTTTTTGTCATATTGAATGACCCATTTTCCATAAGAAGCAGGTGACATTTTACCTCGATAGCCTTCAACTCTGAATTTCACAATTTTCGGGTTGGCATTTGTATTGATTTCAACGACATTATATTCAACCCATTTCTTAGGTTTGCTTTCTGATAATAGTGATGATGGTTTATAAAACAATGCATTTGAAAATACATGACGAAATATAATATTTTCATTCTTTGATGATCGACCGTCGGTTGCTGTTAAATATAAATTTCGTTGAATATTAAATACGAAATCCATCATTAATGTATCTCGAAACTCTAAATGTGCTTCATCAATAATTTTTAATCCAATACCAAGTACACGTGGAATATTAGCCATCTTATCTAAATCACGAACACGTTTTAATCCTGCTCGGAATGTTGCATGTGTCATCAAATAGATATCATAATTCGGATCATGACCATTTGCAATCGCTTCCAATTCTTCAGATGTTTCGATCTCGTGAACATCTTCTGACGTGAGACCTTGCAACTTATACAATGAATCTCTCCATTGTGTGCGTAATGTATCTCGATGCATAATGATTAATGTTTTCTGGTTATACAAGCAAGCAGCTCTTCCGGAACAATACGTTTTGCTTGTTAACCGAAACCACCAGTTTTCACTAAAAATATCTGTTGTCTGTCATTGTTTGAAGAATGCTCATTTAATCCGGCAATAAAATTGATAACATCAGTCTGTTCAATATTACGCGGAGGAATGATTTCTTCATGTTCATATTTCATTGATCTGGAATTGATTGCTTGTATAAAATTAACGTGAACGTTATTTAATAATCTACGAATATAATCCAGATTAACCCCACGATGAATATACAATAAATTGTTTGCTTCATCCAATAAATATCCTAATGAAATAATATCATCTTGAAACTCATCTTCAAATTCCAGTCTGGAAATTAGTTGAGATAACGGTTCAATAGCTTCTTTACCAGGATAAACGGTATATGACGTTGGACGAACACACAGGGTGAATTCCGTTGTGGTTTTCATTATACATCACCTCTCTTTCTGTATAAAATGTGTGGGTACCCGTATGACAGGGTACCCACTATATGTGATCACGATATCGTCGCTCGAATTACCTTAACGCTAGGCGCATGCTTTGGTCTTTCGGGTGGGATCGACATCGTTGTTGGTGTAATGGAAGATACATTTACAGTTGTGATTCTACCATCAACATGATTCAGTTGTACAGATTGTGATTGATCAACACAGAATACTGCAATCAAATCATCTTGTGGTGTCATTGTGATAATGGGTTTCAAATCACCAAACTTCTTACCAGTTGTCAAGAACTTGGAATGATTTACACGCATCTTACCAAGTCTTGTGACATATACTAACAATGGCTTCTTGGGATTTAATGCAAACATTCCAGATACATGTTGATTTACAACTAAGAACTGTCCTTGTGCATCAACTGATAATACCTTATTCAGATCAGTCAATTGGAAACGTTTACCATATCCATTTGCTGTGTACAACAACAAGTCTTGTGATGTATCATGTACTTCCAATACCGATACGAGATATTCATCCGAGTCCAAAGGAAGCAATGGTTTACGTGCATTATTAGATGGGATCTTATCAATCGGCATATACTTGATACGACCCTTATTAGACAACATCACAATGTCATTCTGTGTATTGGATACAGCTGCAACACATTTGGTCATTTGTACCTTACCAATGGATGTGAGTGTGATCCGTTTGTTGTGTGGAACATTGTTCGTATCAACCCACAAGAACTTACCTTGGTCATCAATCAAACATACTGCATCACCTGATACTGGTGTAACATCCGATGACAGATGCTCAGGACTTTCGGTTTCGGCAAACATAATGGTTCCATCCTGGAATATTTGAACAACACCAATGTTTGTTGTATTGGTATTTGTACCAATTACTTTGGAACGACGTGGATATCCATACTTCTGTTTGATCTCTTTCAATTCATCAATGATACACTGATTGATCTTGGTTGGATCTCCAACAATCTCACCGATAGCATCCAGTTCATGTTGAATGTCATCCATCTTCTTGATGGTCTTGAGATATTCTTCATGTGTTAATTGATACATCTTGACATCAATCATGTAATTCGCTTGTGACGAGGATACATGTTTCGGATATGCTTTCACAAGTGCTTGTACAATGTCAGATTTGTGTTCACATGCTTTAATGGTTTTGATTGTCTTATCCAGATTCTTGTCAGATAACATGAATGCTTTACCAGTCAGCATGTTGAGTTCTGTCTGTAAGATGGTGACACGACGTAACAACCATGCTCGTTTGAACTGAACACGTTCTTTGATCCATGCCAATAAGATTTGACGAACATTGTATTTGCGTGTACGATACATGGAATCCACCACAATCATATTCCGCGTAGAGATCGCAATACGTAATCCGGGAACACGTGTGAACAACTTGTTCAATACTTGATACAAGTTACACGGTTTACAACGAATCACATATCGAATCTTATTGTGAATCAAATCGGATTCATCATCTGCTGATAAAATCTCTGAAATTGGATTGGAAGAATCCATAATCTCTGCAAGCTTTTTATTGATATCACGAACAAACCGTTTGTATGGTGTATTGGTGAATGTGATTACATAGTTCACATTATCAATCTCAAATGATGATTGCATCCAGAACGTCTCTGCATCCTTAGGGATGATATCACAACCAGTTGGTGAATCCGGTATGAGCTTTACATCAGCTTTCGGATTCTTTAACAGCTTGATGGTTGCATCTGCAATCTCATTCAAGTTGTACGGATAAATGTCTGACGATAATGTGTAACCGATACCCGCTGAACCATTCAACAGAATCAGCGGAAACTTTGCAGGAAGTATCGTTGGTTCCATTGTTGTATTGTCATAATTCGGCACCATACCAACTTTACCATCAAACTCTGCAAACAATACATCGTATGCAAAGTCAGATAAATATACTCCCCAATATCTACCAGCCGCAGCATCATCACCTGCGGTTGCAGTTCCACAGTTACCTGATGGCGTTAATAATGGAACATTATTTGCAAATGGCTGGGCCAACCCAGCGAAGACGTCTCGTAAACCAATTTCACCATGGGGAGCAATCTCCAATACTTTACCTTGTGCAATGGCAACAGTGACTTTGGTATGCTTTGCATAATTCTTATAGATCGTATATAAGATACGACGATGGATTGGTTTTAAGCCATCATATACCATTGGAATGGAACGTTGTAAGTTGACATTGACACCATACAACATTTGCCAATTCTCCGCTAATTGGTATACGTCATGTTCATTACCCATTTTCAATTCTCCTCCTCAATATGAATATATTAACACAATTGACCAATAGAAAGCTCTTGATCAACTGCGTCAAATAGTTGTGTCACTGATGGAGCATTCAACCAGTTTGACATCAATGACATGTGATTATGATTTTTATATGCATTCACAATGGGACCGGTAATGTCTTTTTCGTGAATACGTTTCTTGGAATCTACCCAAGTGTATTCTTGATTGAACGACAAGTTGTTGCATTGTTTTTGACGGAATATATCATTGTTGACAACGCATTTAAATTCCAATGACATGGGGTCTTGATTCATACCCATCTTGGTCGATGGATAGTAAGATTTCGCATCTGCATCCAATGCACCAAAGATGATGTTATTATGGTTCTTACCATTGATGATCAATCCTGTTGGTGCATTCAATGAAGGCTCCGCAACATAAGCTCCTTCATATGCGGTATCATATCCTTCAGGAACTAATAAGCGACACGCCTGTACATATCCTTCATTCTCAAAGAAGTATTCCCGTCGATTTCGTACGATATGTGTTTCTTGGAAACATTTGGAATACTGAGTTGCGAATGTATAGGAACGTGCAAACAATGATCCACAATCACCCGTGTTTTGTTCAATGGCAACTTGCACAACAACGTCTCGTACATTATATAGAATAAACAGAATGAAGTCATAATATGCAAATTCGCGGAATGTATACTTCGTTGTCTTGGATTTTACTTTGTGGATATTGGCGATGATACCACCAATGTAATCCAACTTTAACGAACGTTGTTCCTTTTGGGATTTGCGTATCTGTGCAAAGTTACGTTCTTGACACAAGAACTGTGTATATGTAGATGCAAAGAAGAAGTCTTTCGATGTCTTCATTGTTGCTTGTTTGTCTTTATCCTTTTTGAAGTATAATGTATGTGTCTTAAATTCTTCTGGTATAAAGAATGACTTTGGATCATATCCGAGATAACGAATACGATTCATGATATAGTTGTCATCAAATGGTGCATTCCATGACAATGTGAACCATGGACGATATTTGGTAATGTATGCAAGTATGGTTCGTAACAAGTAAATCTCTTTATCATAATCAAAGATATGTAATCGAATATCATATCCTTCGAGATACTTCTTATTGTCATCATCAAATGTACGGATCTTTTCTTTGAATTCTTCTTGATGATTGTTTAACCATTCATATGCTTTGATTTGTTTATCAAGTAACTCGTGGTATTGTTGACCCAATAAATGTTTCGGGCGTGGTCCGAGTATGAACACGGCACAGATCTTTTGTTCTTGTAATATGAGTGTTACTGCATTGACGGGTTGTGGTGCATTTTCATAATCGTCCATATCCAATGATCGATCAATGACATCACACTCAATATCGAGAAATGCTGTTGTGACGTGTGAGATATCTGCTTGATCGCCAAATGTCTGAATCCATAACAAACGGAAGTATGCATCTTCGGTGAAATCAGCTTTGAATACCCATGGGCATTCACACATTTTGCGTTTGATATCAAACACTTGATATGCATCTTTTATTTGTTCATAAATCTGTTCCCATTCACCACCAATATGTTTGGCAATTGTTTCCGGGATCTTGGACGGTTTGCAATATACTGGATAACAATCTTCAATACGTGCTTGTGCAATCTGATATTTGTTGGTGCGACACTCTGGTTTCAAGAACCAAATATCAACAATTGGTGTGATGTATTTGACCTCCAATCGTTGTGTTAATGGATCCCAATAAATCACTTCGAATGTTTCTGGTGACTTATTATACCGAACATCAAACAATATGGCTCCGGTTGGGAATTCTTTCTTTAAATTAATCACACTTCTTTACCTCCTTTATGACACATTCGATATTGTTAGGCATGTGTCCATAGTAACGATATGTATATGACCCATGAGTATTATTTTGTGTGATAAATGATGAATGTTAAAATATAAATGGCGGGGTATAAACCCCGCCATTATTTTTGTTTTGTTATACAGGAGCGACATTACTCATGGTGATACGAAGATTTGGAATTGTGATCAATTTTGGATTATTGATTGGGACACATGTGTTTGTTTCAAATGTTATTTTATGTTCGATGAATGTTGTATATGGATACACATAAATATCACGTGTTGATCCATTAACATAATAAATTTTATCATCGAATGGTATCAATAGTTTTGTAACATATTCAACAACGTAATTGTCACGATAGATCCGATTAAACATAATCGAATAATAATCCGAGTCAATTGTTGATGTAGTAATTGGTCCATGATTATTAACAATTTTTCCGAGATTCACAATAATCGTTTGTGATGCAGTCCAACCATTGTTGTTGCCAGATGCCATTGATAAGAATAACCAATAATTGTCATGTGAATTTACAATATAAGGACATTTGTAACATTGCATATTGCCGAGATCGTATATTGATTGTGTAATAATATTTGTTGCATCATTGCGTGTAAAAATAAAAATATGATTCCGATCATTATAAGACGTATTAGATGTCACTAAGATACCATCCTTATATGAGATTCTTTGATACACATGATTCATGCTACTCATTGATCCGTAAACTTGATTCGAGCTCAGTGTATACGTAGTATATGGATTAAAATTATATATACCTTCACGACTGTTCCATTCTATAGCTCCAGCACCATTAAATCCATATGGGATTGACTGAGTCCAGGTATATTGTCCATCGATGAACCATGTTTCTGGATATATTATTTGTTGTGTCGTATCCTTTGTGATGTCGTGTAATAATAGACTGTAATCATTACCGATTTTGCAAAGAATATATACAAATTCGTCAAATCCCATAAACATCGTTTGAGAAACATAATCATTTGGTAGATCAAATTCGTGAGTAATAGTTTGTGTTGAAACATCATATATCGTCCAATGATCCAGATCATTACTCGGATCGAATATCAAACAATTTGTACCATACAATCTTCTCCATGTATTAGTCTTGAATGGTAGCAATGTTTCAGTATGGTTTTCAGTATCATAAATAACAACTTCTGAACCGGAAGATGTACTTCCTTTAAAACATAAATATTTTCCAACAGATAATGCTGCATAATTGGAAAGTCTATTGTTTGCAGTTGCTTCTGTAAATGAAGAGATATTGATAAACTCAATACCAGGACCAATATCAGCTGCGGGAAGTGTCATGTCAGCCATAAAAAATATCGGATGATTCTCATATATAGTGTTATATTGACGTCCATTTTGTTCGCCGTGAGCTGCCACCATGAATATTTGTCGAGAATTTTCGGTATAAAATGGAATTGTTAAACCTGCCCAATTATTAAATGTCCAACCAGCAGTAACAAGTGTTTCAAAATTCGGTGTGAGAACTGTTTCTGGATGTTCATACATGTACCGTACTGTGTTAACATCAATAGCTTCGGATACTTTATGAATGATATGATTATACAACACAAACAAATCATGTGTATCATCAATAATAAATGGAGGTACAGTCATGCCATCAGAAGAGTTAGTCATCTTACCATTTTCATCATCTGTATGTGTTGCATGTTTAGATGGGGTGAATTCATAATCAATTGCGCTCTTGTCTGAATCGGTGAATATTCTTGGTTTAAGAAATTTCCGAACATTCCCATCTTCATTGTCATATAATCTCAAAGTTGTCTTATCATATCCATAGCCACCATTCAGAAACCGATCTAAGATGTAATATTTCTTATTACGTTGGGACGTAGTTAATGTTTTTGTATTTTCAACTAATTCCCAAGTTGAAACGTTCCACCATGTATTGGTACAATACATGGTATATCCACCTTCATCAAATCCAAGTACAGCTCTGTCTTGATAATGCGGGTTACAATAGATATACGCATTACGTGCAACACCATCTGGATAGACAATATGTTCACAGCAACAGTACATCCAATTGAACATGTTATAATCATTATCTGGTTTATTCGTAAATGATTCGGCAATGTCATAATCATCTGTCAAGTAATTGTATCGATATACGGATTGGATATCCATATCCAATACGGGTAAAAAACCATATCCGTATTTTGCATCAGCATATCTGTTAAATCCCAATATATCATACAAATAATTGTTGTTCCACCAATCCGTCTTAATGAATGTTGTGACGCTTTCTTTGGTTGGCATTTTATATGGTTTTACAAATAAAAAGTCGGTATCTTGTAAAAGATACGCATTTTGTGAAGGTCTGTATTCATTATACCCAAGCGAATCAATCACGAAATTTGCAAATTGGTGATATTTTGAATCTATTAAATACGTAACAACATTATTTGTTTCATATGTTCCCGTATGATTAGTTTCATCGTAAGTGACCGTGAAATTCACTAGATTAGTTTCATAAGCAGAGGGTTGATCAAGAGTATATGGTACAATGTATGCGCGCCCTAAGTTTGCATCTCTTGAACTGTAACCTGCTTCCATTGTATAAGATCGATGTAATGATTTATATAAGTTCGGTGTTTGATTGAACTGTGCAGAACTGCCATTATAGTAATTCATTCCAAACAAATGTTTTATATCAATCGCACCATAAGAACCGTTACTCCACAAACTTTCGAAGAATGAAGAATGACATGCCATTGTCAAATATAACGTAATGGTTGTTTTTTCATTGATACGTTTCGTGAACGTTGTTTCATTACCATTAATATCATAAATCTTAGAATGAGAGAACAATTTTGTCGGTGCAGTACCCCAGCCAACTTCGTTAGCTGTAAAATTTGATGTAATCTGATTGATATTATAATCATATACAGATTGATGTATGAGTATCGTTTTCACATAATATCCGGTATCAGAATGGTATACACCGCCATAATCATCATTATGACAAGCATTTGAAAGAATACTGGTTGTGAAATTATTAAACATCGAATTATTCGTAATTGACGGTTGATGACTTGTATCGATACCATTACCAATGTATATCGATGGATTTAGTGAATATCTTTTGTCGAATTCTTGTTGATTGCCATATACCGTTGCAAAAAAGTAATTCGTCATGACATTCATACCATAAAACTCATTGACATTTCCACTCATGTCTTCGGTTTTAATTTGATAAATGTTATGCAATACGGCATGATTACCAAACTTTGATTTCATGTTATTTTGGAATGTCTGTAAACGATTATATTCGTCTTTATTAATATTCAACGAAATCAACTCCTTTACTGTGTATTTGTAACTGTTGCTGGTGATGAACCAATATTATACAGATTTAATACAGGATAACCTGGAGGTTGTTCACAATGCTCGGTTTCTTTATCAATATAAGAAATGTTACCAATCAATGATACATCATTTACAAACAGAATTCCATTTGGTTCTGTATATCCGGATGCTGATGCTCGTGTATATGACGTAACACTAATATCACCGACTAATGAAACACTATCTGCAAATAGAATTCCTTCTGGTTCTACATATCCGGTACGTGAAGCTATTGTGTAATCAACGTAGGATATATCACCGATAAATGACATATTTTTTGCGAATAAGATACCCTCTTTTTCAGAATACATCTCTGTTGATGTTGATGTATAATATGCAACGTCAGCAGCACGTGATCCACCAATTGAACACACATTGATGATCGGTTTGATCCAATATGGTGGACGATACAACCCGGCAATGTATAATCCATGAACAGTCACCAAAGGTTTAGTTTGTAAGATTTTATTTGGGACTTTTTTATATGCCTCCGAAGCTTTAAAGATATTTGCCAATTTATATCACTTCCAATCAATGGTACAAGTGGGGCTATAATGCCCCACTTGCATGTGGGTTTAATTCAATGATCCCGGTGGTTTACCATGATCACCATAATATGTTGGAATAACATTTGTTACATCAGTAGACCATTGCTTTCCTGTCACATGACGAATGTTATTAATTGCCGATATTGTTCTTGTTGAACCAACATATTCATGTGTCATCATATATTCAATCGGGATAGAATGTGTTACCACCGTGTATGGATCGCCTTTGGTATAAAATCCACCACATTCGTCAATGATATAATGATCACCATAACAATAGATTCCATCACGTCCGGACTGATGAACGTTTGATACAAATCCAGCGGATATATTATTTGCATTATAAGCAATATCAATACCGGAAGATTCATCAATCGGTTTGTATAAGAATTTACCGAGATCAACAATCGCACGTGCCGATCCAGTATAATTGCCCCATGAAACTGTATATCCGCATACCATTGCAATTGTATTATCACGAATCTTTTTTAACTTTGCATACATTGGTGCAGAACGTGTAACATCGGTTCTGTCTGCACCCAATATGATCGGGATAACTGTCTCTGGAATATCACCACGAATACAATTGACATCATCAATAAATGGATCGTCAAAACGATAAATGATGATACATTCATCAATTGCATCACATCGAATATATTGTGCGTTCGAATATGTGAACGAAAACGTGTTTGTACATGCAACACCTTCACCCGTCGTATTCGTTAAATCATAATATCGCATGTAATGTGGTGAATGAACCCATAAATGATCATTGTATCCAAACATGAGCGTTGGTTCTGAACTTCCGGATGGAAGTGATAACTGATGTGTTGCCGTCCAAGTATTGTTCGTAATGTTGTATTCTGCAACTGTGATCGTTCCATTATAACAATATGCAATACGATTCTTTGTGGAATCAATGATACAACATCCCATGGATGCTTGGAAGTGATGACGTCGTGTGATATGTCCGATTAATCCCGCATCGACGTTGTCGTTCTCCCATTCAATATATGTTGCGACAAACCATTGGTCTGTTGAACTAAGATGTTGAAAACCAACAACACCGGATGTGGTTTCTGATGGATATGTTTCCGACCAAATATCATTACTCGATCCATATCCATTTGACGCATCAACCAAGCTGTATGGTGTCGTTGTACGTGAAGATGGATCTGCTAAATTGGTGAAGTAATACTTATCGGCACCACCACTTGACAACGTCAATACCATATTCTTGAAACAGAATGACTTTGAAGCCGCTGATCCGGAATTGACACCCGACATTTGATAGGATGCTTGTGAAGCTGGAAAACACACATAGTTTGCTTTCACATAATAACCATATGGTTCATTTTCTTCATACACCTTTTGTCCGGATCTCATGGTAATACCGGTTGTCCAGGTTGTTCGTTCTGTTGCGGATGTTAAAGCGAATGGTTGTCCACCACGTGTTGGATTCAACGTAATTTTCATATTGGTAATATAGAATTTTCTGGATTGTTCTTCAACTGGTATATCCATCGGATTTGTTAACAAATGCCATGAATTAACATTCCAATATTCATCGGTCGCATAAATCGAAACATTACCATTGGTGAATTTTGTAATTGGAACACTCGGCTGTGGGTTAATATACAAATAATATTGTGTAATCATTCCTGTTGAAGTTGTTGTCGCAAAAATATCTGTTGCATTATCAATATAGAAAGATGTTTCGTTATAATGATAATCTGGATTATCATTATTAAATGGAGCTGGATTGGAATATGTTCTGTTTCTGAAGTTGTATAAATTACATGTTGTCGGATTAAATAATGTGAACTGTGTATCCAATGCATATTCACTGTTCAAACCAAATATTTCGGTCAACGATGACTTGTTGATATCATACATACCCGTATCTGCAGTCCAACCAGATGGTTTTAGTGGAGAAGAACCATATGCAGGTTTCTTTAATAACGTAAATGGATCGGCATTTTCTTGAGATAATGGTTGATGCTCCCAACATATGTAACCGGGACTTCGTTGTACAAAACCATCAACATATCCGTCTGATGCACCAGTTTGTTTCAATAAATTAAATCCATTCATTGTATGATAAATGACAGAATGATTTTGTGTAGTAAGAGCGTCGGTTGTTCTGGATTCACAACCACGATTTGTCATGGAATTATATCGTTTATATGTGTACAAATTGGTGTCGTCCCAACCCATATGTTGACGTATAAAACGATGCATTGTTGTTAATGCACAATAACGTCCTTGCGACCAACCTGATTGGATTAATGATGGATTATACGTCATCACAAAGTATACATCAATATCCAAACGCGTATTTGGATTACGGGTTAATGTTGTACGGTCTCCTTGAAGATCATACAGCCATGAACGTGTCCACAACGCAGATGCAGACTCACCAATACCAAACTGTGTAATGGTGAATGTTGCCGGTGATCCACCACTGGTTTGATCGGGATAGTAACACGCCATAAATTTACACATTAATGATACCAAATAAACTGGTTCATCATCATATGTTCCTGCATAATACCACATCGGATAATTGAAATATGCGTCATTTGTTAAACAGGTTGATGAAACAGTTGCTGCACCTGCAGGTGATGGAAATTGAAATGCATGATTGCTTTTAAATGAAACGCTTTCATCAGCATCAGAAGCAACATAGAAGTTTGTTGGAAATGGAATGCTGGTGGATTGTATGTTGAAGAATTTATCAAATCCATAATCTGTCATTTGATTCATACCATATACTTCTTCACCGGTTGATATTCCATTAACAGATTCATGAAATACATATAAATTTGAAAAACCACCGTTTGGTCGGTGGTTTTTCGCAAATGTCATTAAACGTTGAAAACGTTCGTTCTCATTTGATGTCAATCTTATTCATCTCCTTTATATAACTTAAAACCATATGCGAATTGATAATTCTCTTTGGATACGTCAATATGTGTGACATGATTTTCATCATATTCTTCAACTTCATATAGTTGATAGCCATCCGAAATGAGTGCACATGTATCTGTCATTTCCACATACGCATCATCATATTCAAAGCTTGATTCAGATTCCGTGTTATATGAGATTTGATATTGTGCATACTTATAACCAATATTGTATTTATCATTTCCCATGTAATTCAAATATAATGCAGAAACTCCACCGGGATAAAAATAATATGAACGATATGCACACGGCGAACACATTTTTGCACGTGAAGCCTCATGTGCATTTGTATTCCACGCCAAATACATCATAGAATACATCTCTCGTTTTAAATTAAACACATACAACCATTGGGAGTTGTAACGTGGAACAATGACTGCACCATTGCAATAGGTTGGACGAATGACTTTGTTGTTATTACCCCATTCCACATAATACGAATTCGCAATCGTATATGGTGTTTTGTCTTCAATTACAACCAGATGCGTTGGGGTAATTACATAGAACTTTCCATCACCATAACAACATCCAAATTCTTCGCCATAATCATTCTGATTGATCGTTGTCCAAGTTTTTGATTGTTTGTTATAAATGTTAATATGACAATAATTGGAATCTTTATCAACGAGCAATATGGATTTATCCGATACGGCGATATCCCACCAGTTGACACCTGGAGAATTGTCCGACAACACGGTATATTGATTTGATTTGATATTAAATAAATACATATCATGTTTTGCGGAATTGTCACCGGTTACGATGGATGTATATGTATCATCGTACCATTCAATTCGACCATTGATGTATGCATGTCCGTTGTCGGGAACAATACGCCCAGATACTTGACCTGATACACGATTCACAATAAAAATTCGGTCATTTATATGCGATGATGTGAAGTAAAATTTATTTTCATCCATTAAGAATCCGGATACAGCATAGCCAGTATTTGAACCAGCCAATGTGCTCCATGTTACTTGCCATTCAAGATGTACCTGATCTGTCAATGCCGATGGATCAAATGATTTGATTTGTAAATACCATGTGCCATTGATATAACATGAAGATGCTGTATAGAACTTACGACGGAATTCAATCGAACATGCTGTTGTAATCGATGAAGTTCCGTTATCATACAAATCCAAAACATATTCCGATCGAAATCCATAAGAACCATTAATGCGTAATGGTAACAAATATTGTGCGGTTTTAATATGTCCAGTTTCATCACGATATTCATCCATTTCACCACGCGGTTTTACTAACGTGCCATAACACGGATTGTTTGGTAAACAATCGGTTGATGGAGTAACATCAGACTTTGAAAAATATCGATATGATGCTTGTTGGCCGGGTGAACCGGTAAGTTCCACATGATACAGCTTGAATATCTGATCACCGGGTTGATGTTTATAAACATCAAATATGACACGATTCTTCTGTGTGGTTTGATCTTTGATAACATGTACTTTTGGTGAAAAAACCGTGTCATCATATGGATCCGAATCAATGTAGATGTTGTTAATGGTTGATGAATTGTTCGTGTCGGTTGAAATTCTGACATGATGAGGTGTTGTCAATAAACCGATAGATGTGGTTTCTTCGTTCTCATCACACATGTACAATTGATATTCATCCATTAAGTTTGTATCACCCATGAACATTGAATCGGGATATGCATCAAACATATCTTTGGTTAATTGTGATGGTTGTGGTCGGATCAATCTCCATCGTGATATAGACTGATCATAATACTTATAACCATCATTATCATGTGCAATGATCGGTGTTAATAATTCAATGACTGTTATTTTTGCAAACGGTTGTTGATCTTCTCTGGTATTACCTCCTTGAACAAGTGATGTTTCTGATAAACGATATTTATCATCAACCAAATATCCATCAGGTTTATATGAGTCTTCTGTTAATACATATCCAGAACCACCTGTTCCCGGATAATCATATACTGCTCCTGATCCACCATACCAACCACCACCTCCAGTTCCAGGGTAATAATTACCATTGACTGTAGAAGAGCCTCCTTGACCAAAACTACCAGCTACACTTGGTTGTATGTCACTTGGTGATTCAGTTTGTGTGCCAGGTCCATTATTATAATATCTAACACTCGGTGAACCATCCCCACCAACTGCACCACCACCATTACCACCATAACCTTGCTGGTTAGTCGATCGATATCCGTTTGAACCAGCACCACCCGCAACAATAAATCGGTGATACATTGTATCACCATCTATTCTCATATCAGTTGCACCACCACCGTGAGATATTCTATAAAACGGCGATGTTGGTGAACCACCACCATTGTATCCACCATATGGATACATTTTTAATGCATAATCCGAGGTATTTGTAATAAATTTGCCGTATCCTGCAGATTGCATTCCTCGACCACCAACATTTACAACAATTTCTTTATTCTCATATGATCTTAATTCACCACATGCATAACCACCCTTTGGTGTATACTCATCATTATTATGACACCATGTGAACACATTACCACCATAACATTCCAGTTTATATGTGCCTGCTGGTAATGTTATATGTTCCATATTTGCAGTTGAATAAAATTCTATAGTATCACCAGCATTACATTTTGAAACAAGTTTTGCAATAATAACTTCACCTGAATCAGATTGACCAGAACCCATATACACGTTTGTCATGTAATATTTTGAATCCGGATCATACCCGTCTGGTTTGTATGATGTTGATGTTAATACATATCCAGACCCACCCGAACCAGATGATGAGTGCGCATTATTATCCGTCGCATTTGTTAATTGTGTAAAACCACCATACCAACCACCACCAGCTCCACCACTACCTGGCCCATATGATACATTATTACTTGATGATATTCTCGTTGAAGGTCTTGCATAACCAAACATGTACCCGGATGATTGATTTGTACATTGAAAATTATTCTGCTCATATCTATTGCCGGAACCAGTAATACCGGAACCAGCAATACCACCACCTATAATGCCTCCACCAACCTGGGAAGGCCATTCTGTGAAATTTCCAGATGGCAATCCTCCAGCACCACCAGCAACCATAATTCGTGAATTGATAGATGGATGGTTTCGTTTTTTGGGACCAGCTTCAAAGCCGTTATCATTATACCAAATTACGTTCTTCGAAATGGTTTCAAATAAACCAATTTTATTATCAGATACACGTTGAACCGGAACATAGTCTCGAACTAAAATGTCTGTGTTATCATCATCAACTTCATATATTTTAAATGAAAATAATTGAGCATCCTGACCATAATTCGAATCAGCATTTGCTGCATAACAAGTTGCAAATATCCTCAGTGGGATACCAGTCACACTCGTTTCTTTTACATAATCAGATATGGTCATAGATCCAATTGATGTATTATTCATAAACCATTCTGCTTTATTTTGAAAACATACTAATTTAATATGTTCATCGAATGGGAAATCTGATGTTTGAACAGATTTTTTCCCGCTTCTATAACATAATTTTCCAGCTGAACTCGCCCATTTTGTGTAAAATTCAAACAATGCATCACCATTATTACCGTTACGCGATCCAAATAATGCAGAGTAATTATCAAATACAATATCTTTTGAAAATATAACCCCATCAAATACAATTTTGGTTCGATATGATGGGATATAATCCGTGACAAAATGTGAATAATTATAATTTGCCGAATTTATTGAATATGACCCAACATTGCGTATATATTCCAATACATAGTAATTATTATCGTTTGCATCCATTACGGTAATAACTGATTCAGACGGTTCATGAAATGTTCCATCAGCATCATACGTTGGATATTCAGATGGATCATATTGCAGTAATCGAATATCTGATGCACCGCCTCCACCCAATCCACATCGATAATTACTGGAATATGATTTACTACCAGGAGACCCGCCATTAAATCCAGCGGGACCCGGGATTGTTGTGAGTGTTGCAGCATCATTGATTATAGAATTTCCACCAACCACGGCATGAAATGTTGTGGTATCTGTTACATCAATGACAGCCATTGATAATCCACCCATTAAGAATAGATTCGTATCAACCTTTCGACCATCTGATGCTCCACCTTTGCAAATGAATAAATATTTACCTGGTTGCAATGTGAACGGTTGGTCGGAATTTGTACATTTGAAATCATGGATTACTTTCCATAATTCATTTTTATAACTTATGAGTTGATTTCCCATTGAGATTCTCCTTTCAATAATTAGGAATGTTACACAACCGTCCCCGTGATGGGGACGGTTTGATGTAAATGTGTAAAAAATTATTCTTTTGGTTGATATGGTGTATCGGAAGCACTGTAAATTGCAACCAATGTATCATCTGGAATGACATTAAGCTGCGCTTGTGTGGGTTCACCATTGAATGCAATGATCTGAGATTCAAAACCAACGAGCTTTAAATTACCATTTCCACAATCTGTTTCAACCGTAACGGAACGATATTCACGAATGACACGATAAACGGTTTCTGTATTGGTATCTACCAATAATGTATTTCGTTCATACACCGTATCTGATTCATAATCTTTGATGGAAGCATTACCTGTGCCTCCACCACCTTGACCAATTTCCAACTGTTCAAGCTTGGTTGCTAATTCGTTAATCAATGCTTGCTGACGTGATATCACATCATACAATGATTGAAAGATGGAATCTTCCATTGCCATTTTTATTCACCCCCATTGTTGTCCGCTTGTTGTTCCAACCAATAATCCGCACGTGCGTTGATTCGTTGTAAATCAGCATTGATATTACCGAGTAACGAAATGGTTGGTTGCAACTCTTGCGATAGTTTGTTCAATACAAATGCCCAAGTAATGACATTCGCAACATCTCCATCTGGTAATTCAAATGATAATGGTTTTGTATCATCAAATTGTGCCATATAAAAAACAGCTCCTTTCGTTATTATTATAGATGAACCATTGTTAAGAAAGCGTTCAATATAAAAAAACAACCCCGCGATTAAGCGGGGTTGTTTGGTGGATTACTTAGTCATTACCTCCTTTCATCCGAGAATAGGTAAGCTCGGAATACTGTACTGACCACATAGTAGCCAGAAGCATTACACCCGTGGCGATGACCAAACCCGGAGCCGGGATGTACTCCGGATCACCAAGCTTGAACATCACCCACCCGAAGGTGGGGATGTCCAGCGTGAGCACCAGCCGCGCTAGTGCTCTTCTCAGCTTAGCCATTGTCACCCACCTCCTTTGCGAGCTCTGCGAGCAGAGTCTTGGCGGCAGCCTTGGACAGCTTGTAATAGCCGCCCGGGCACCACTCATCATTGTAGTGGACCCTAGAGATGAGGTTGCAGCCATTACAGAGGAGACCGGTGTACGGGTAGTAAGACCCGTCACCGTCAACACGATATTCGTGATACAGCCTCATACGGGTGTTGCACCTCGGGCAATGGAGCATGGTCTTACGGCCGATCTCGTGTTTGTTTGCGATATCAATGAGATTATAAATCATGGTGATCTCCCTTTCTGTGGCCCGTTGTGGGTGGTACCACGTTACCCATAAAATATAAGTTGGGATAATACCCATTGGTAGTATACAGAGAATCCAATATTATAAACACCTTCTATTATTGATGATTAAATCATTGGTCGATTGCGATTGCTTTCAAAACCATGGTTGTGCATGGTTTTGCAATCTCAGCCAACATCGTCAAGATGCTTGGCATTTGATTGGTAATCTTCATCGATATCACCTCACTCCCGTGAAGAGAATGTGATTCTCTGTATACCATATTAATTATATATATTTCAAATTTCAAAATAAATACATATATTTAATGTGATTTCAAATGCATGATGATGCAACATATCACATGTCAGTGATCATTCAATTTCATCGTTGTCAGTTTCAAGACATTAGGTATTTGGAAAGTGTGAATGTTTATTGATGAATATGTATGCAATTGAAATCGGATTATTGGTGCCACATTACAAAAAATAATGTGGCACACGGAGCCCATAACGAAGGGTATTATTTAACCTTCTTCATATATAGATGGTACACCGGGGCATATGCCCCGGTGATACCCATTCCATTGTTGTTATGTCACAAACCACGTTTTCAAGACACCACCGACATTGATGGGTCGTTTCAAGTAATCTTCACAATATGATTCACCGGTTGTGATATCAGTGTAAATGATACCATGATCCGAGAACACATGAGAACCATACTCATCTTGGAACTGTTGAATGGTACATTGTTTACCATCCTCCGACGGTTCAAAGGTACATGCATCACAACGACCATATCCCGGAATGCCGTTCATGTTGTGGCAATGCTGACACGTCCGGCATACATTTGTTTCCGTTTCACGGCCATCCAATATGTCCGTAATAACCCCCAGTATCATTGCGTCCAATTCATTATCAAACGCATTATACATTGCTTGGAAACATTCACGGATGTTATCAGTGTTATATTCACCCGCATCGATGATGGTCAACATACGAGTGAACAATTCTTTCAAAAAGTATTTGGATTGTTCCGGATTCAATTCATGAACCCGTTTTGCAATTGACGGGTCATTGATCAATGATACATACCGTTTGATCATCAACCAAGAATACTTGCCGGCTTTGTTCAACTTCTGGTCCATGTATACCAGTTGTTTGTGGGACATATGAATCGTTGTCGGTGACGTAATCACGATCGAGTCATCGTTCCGATCAACAATGATTGATGCATGTGCCATCGGACTTCCCGACATGCGAATATTCACATTACCAAGCTTTTCGAAATCATTCAATGCTTTGATGAATGATTGTCCCAATAATTCATGCTTTGACATAATTTAACACACTCCCAATATTATACACGACAATATTTCACGATTTGTTCCGCCGTATCATTCATCATCAACCGTGTTTGCAGTTGTGCAAATGATATGTTGGGTTTGATATCACCGATATCATTCACCGTGTATCCATGATCCGGATAATACCGATCCATGAATTCAATCAATGTTTCTGCACATACATACGGAATTTCCACACATACATCACAACGTCCCGGGCGGATCAATGCCGGATCCAGAATTTCTTTGTGATTAGTCGTCATCACATACACGATGTTGGTTGGCGATCCCACACCATCCAATGTGTTCAAGATCGTTGCCAATCCAACGGGTTCGTTATCATGACCAGCCGCATCACCGTGATATCGTTTCTTACGGGCATTCATATTGGCAATACCCGAATCGATATCTTCGATGCACAATACGCGGTATTTGTTTTTCGCCGGTGGATCCAACCACACTTGATTGTATACGATCTCGTTGATGTCTTCAATCAAATCTCCGGACATGACCCAATACAAGGCATTGATTTCATTGGCGATTGCTTGGGCGATTGACGATTTGCCGGTTGACGGAGCACCATACAACAACACACCGAAATGATTGGGAATATTCGTATTTTCATAAAACTCGTAATTGTTGATGTATTTCATGATCGGTTCCATGATTTGTTTCCGCAAGCTGTCGGGGATAAATACATCATCAAATGACCGAAGCTTCTTGTTGTTCATCATTAATACTTCATTGCGTTCACGGATGACTCTGATGCGTCCATGTAAATAAATCCGTTTGTCAATCATTCGCATGGATTCTAAATACAAATGATGAATGAACTGTTTCAATCCCCGTTTACATTCATCTGTGTTCAGTGTCATCAGCTTCACAACGGGTCGTTCACCCGGCAATTCCACACCGTCGTTATTCCCGACAATCAATGCAATCATCACACCATTCCATCGAATGCACCGGAAGTATCGTTCCATATGATTCCAATAATAATGTTTATTGTATATCACCGGCTCCAAGTCATCCAATGCATTGATTTCAATGGTTTCTTCATAATTGGCGAAGTATCGAAACAATGCATCTTCCAAACGACCAAGTTCATTATCAATAGAAACCACGTACAATACTTCACTCTTTAACCATGCAATTCCAGCATCAACCACACCCCCAATCAATTTGTTTGTTAAAACACTCTCGACACTGTCACACATACGTTGTTTCACACGCTTTGCCAACATACGATTTTTCATCCGTTCAATGTCTCCAGGCAACACTCTTTTTTCTTTTTTACCATTTGAATTACGATTCATCTCATATACAACTCCATTCAAAATTATTAAATGATTCATTCAAATCATTCATATTAATGATATAAATACACAATTAAACAATATATTCCCACCCCATACACGGGGTGGGAATCATTCATTTATTCATTCATTTACCAATCCATCCATATGATGTATCATAAATACGTTTTAATTCTTTCATACCGTTCTTATTTAAACCAACTTTTCCTTTGACTTCTAATCCGATATTATAGTATCCTTCTTTGTTTTTATATACTTCAACAATGTTCCATCCATCATAACTCTCATCACCCAGTATATCACATGCGATATATTTCAATTGATCTTGGTTAAATCCATTTAATGTATATAATCCAATACTATCTTCCCATCCTTTATTCTGTTTATATACAACATGAACAACAACTCCATTCATGACTTTATCGCGAATCATAGTAATCTTATTCGTATTAAATCCATTCTCTTTATCAAATATCATCATCATTCCACGTTTAAATGCATCATGGTAATATTCTTGTCGTCCCAGTGTATCGTCCATTAAGAAATCTCGTACAATTCCTTCAATCTCTTTTGCATCTTTAATGTGTTCAGGAATTTCCTTTCTCAAATGAGCAGGAGTACATGTATAAATATAATCAATCATCTCATTCAAGTGTATCCGCATCTTAAAGATACCACTGTCTTTATCATATACACTCTTCATACTAACGACCTTGCCATCTTCACAATCAATACCAAAATGATTGTATTCCCAGAACCATCTACAGAATACTTCCCACATATGATCACATCGTACATCTATCTCAAATACTCCACGGTTATACATACCTTCTGTACGATAACCACATCTCAATGCATGTTTCAATGTATCATCAAATGTTTTCTCAATCATTCTAACACTAAATACTTCCATAACAAATTCCTCCTTATATAAAAAATATGCTTATCCAATAATGATAAGAATACACCCCCACGGTTCTCCGACCGTGGGGGTGTATTTTAGCGCGGCGGTATGACGACACCTCACTGCGTTCGGACGTCATACCGCCGCGCAAGCAGTGTGGCTTACCGCCACGCTAAACACCCACGCATTACGAAATGATGGATTGTTTCATTACATCAATTCCATTAAGTTCATTCCTTCAATGGAGAGTTTGGATAATCCATCAATATCCAATTTATCAATCACTTGTGATTTGATGGATTCAATTGCAGATGGAGTAATCAGTTTGGTATGAGATTCTACATCTACAAGAGGATAGTTTTTCTTAATGTAATCATGATATGATGGATTGATAATAGACAATACAGAATCAATTGCTTTTGGATTTGATGGAATCTTGCGTTGTTCAACTGCACGGATTAAGTCGGATGCAAATGCTGTTAATCCCAATGGTTGAATACCTTGAATGGCACGATCTTTAGAACCAATCATCAGTTGTAATGTATTATAAAAGACCTTATTGTCAATGAATGTTGTGACCAGTTCATCATCAATCTTAGAAACTGCATGAACAAGCATCTGCGGGTCTGATATCTGTGACATACCACCTGAAACAAATCTGGAATAAATCACCTTTGTATTTGGCATATAGAAATGAGAAGTCATAAATGGATCCGCTGTCATAATGATCTTATCATGTTTATGATCAGATAAGATTTGTGGAAGTACAAAGGAATCAAACTGATCACACTTAATCAGATATCCACGCGGAATATACTGAAGAACTGTTTGTGTGAGTTTAATGGATTCATTCCAATAATACGTTAGCTGTTGCATATTATCATTGGAGAATTTATGTTTAAAAGGTGACATGTAAGAACGCAATACCGATTGTTCACATAATGATTCGAAGTTGAAATCATTTACCATCATGAAGATACGCACAGAATTCCATCGACGTGTGAAATTCTTCCAATGCACAAATGTCTGTAACAAACAATACACAATGTCGGATTGAGCATTTGTTGAAAACGGTAATGAGTTCATGAACTTACGTGATGAAGCCATTGTGGATAACAGCGAGTTGAGGTCGATGTAAACATCGACCCCATATGTGGATGGACTGAAGTTCAATCCAAGTGCCATCTGAATGACTTTGTACTTGGGTTTCAATTGTCCAGTTAATGGACCAATTGAATATTCATTATACATAATAACACTTCCTTATCACATTGCATCATTTTCTCCAAACATGAAGTCGGAGAACGAACGAACACCAACACGGTTGATCTCGTTACGATTATCAAATACTGCACGAAGCAACTGATCAGATGTCTTCTCAAATGCAACTGCAGTCATTGCAGATTCCGAATTGTCCAATGCGGTCTTGACCGTGACAATCTGGTATGGTTCATCTGGATTAAGCCAATTAGGACGAAGCATTCTATTCTCTGGATTTTTGAGCAAATGTCCAATAATGATCTCACCATGTACGGAGAAGATTGGGATTAAACCATGAAGCATATTCATCAAACGAAGTACACAATCTTCGATGGTATCAAACTTGGCAATACCAGAGTTGAAGAACTTGATAATGTCCATATACTTGGAAATGACAGAGATGTTGACAGGTGTAATTTCACACAAAGCACCACCAGATTCAGCAACCTTGAAGTTGGTTGTCTGAAGATATGTGACGTCATCAATCTCGACTTTCTTCATCTTATCCAGAATGATCTGTGGAATATGAATATCAGCATAGTTCGATACAGTCACTTCTTCCATATCTTTACCCATATAGAATGTAAGTGATTCAGTAATGTTATCATGATAATCTTCACGGATCATGATATTGAAACGCTTCTCATCTGTGGGATAGATATTGGATGAATACATCTGCAGCCATTTGTCCCAGTTATTCGTAAATTCAATACGTTCCGCATCCGTCTTGAGTAAGTGTTTTGCAGACAGAATGTTCTGGGATACACGTGATGTCATCAGCTCGGTTGTATAAATGAAGCCACCTTCCAAATCACCAACACGTGTTGCAATTGTTCCATAACATACGTGACAACAATCCTCGTTCAAGTTACATGTACACGGAGAACGGAACCAAAGACGTTTACCAATCAAATGACGATCCGACTTGGATAATACACGGAGAATACCATCGTTCTTGTTCTTCATATAGAATCGACCATGCATCATGTTCAATACAGTATCATCAACTGTCATGGGGATGGGGTTACGTGATCCACAATCATAAACCGTCTTGGAAATGGTACCATATGTGAGCATCATCATGTTACGATTAAAATATCCGGAATCTCCCATCCAACGTTCATTCATCAAATCAGGTACTTTTGCAGCAATCGAGGCCGCATAGAAAACTGGCTTCTCGTGATAACCTGCTTTGAAACCATTACCGTTCATGATGACAGGAATGATGTCACGTCCATCCGGAATCTGGGAGAAGTTGATGTAAAGCTCTTCCATCTGTTTTGGCTTTACAATCTTCGCATATTTCGAATCAATGAAGAACGGATTACCACGTTTTGTCATTTCTTCTTCAAGAATACGATACTTCTCGGCATTCTGTGCAACGATATCAATCGTCTGGGTATTGGGCGGATATTCAGTGTCATTAATATTACGAACAACTTCCGACTCCATGTAATGGTCAAGAAACAGGTTCTCTGCAGAGAAGATCTGCAGATCTGCTTGAGAGAAGATTGCTGTTAACTGCTTCAACTGAAGTGACATGTATGCCATGGTCTCTTGAATCTGGAAGTTTGAATTTCCACGTCCACGAAGTACCTTGACAATATTATCTTGAATATGTTCACGATCTTTTTCAGACATGAACTTATGCAGAATGAAATCTTCAATATTCACGCTATCGATATATGGAAGAATGGTGCGGATGAATGTCATCGATGTCATGAAACGATTGAGTGGTAATGCATGTGTCATGGTATCATCAATCGATACCTTGAAATGAATGGAAGTATGTTGCATGACATCATTGTGAATTGGAATGTTCCAACAACAAACAGCAACGTCCACAACACGTTCAAACAACTCATCATACATCTCGATATTGGTATAACGATCCAACACGATCAATTCACCCAACAATTGATACACCACATCGGGTGTATCAATCGTCTGGTATGCACGAATGTCCGCAAATCGAGATTCATTGACATCGGTATCTTTGTTGAAATTCATAATGAAACCTCCTTTGAGATATAATTGATTTAAGAATCAATATCTGCTTTGGTGAACTTGAAATTCATCAACATGTCTTTGCGTTGATTGATATTGTCTTTACCAGATCCCATCAATGCTCCCATCTTCTGTAATGTGACTGCATCTTCCATGGTGACTTGGTAGATACGACGTACCGAAGGATCCATAACAACTTCACGTAATACTTCCGGATCAGACGAACCGAGTCCCTTATAACGTCCTTTGATCTGTGGGAATGCATCTTCAATGTATTCGAAGAAGTGTGACAACTCCGTCTGCGTATCGACATTACGTTTGCTGGACTGGTAATGTATGAGCAGTCCATACTTCTTGATGATATTGATTACATAATCCAATTCCGTCAATAATTCATCATCGATCAATACGAAATTATCAATCAATTCAATGACGGCGAATACTTGGTTGGTATTGTGATCAAAGCCGATTTCTTTAAAGACGGAAGCAATCGATTTCAACCACTTATCAATGTTCTTGATGAATGCATCTTTGGAACCATATGTGGCAATACCATATGCAATATACTCCAGCAAGTAACGATTGACGGAACGATTAACCGACACTTCTTTCAGTGTCGTCAGATAATCGAATGCTTCTGTTACGAAATCAGATACATTGATCTTATTAGTGGAAGCAATTGGAAAGTCAATTTTCAAATCGGAAATGGATTTGATACAATACTCGATGTATTCGTTCTGTGTAGCAACGTACTTGACATCTTTACCACGTACGAGCTTGTACAGTGGTGGTTCTGCAACATATACCTTACCCGCATAAATGAGTTCTGGTAAGAAGATGATGAAGAATGTCAAGATTAATGTTCGGATGTGATAACCATCAATATCAGCATCCGTTGCGATAATGATTTTATCATACTTCAGCTTCTTGATATCTGCGGGAATACCACAACCAAGTGTCGGAATGATATGCTTGCAAGAGTCACATGATAATGCACGTTGTGGATCCAAATCATATACATTCTGAAGCTTACCCTTAAAGAACAAGATGGCTTGGAATCGTGCATCACGTGCTCCATTCAAACCACCACCCGCGGAGTTACCCTCAACAAAGAAGATCTCCTTTGGATGTTCAGTCTTGACAGTGGAACATGGAATGAACGAATCCGGAACTGTCCATTGCTTCTTGACTTTTGTCAATGACTTGATGTCACGTGCTTGTTCACCTGCAACGCGTTCGCGGTGGTTGCTAATGATAGCATTTACAATGGATCCGATTGTAGATGATGGTGAATTACGTAACGCATCATAACATGTTTGTTCAATCTCTTTACAGAATTCAGGTGATAAAACCTTATGTTTACTCTGAGATGAGAACAAGTGCATTTTATCACATTCACCTCTGACAACGAGTTGTAAATGTGCAAGAATATCCTTACGTAAATCTTCATTTTGAAGCTTTTTGTTTTTCTTAATACATTCTTCTGTAAAGAATTTTGTAATTGCTTTGATGATACCATTTACATGATCTCCATTCTCGGGTGTGTATATCATGTTCATCCATGAATGACGAACATCTTCCGATCGGGAGGCATACATCATTGCAAAATCGATCTTATATTTACGCACAGTTGTCTTGTCCATAAATGTTTCATCAATATTTCCTTTGAATGATACGGTTAATGTATCACTCATGGCTTTATCTTTAAAACTGGAATCATCAAAGAATTGACGTAAATGCTTGTGCTGTACATGATATTGTTTTCCATTTGCAGTGTAAGATACGGAAGTACCCGGATGCAAAGTATAATCAAAATCTTTCAACCATTCAAGCACTCGATCAACTGGTATCTTATCACATCCCATGACTTTTCGTGATGGCTGATAGGTAACATCTAATCCATGATCATTACCGTCATATTCTTCTAAGATTTTATCAACAAGCTCAGCTTCTTTGTAAATCAACGTGAGTCGTTTATGTTCGTTTGGTCTTGTTGATACCACTTTGAGATATGATGACAACGCCAATAGACATGTCGAACCACCAAGAGAGTTTTCACCACGTGTTGCACCATTCGATCTTGTCATATTCGTACCCGCTTGCATGGTTTCATAAATTTCTTGCATGATATCAGTTGGGATACCACGACCATTATCGATAACACGAATCTGTTTATCGGTCATCAAAATTTTGAATGAATCACAAGGTGATTCTGATTTTAATGCTTCATCGGAAGCATTATCAATCAATTCTTTACACAGATGAAATACTCCAGCTTCTCCGATTGCTGAAATAAACATTGTCGGTCTGGTTCTAATTCGTTGAATATCCACCCTGATGATTTTGTATTCGTCATCAACAAATGTTTGTTTCTTTGACATTACTTTTTCCTCCGTTCTTGTTATATGTATAAAAAGAATGAATCCGTAATGTACGGTTTCATGGTTTACGTCTTAAATATATCAATATGAAAATGAAAAAAGTTACGTGTAAAAGGTGGGGCGCATATGCGCCCCAATAATATTACACATTCATTTATTCGTTCACATGCCCGACACACATGTGAACATTACATCAACATTAAGCGACACTTCACTTTCATGAATTATTATCATCGTAATATATTACTTATAAATTATTTATACCGACCAAAATGTAATCGTTCATTTTATTTATAAAAGGAGAGATTAAAATGAAAATTCAAAGTTTGTATGATATTGAAATGGATATCAAAGTTAATGGATTGAAAGAAGTTACTTCTCAGAATCCATACAAAACCCAGAACCAATACAATCCCGATGGATTGTTCTCGGAAGAAATCTTTGGTCAAACCGAAGATGAACGTCGATACCGATGTGGTTATATTAAACTACCCATCCATGTATTCAATGGTGAGATTTATAAAACCATCATCTCACGTAGTGGTGGTATTATCAAAAAGATGGCAACTGGTGATGTCAGATGCAATTTGGTCAATGGTGTACTTGTGGCTGATGAGAATGGTCAATATTGTGGATTGGTTGACTTATATAAGATATGGGATAACATCGATATTGAAAAGACATTGTCCACACGTAAAGCTGTCAACATTGACATCTTGACAAAGTGCCCGAAACGTTTATTATTCATTGATAAAGTATTGGTTGCTCCACCGAAAATGCGTGACATGGGTGTCCGCAATGGTCGTCAAGTCAAAAGTGAGTTAAATACCTTTTATATGACATTACTTGGTTTGAAAAGTGTCACTTCACATACAACCACAACAGACACGTATCAAGTATACAATAAATATCAGAATGCAGTTGTTGCAATCTATGAATACGTCAATAAGATATTCGGTTCTAAGAATGGATTTGCCCAAAAGAATTTGTTAGCAAAGACCACAACGTTCAATGCTCGTAATGTAATATCTGCTCCAAAGTATAATACAGATAACCCGCGTATTGGATTATTTGTTACGGGTTATCCATTGCATTCATTGTGCTCCATGTTTAATCCATTCATCAAGTTCCAAATCAAACAATTGTTATCTTATTCAAATATTCAACAGATGCATCCAAATAAAGAAGAGATTAATCCCACATTGTTAGATCAGATTTATGATGATAAAATGATCAATGATTTGGTAAACATTTACATGAATAATCCGGGTTCCAGATTCCGCATTCTGTATTTGGATGAAGAAAAAACGAAACCAATCATGTTTGAAGCATTTGATGTCAAAAAGAATGAACGTATCAGTCGTCCATTTACATTAACTGACTTGGTGTTTATTGCATGTAAACGTGGTGTTGTTGATGCGGGTAAGATGGCTTACATGGTACGATATCCCATTGGTGACTACATGGGTGCATTCTTTACACATATCCATATTCTATCAACGAATACGGTATGTGACATCCAATTCATGGGTGAATTATATGAAGACTATCCAGTTGTGGATTTGGAAGCATCTCATATGCGTGTAAGTACCATGTTTGCTGAAACATTAACGCCTTCTAATTCTCGTTTAAAAGCAGTCGGTGGTGACTATGATGGTGATACTGTTAAGAGTGTTGGTATCTGGAGTGATGAAGCGAATGCTCAAGCAGAGAAACTGATGAAGAGTAAGATCTACAATATCACCACTCAATGTACGACAATGTTTCCTATTGAGATTGAATGTCTGAATGGTTTATATGGTCTAACTAAGGATGAATGAGTTTTTCTATTTTTCTTAAATTCTGAATATATCATGTTTAATTGACGTTAGTTGGATGAGAATAACGTATATTATATATTATATATAGAATAATTAATAAGAATAAATAGTAAAATAAAAGATAAATAGATAAGAGATAAAGATATAAAGATATAAGGTATACAAATTGCGCGGGGGTAAAATAAGGGTTTGAGATTTTTTTGTTATGTAAGGATGTGATAACGATGAAATGGTATATTGATGATCACAATAGTGTATCAAGCGATCGTTACATGAGAATGACAAAAGAAGAACATGACAAGATTGATCGTTTGGCACAACAACAGAAAGAACGTGAAGAAATGGAAATTAAGAATTTTGGTGATAAAATCCGTTGTATGAGTCTTGGTGACTTATTGGTGAAAATTCAAGTTGGTGTAAATAACAACAAATGTGTCATGGAATCATTATCAAATGGATTTGTTCGTACGTGTGATAAACCCGATACGGTAAAATGTTCGGAATGTATTTTGCGTTCCATTAACATGAAATTACCCGGGGATTAATTTTTTTTCTATATAGGAGGTATTTTGTATGAATTTGTTTGAATCTATGAAACTGGGACTGGAGACTTGTCCCGACATTGATGAAGCAGATCGTAAGATGAACGACATGTATCCGGATCCACAACAATGGGCTGATGCATTCACACAGTATCAGCAACAGCCTCAGTTGTATCCAAACATTGGTACATTGATCTGTTCACCATATCCGGAAGACAACTGGGGTAATGTCAGTGGCATTATGGCTTCATTTGAAGAAGAGTTACGTTTTCCACAAAAGGATGATAAGATTGATCCCAATCGAATCTATACCAGTGATATTGCTGCATTGCGTTCTTTAGCTGCGGATCAGATTCGTGTAAAGAAGTTGTTCGAGAAACGTTTAACGGAATCTTTGAAAGACAAAGATAAGTATGGGTTAAACGAGAATGACATCATGGCAATGCAAGCATTAACCGCAGCGAATAATGCTGTAACTGCTATTAACAAAGAACAAATCCAAATTAAGAAGAACATTGCTGACATTCGTTTGAAACAACAGCAACAACGTAATGCTGTTGGTAATGGCGGCAATGCATCAACTGGTGGAGATACTGGTAGTGGTTATACAAATTCTTCTATGATTGGTCGTCAGATGATGGATTCTATCTTTGAATCTGTCGGAACAACCGTTAGTAGTGGTCCTGTGAATATTGAATATGATAATGCACGGTCAATGGATATTGATCAAGCTGCGTCTATACTGGACAACTTGATTCCTGCAAACCCATCTTCTACTGCATATGAAAATCTGAATCCAACAACATATGTCGTTGTTGATCAAACTGGTTCTCCATTGGGTTATGAGACATATGATGATCGTGGTAATATTATCGAAGATTATGATAATCCAACCACTTCCATCAAAGAAGTAGATCCAACATCTATGACTGCGGTTGATGATTGTGAACGTCAGTATCCTGTCAAGTATAAAGGTTGATGTAAATATGAATGATGTGGGGGCAATTGCCCCCACATATAAAAATATTAAGACCAAAATATAATTGTACCTGGTATTGTTCCGATTCGCAATACCGTAAACAATTAACAAATCTAATGTAAAGGAGATTTAAGGAATATGATTGATCCTAAATACAGTTTGAAGTATTCATTTCCACATAGCGTTGTTCACATCGTGGACAATTCTATGGTAACTGGTGAAACTGTTGTCCCTCAGGTTCAGGATCCGTCTGTTTACTCCACCATCGTTGTCACTGGACTTCCGATGGGTGAAGATAACAGATTCATCAGTGTCTCTCGATCTGATGTACTGAACACCGGTTTCGGAATCAATACTTTGACCACAAGTGATATCGTTAAGTATTCCCAGGCGGTTGAATACCCGATGGCACTTCTCCAACAGAATGTACCCGTAAAGCTGATGCGTATTACACCGGATGATGCAACCTATGGTATTGCAGTTATCATGGTTCAGTGGAAGAAGCTTGAAGAGATTCGCAACAACAAGTTTGAAGTTCGCTTCAATGTATTGTCTGAAGATAAGATCAACAGCACACTCACTGATCTGTCTGAGTACAAGAACGTTGCTCGTCTGAACAAAGCACTTGTCAACAGACTGAACAATGCTGATGATGATTCCGTTTGCGATTTCATTCTGACAATGTCTCAGCCTTCTGATTGGACAACCAATTGGAAGACTTATTACAAGTACGACACTGCTCAGAAGAGATATGTATCTCTTGAAAAGACCGATCCGGAGGAAGCACCTGAGTGGGCAGCTAATACGTACTATGAGCGTAAGCAGGTTTGGAACCAGGCTGTGTTCATGACTGTAATCTCTGCTGGTCGTGGCTCCGCATATAACCGTATGAAGTTCTTCATCAACAAGACCACACAGGCTCGTCGTCAGACCGCTGTTACCTATAACTTCGGTACGATCGATACTCTGAATGGTTTAACGGTTGAGAACTTCACAGCGACGTTGATTAACAATTCCAACTCTGTACTGAGTACGGATTCAATCAACTCTTATTCCACTAAGATTGATACTGTCAACATCGCTGTTGCTAAGCGCGTTGAAGGTTCTTCTGTACTCGTTCCGACTGTGAATGAGACTGCAGTTCAGACTGTATTCGATGCTTATATGGAATACTTCAGATCCAAGAAGGAGATCGGTGATTCTGAATATGCTTCCTATGGTGCTGCATATGATGAGATCTATCGTACACTGAACTCTTCCAAGTTCGATATGCTGTACGGTCAGTTCACCTACAAGGATTCCACCTTCAAGCTTCCGTACTACCAGGTTGACATGTATGATACCGAGGTTCCGAAGCTTCCTGAGAATCAGCTTGCTGTTACTCGTCTGAAGATCGATGACACTAAGACTGATGCACCGAATTATGAAAGCTCTATGGGCGCTGTATGTAAAACCATTCAGGGTTATGGTGTAACGTTTGATGCAAACAAAGTACCGATTGCAAATATCGATACTGCTGTACCGAATTTCGTATTTGATACATTTATCAAGCAAGCTATCTCTCAGACTTTCAATGATAACAATGCACCCGCACCTGGTGATGTATATCTGAGTGGTACCAACTCGAAGAATCCGTTCTTCACTCTTGTTACCGGCGTTAACCTGAAGAATGGTGCAATTACTACTATTCCAATTACTAAGGTATTTCCGGCTGATCTATCTGGTGTTGTTGATACAAGTGCAGAGAGCGTTTCGATCTCTCGAGTATTCAGTAACATTTCTCCGATTCTGGATCCGGGTGATTCTAGAACAGATGTAATCCAGAAGTTAAACAATGCTGGTGATAACTTCTATGTTGGTGAAGTCATCATTGTAACCGGCGTCTATAAGGGTGCCTCTGAGTCTTACAAACAGTTTGCATTGTACACTATCACCGGTGTTGATTCTAACAAGAAGATTACCGGTCTTGCTCCATATAAGACGAACCTGTATCGCGCATTCGATTATACTTCTAATTATCTTGGTAATGCAGTATTTTCTCAGATCTGTCTGGCTTCCCAGATTAGTGATGAAGCAAGCAAGGGTTCTGCATGGACCCGTCTCGGCTCACTGTTTATCAATGATATTCGTGAAGAGTGGAAAGATAACCAGGGCACTCAGTCGTTCCATGGTACTCAGGCGGATAACGCTTCCCATTTCGATACTTCAACAACTACTCCGAGATACCTTGCGTACTTTGATATTACCGGTAAGCCTGTATTCTACACTGTATCTGCATATGCAACAACATATGATACTGATGCTCGGGATAGTGCTTACAGTGGTCATACTACGATCTTCCGTGCATTCACGTCTGTTCCTACGGGTGTTGCTGTCAATGTATCAGCTGACATTATCGGTGAACAGTTCGATGCACTCGTATATGATCGCAGCAGTGAACTGAATCCGTTCATTGTTAATCCGGAGATTGATCCCGCAGATTACATTTACAGATGTAATGTCCAGAGCGCAGTCAACAATACTTACCGTGTGACATATGCTGCTGGTATTGATGTACCTTCCAATTATTATGTCAACAACTACGGTGACATTCTGTATGCGTCCGCATCAATGTCTACATCCGAGGGTGGTATTCCGATTGCATGTGGTTCTACTGGATTCTTCGATGAGAATATCTCTGAACTGGAATTCAAGTGGAGATACTCTGCACTGCTTGTCAAGGCATTCCGTGGTGAGATTGATCCGAGAATTCTGTCTCCGATTCGTGTACCCGCATTCTATCTGTTCGATGCAGGATTCAATACCGTTTGTGGTATGAATGTACTTCCGTACACTGTACCGAATGTAGAGGATGTTATCTATGCTTCCTCCATCTTCACTGAGGATGAGAAGGAATCTGTTCTGTATGACAAGAGTGTTATTGCAAACATCAAGTCTTATGAGGATATTGATGTTAAGCAGGCGATGTATGACCTGATGATCGAGCGTGTATACCAGCGTATTCCTGAGGCTAACAGACCTGTTGGTCCCGGTTCTGGTTTGTCACTCCATCTCGACTCCGGTGTAACTGATGCCGAGACTGCAATCTCCATCAACAACTCCTTCAAGCAGCGTTTTGATAACCCGAACGCATCTTGGGATATCGGTGGTTATGTGAGTGCGGATAATGGCGTATCTTATACATATCTGATGCAGATTGTTAAGAACTGCTTTACGCATTATCGTAACTACTCCGTCAACAAGCCGTTCGTCGGTGATTACTCCGCAATTGACAAGAGTGCTTATCTCAGCTTCTTCCCAGATCTGGATGCAACCGATTGGGAGATGAGAGAGCTGTACTACAATAGCGGTGGTAATGCTTGGATCCAGGATGCTCGTGGTAGCATCACTCGTCGTTCTCAAAGATCTCTGTATCGTGAAGAGACTGGTACGAGCGATCTCTATCAGGAATCCAATATGAGAACCCTGTCCCAGTTCTGCTACCTCATTCAGGAGGAGATTGATCACTATCTGTTGGAGTACAACGATGATGGTGTTATCAAGACCATGCAGGAAGCAGTAAACAACAAGTTTGCTGGTTGGGCTGGTAATCTCGTACAGTCTTACGACATTAACTTCGCACGTGATTACAACACTGACGGTAGTGACATTCTCATTTGTAATGTTAATGTTACATTCCGTGGACTCATTCTCCGTGTTCCGATCATTGTGAATGTCAACAGACGTACCAATTGATTCTATAGAAAGGAGATATAAGTTATGGCTATTAGCTTGCAATCTGGTATCCGTGAATATAACGGCGACCTTTCACAATATACAGGCATGCTCGGTGGCTTAACTCCGGACGTTCACACGCTCCGGAGTTTAAACCCCGAAACGACCAACCGTGTCATCTGTGTTATGTATCGTGGTCCGTACTTCCTGATGCACTACTTTGGTGGTGATGGTGCCAATGCATATGATCATCGTAGTCCGTTCATGACCTACAAAAAGGTCATTGAATACTACAATATGGGTATTCGTCCGAATATCCAGGATCAGCAGCTTGGTTCCACACAGCTTCAGGGTGGCTTTGCTGGTAGAACGATTCCGATTCCTACTACACAGAATGCTTCCCAGGGTCAGACACTGACGATCCGTGTTCCGGAACTCGTTGGTCGTCCTATGGCGAATGTTCATAATATGTGGGTTGATGGTATTGCTGATGCAGTTACTGGTTTGACCACATATCATGGCCTGGTCGCTGGTAGTATTGGCGAGGACAATACTCCTCAACGAGTATTCACCAATACAACTGGTTCAGGTTCCACTGAGGCATTGGAGCCTTCACCTGCATGGGAAGTTGCAGAATTCCTGATCATTGCACTGGATCGTTCTGGTGCACGTGTTGAAGGTGCTCTGATGGCACTGGGTTGTGTTCCTTCTGGTAAGGTTGGTAATGATACATTGTTCCAGCATGAGAACAATGGTCAGTCTCAGGTTCAACAGCTTGAACTGACTTACAACTGCCAGTTCATTCAGTCCGCATATGTAAATGACTTGGCGTCTCGTTACGTTCGTCAGTTTGCTGTATTCGGTAACTCTCTGAACTACAATCCTGGTGCTGGTGATGCATTCTTCACGGATGTTACCAAGTCTACCGAGATCGATACCCCGATGTTCAACAATGGTGTTCGTCCGACGCTGGATGCTGTTCAGAGTGGTGTTGGCAATGCTCCGGTATTCAAGGCCAAGGGAGATTATGTCTCTCGTCCTGGTGCCAAGGAGCATATTGTTACCCCAGCGGATCATTCTCGTATCTACGGAAACAACCAAGCAAGTGGCGAGTTGGATGCAACTCCCACGAGTATTGCAAATCCGTACGATATCGGCAATGCTGCTCCCGGTTGATAAAAAAATACACTGGATTGGTGGGGCGTCCAAGCCCCACCAATCTTTTGTAATTATGTCAATATGAATAATTCGATGATATCGAATCTCTCATAATACATTCGCAATGAAACATAACGTACATCACGGAATGTGAATATGGATAATCCAATTTGATTTAACTTCTTATCCGATTTTGTTACCATCTTTTTGGAGATGATAATACCATCATTCAACGGTGTTGGTTCTTTTGCTTTTCCGATGATGGTTCGATCATAATAACAGTATTCTGCATTGATTGCAGCTTGTATTAGATCGTCATCATGAATCGTATCCAATTCATCTAAATCAAATGATTCAGCCTGTAATTCTTTATACAAAGCATCGTCATGAATGATAAACCGATATTTGTAATTCTTCGGTTTATGCGTGTTGATTAATTTGGTTGCGGACATTAACTCTTTACCCACGTGGAATCTCTCCTATCTGAAAATGTAATCACATGTTTCACAAAATACCGAACATATGCTTCTAATGTAATCGGTAAACGCCGTGATGGATTAATCTTGAACATGAATCGATTATAAAGATCATCTAATGATGATAAATCATAATCAGAATTTTCATATTCTTGTTCAAACTGTTCTAAGTCTTTTTTGACAGTGAAGTATGATGTATCACATGCAGGACATCCATCTAAGATATCATAATCAAACGCAAATATCATCGGTATATCATCAATGAGTTTATTGACAATATTAATGAATGGGATATCACGTCTGAATATCATCTCGCCAAATATTAAGTAATCTGATAATCCTTCAACAACAGTTTCGGTTGCCGCTGTTACATATTCAGATGTCGTAACGATATGATGGATCTGTTTTGTTGTATTGGAAAACATCTGATACTCTTGAAGTGTATGATATTCTAAATCATCACCATCATAATCGTTCGGTAATGTCTCAATCGTAACAGCTGACATATCGAATTTATGTTGTAACATAAACTTGTATATCATCTGATCATCAATTGAATATACGCGATGACATAACAAGTTATCATCATTTGGCGTTGCTTTATTCTGTTTAGAATACGGAGAAAAACGAATTCTATACATTATGTTCACCTTTCCATTGTCTGGTTTCTTCAATTACAACATTCGCCAAGAATGCTAACAATTGCAAATTGTATGCTTTATAATCGGCACCAACTCTACCAAATGGAACATAATACTGTTGTGGTAGTTTATCTTGCAGATATTGCATTTGGAATTTGGATAAGTAATTGAAGATATCTTCATCATAGTCTTCGATCATACGGAATACTTTCTTGATATGGAGATTAATCCCCATGGTTTGTTCCATCAACATGGTTTGATTAATGTTTTGATACTTGATGTAATCATTCATATAATACATATTGATGTTTTTAAACCTCATGAATGAAGTCCATTCACCTTTCTTACGGAAGTTAACACCTTCGATATCAGTGATAACTTTGTTACGAGTTCTCATGAAGACTGCATCAGAATGCAATGCAATGATATCATCCGTCGATAAATTATTTTGTATAATAAATTTTTGGCGGATATCCCTAATACCTGATAATAGGCTTTGAGAGAAGTCTTTATCTTCTCTTTGTATTAAGCCAATCTTCACGACACGGTCTTCTTTTTTCATGAGATTCAATTGTGTGATCAAGTCATTATCCAACAATTGAAATCTCTTGGCGATGGATAATGACGCTGCTTCCATATCATATTCACATATGTGTTCATGAAACATGTATTGAATGTCGTTATTTTCCCAAACTTGCTTATCATGCATGATGCATGACCCCCTTTCGTGTAATTGATATCTTATAAAAGATATAAGTATCGATTAAAAATAAATACACTATCTAAGGAGTTGAAAACTGTGAACGAAAACAACAATGAGTTTCATGACGAACTTGATGACGTGATTGCTCGTGCAACCAAGAAGTTCGGACTGAACAATGATGAACCCATTGATGATGTTGCAACTCCGGTTGTTCCGGAGACACCCATTGTCAATGAAGAAGTGCCAGCAACTCCAACGGTGAATTATGTTGATAATGATCTGTTGGATATGGATCTGGATGATGATATGGATGATGATATTCATATTGATGATCCCGATGATGATCCATATGGTGTAAGAGATTTTGACCGTGAAATGGAAGAAGAAGATCGTCAACGTGAGCTGATTCGTCAGCAGCAGTTACAAGAGGCAAAGAACCGTCAAGAAGAAATGAATGATGGTATGCGTGCATTACCCCCACAGTCTCTTGACAAGAATTTCCAGAAGGAAGCTATTGATTTCCAGACTGACAATCTCAGTATTGTCACTGGTATGGTGGAACGTGTCAAAGCAAAGTATCATCTCAAGGGTGGTATCAAGAATGACCGTCTGAGAATGGTTATGGGAGATCTGTTGGAAGAATACTACAACAACGGTGAAGAGATCACTCCTCGGTTTGAAAAGATCATTATGGATAACTGGACACATGTTGGAGATAATGGTGAAGAGTATTCCAATACCGATGTACCACCGACCCAGAATGCTGTTGTTAACAATACAACAGCAGAACGACTTGAAGATGTTCAACCCGTTGAAGTCAATATTGATGTTACACCCGATCAGCCAGTAACTGTCAACATTGATGATGAGATTGTTAATGCAATCAACAAGAAGCGTGTTGTCAATATCAATGTTCGTGAGTTAACCTCGAAGGATATGGATAAGGTAACTGTCATTGAGAACTCTCCTCGTGAAGGTATCATTCGTTCCTTTGATACTGGATTGGGTTATACACCTCTGACACTTCCGTTATCTGCATATCGTTGTATGATCAAGCCAATGAACTTCTTCGATATGATTTCTATGAATGCTCCTGACAATAACTCTCCGGTGGATTATCATCTGAAGCGTTGGAGAACCATTTATGATCATCTGAAGAATCCGTCGATTGGAGAATTCAAAGACTTTGAGGACTTCTTGAAGAATACCAAGTACAATGATATGACACTGCTGGAGTGGGGTCTGTTGACAGCAACCTCTGATGATGAAGAGACACTGACGCTTGAGTGTGGAAATCCCAAGTGTAAGCAAGAGTTCATTCATCGTTACACACCACGTACGTTGATACATCCGAAGCCGGACAAGCTTCCTCCGGAATATGATGAGATCTCTAAGACTGGTGGTGAACGTGCAATTCAACTGCATGATCAGATTGCTAGTAAACGTACACGTTATCGTTTACCAAATTCCAAGGTTGTTATTGAAATCTGGGAGCCTTCTGCATATGAATATCTGACAATCAAGCTTCCGTTGATTATGTCTCGTTATCAGGAGAGATTCCCGAATGATCCCAACATGGAAATGATGCAGGATGAGAATCGTCGTAATTCTGATCCGAGAATGATGGAGTTTTCCATTATGATGTCAATGATGATGCGTATTCCTGCAATCATTGTTCCACCTCCGGATGAAGATGACTTCAATACACCACATGAGTATCGTTTCACAAATTGGGATGATATTGAAGAACAGCTGGGGATGCTTCCGATGGAAGATACACTTGCAATCTTCAAACTCATTTCCGAACAAGACGACTCTGCTCCGATTGACTTCTATGTATCTGATATCCAGTGTCCTCATTGTGGTCGTAAGGAGCCTCGCGGATTACCTGTAACGAACCTTGTACAGAACTTGATTTTCCGCGTATCTCGAAGACTTCAGAATACAGAGATAAACTTGACGAGGCTGGATTAACCTTGTTAGAAGACGCAGAACTATTCAAGAATTTAATCCCATTGGATATTCTTGAATCATTACCGCTTCCTTTACTGCGCCGTCTTCGAGAACTACAACGGAAGCGTCGTGCATATCGTGCGCAACAACAAAGTGTTTCCGGTGGTAATCATACCACCGGAAATATTAACATTAACACATCAGCATTAAGCGAATTACTCATGGATGAAATGTAACATTTTATACCAAAAGGAGAGTGATTCGCAATGGAATCAAATAATACAAATTACAAATTGAATGATGTCGTGAATTGGTATTTTTCTAATTATGGGATACCATATACAGTTGAACATTATATCGAAATCCGACAAGCATATTATGAACAACATCCCGTTGGGACAACATCATCAACGTCGTAATGATTGGAGTGATAGCATAATGATTACAATTCCAAATTCCAAGTTACATGAATTCAAGAACATGTTCGAGAAATATCGTTTGTATGTGAATTCAATGAACATTTACATGAATGCTATTCGCATGATTAATGGTCATCATCGTTATTTAAATAAAGAAGACTTTGAGAAGTATTACTTAAACTTTACTGCTGATATTGAATTGGTATCATCACCGATTGAATCGTTCATTCCCGACTATGGGGAGTTTGAACAGAACGAAACCAAAAAGAGAATTTTCGTTGTCAATCGTGATGTGCCCGAATATGAACGGTTGAACAAACGTATGAACATAGAAGATTTGTTCAATACACTTCCTGTGACACATGATGTTGTTACGTTATTAAAAGATAAACCGGAGAAGTTTGTTGATATCGTTGATGATGTCTTTATCTACTGGAACGTCAACAAATATCTGGATATGATCAATCTATTGCGACTGAAGTCGATCTCTGCAATGACTGGTTGTATCGAATACGTTGTACAGAACATCACACTGAATCAGTGGAAAGATTTCTTAAGTGGTACAAAGAAGATCAATGAAGAGAAATGTGACAAGTACCAGACGGACAATCTATTTGAACCGGATTATCTGTCAACGATTGATTATTATAAACAAATTCACATGGAGTTTGACGCATTTGATGTAGAAGAACTAATCGATCGACTGTGTACCAATATTATTATGAAAACAGATATCTATATGATTATCGCGGTATATCTGATACTGTCGTTCTCACGTGTGGATATTGATAACAATGCATTTGATGATTCTCCATGTGCAACGTATGTACGAGATGTACTGAGTAAACTATAATCATTTTAATTGCAGAAGGAGTGTGTATGAGAAATGGGTAAATTGAAAGCAAAGGTTGATACAAACGCCAATGTACAACCGGACGAACCAATCAGAAAGCATCGTAAGAAGTACGTCATGAATTCAATCGATGACATCAACGATCGTTGTTCACATGCGAGTACGTTGTCATTGGTTGGTGCTTCCGCGATGACGTTTCCGGATAAGATATCAACGGTTCGTTCCAACATGGCTGTTAAGCATACATCTCAGTATGTTGTATTAACCAATCCCGAGTTTCCAAAGGTGTACACCGGTGCAGAGAATGTGTTTGGTGAACGTTCTTCATGGAATATGAAGAATGAACATGCTTGCAGACTTGTGAAAAAGTTTGTCAAGTTTAAGAATGCACCCATCTCACCGGTTGTATACGTCTTCTTGGACTTGGAAACCAACAAGTACATTTGCAAACTGGTAAACTGTGCAGAGAACTTGATCGAGAAGTATGGTTTTAGAATGTATGATCGTATCAAGAACAAATACGAAGAAGGTGATGTTGTACCGGCATCACAGCCCGTTGCACAGTCTTCCTCATATGTGAATGGCAATTACTGTTCTGGAAGAAATATCAGAATGGCGTACACTGTACTTCCGGAATTAACTGAGGATGCAGTTATCATTTCCGAATCTGCTGCAAAGGAATTGGAATATGACATGGTTGATATCGTCACTGTAAAGCTGAAGAGTGATGCTTATTTGTTAAATAAGTATGGTGATGATAATGTGTACAAACCATTTCCACGTATTGGTGAATTCATACACAATGATGTATTGTGTTCCATACGTGAGAATTCATTCATGTCATCTGTATCTGAAGCACGTCGTAGTCATATCAATGACAAGAACTATTACTCACGTGGGCAGATTGTTGATATCGATGTATTTACCAATGTTGATTTGGAGAATGAAGAAGTCAATGAATACTTGAAAGAGATTACGGAATGGCATCAAGAAATTTACACATTCTTGTCAACAATTGTTGCCGATCCGTATCAAGATGATACATCATTGATTGATGTATATCATCGCGCGGAAAAGTATCTGTCTAATTCCACATGGGTTACAAAGGAATACATTGTTGATACCATTATCCAATTCAAGGTATTAAAGCATGTTCCGATTCATATCGGTCAGAAGATCGTTGGTCGTTATGGTAACAAATCTGTTGTAACTGCAATCATACCTGATCGTTTGATGCCTCACACAGATGATGGTCGTCCGATACAAATGCTGTGTAATGGTTTAGCAGTACCAAACCGAATCATTGGATTCCCGACGTATGAAGCAACTATGACATTTATGGAAGAAAGACTTCATCAGCACTTCTTGCGTATGGAAGAGCGTGGTGAAAGTATGGATTCCATTGTGGCACTGGCTGTGGAATTCTTGTCAACCTTTGAACCACATGAAGGTGGAGAACTTGCACGGTTGTATCGTGAACGTCCAGTTGATGTCTATAAAGATATTATAAAGAATGGATTATACATTCAAATCATGCCATTGAATGATAAATGTGTTCGCGATGCTTTGGTGGAATGTTACCATAAATGGGGAAATACAATCTTCAAGAAGTACAAGCTTCGTACAAAGCTCCGTCATCGTTGGATTGAGATTCCTGGTGAGTATGCCATTGGTTTCCAGTACACATGGGTATTGAAACAAGAGCCATCGAAAGCAATGTCGGTTGTATCCACATGCAAAACAACGTGGTATGATCAACCGGTCAAGTCTCACTTGTACGGTAAGAATCTTCGTCATTATTCTGACAATCCGATCAAGTTTGGTGAATATGATTCATATAACTTCTTAGCTGGTGTTGGTGTAAAGGACTTCTACAAGTTAACAACATACTTCCGTGGTTCTCAATATACACCCAATTCCATCTTGATGAGTCAGTTGGCAAATACACCAATTGACACAACAAAAGCAAATCAATTCCCACAACTTGATAATTTCAGAAATGTATTGAAATTCATTGGGTACAAACTCAGTCCCGAGATCTTTAATTACAACTCGGCAGGTGGATTCGACAGATTGTACGATGTCATGATGGGTAATGTCAAAGTAAGGATTTCTATTCCAGACTTAAGACATGTATTAATTCTGAATTCGTATTATATGCAATATCAGAATTACATCAATGGCACAATCGATATGGACGACTTCTTTACTCAGATCGACGGGACAAATACTTTCGACAACTATCCTGATGGGTACTCTTTACATTGTAAGAAATTATTCCTATCTCTTCTGCCCGTGTTGCAGCAAATGAAGCAATATCGTTAATAAGGTATCACATACATTGAACTCCCGGGGACATCCCCGGGAGTTACATATAACAAACTTCATTAATAAGTGACACATCTTAGTGTCATATTTTTTTATATGAGGGGGTGATGATATGAGTTATGTTACAACAAATGCACAAAGCAATATCATTTGTTTACCGGATGCAAATGGCAACAAAGGTTATTATGACTTTGGAACAAAGAATACTTCTTTTTTGCAAACTGCACAAGAATTGAAATCACTTGGTATCAAGCATTGGTATTTTCCATTAAAAGTAAAATATCCACAGTTTGGTTTACAAGATATCAATCCACGTGATCCTGACTTAAATGCAGAAACAATTGGTCGTATTCATTTGGAGTCTAAAGAGAATGTTTGGTATTGGGTTCGAGAAGTTGCACGTATTCCTGCAAAGGGAGCTCCACAACCATTCATGCCAATGTTAACACGTGCATCATGTTCGATGGTTTGGAATTTTGATCACAACATTGATTTCATGGTGTGTCAACCTCGTCAGACTCATAAGACGACATGGATTAATTTATTATTAACACATGCATTTATTTATGATCTGAAGAACGTTGAAATTCCAATGATGCATCTGCAAGATAAAGATGTCACTCGTAACGTTGAAATGTTCCGTGATTATATTATGCAATTACCTACATATATGAATCCTTGGAGTGATCGTTTAAAACCACCAGGTGTCAAGTCTATTAAGTATGAAGCACATAAGACATCGATCTATCCATTGTGTCAACCCGATTCAGAAGTAACAGCAATGGATAAACTACGTGGTATGACGTTGTTTGCTGCTTTCATTGATGAGTTTGAATATATTAATTACATTTCAAAGATCATATCTGGTGCAAAACCTGCAATGGAGTCTGGACGTACGATTGCAAAACAAACTGGTGCGAGATGTTGTATTATGTATGCTTCCACACCGGGTAACTTGGAAACATCTACCGGTAAGGAAGCACAACGATTGATTGATTCAACACCACGTTGGTCTGAGAAGTATTATGACTTGTCGGATGCTGATGTGGAACGTTTGTTTGAAAACAATATCGATCAAGATGGTGTCGATCGTACTATGATTCGTCGTTTCTATATTGAGTACAATTATAAGCAGCTTCGTAAAGATGATGCTTGGTTGGAAAAGCAACATATGGAAGCGGTTGCTTCAGGTGATATGGCAGAGTATAAACGTGGCTTCTTGTTACAAAGATTCCGCGGTTCTGATGGATCATTGTTCAAACAAGCAGACATTGATTTCATCAACAATCATGTGCGCGAACCTGATGATGAGATTTTGTTGTTAAACAAATATCATCTGTACTTATATAAACATGATGTTGTGATGACAGACATCAACTCCGAAACACCATTCTTTGATGTGACAATTCCATACATGATCGGTATTGATATTGCTGGCGGTACGGATGGTGATAACACAACATTTGTAGTTGTTCACCCATACACGTTCCAAGTCGTTGCTGAGCTTGCCTCGCCATATATGGGAGCATTGGATTTGATGCGTTGTATCATTGCATTGGCAAAGCTAATCAAACATCCAGTGTTCTGTCCTGAAACAAATTCTATTGGTAAAGCATTACTGGAATGGATTCAAGATTCTAAGCTGGAGTATATGTTCTATTGTGATCCAAAATTGGATATCACCAAGAATGTCACTGAAGATGATGCGAATGATTTGGAGAAAAAATTAAAGAATACAGCATTGCAACGAAAATACATTGGTACTAATGTTACTCCAAAGATTCGTAATATGATGATGCAATTGTTGAAGCGATATGTCCATGATTATCGACACTTGATCAATACGAAATTGTTGGTAACTGATATCAACAACTTGACTGTATTGAAGGGTAAGATTCAAGCTGATAATGGATTTCATGATGACGTGGTAATGGCATATTGTCACATATTATATGTGTTCACATTCGGTTATGACTTGACACGGTATGGTATTGATAAAACAAAATGCAAGTTTGAGTTGGCATATCAAGAAGTCAAGGATTATGAAAAAGAAACTGAACTGAATCATGTCAATAATATGAAACCATATGGACGCGGTGCATATGGATATGAAGAACAATTGTTACATGACATTGTTAATGTTCAAGAGAATAATGGCTTTGATAAACAAACCGGTATGGATATGTATGGTTATAAACAGAACCAATACAATCGACAACAAACTGCAAACGAACAAGAGATTGTTCGTATGACACGTGCTGATTTGGACTTCTTTACATCGGTACAAAACTTTTAAAATGGTAAAAAATATCCCCCGCGTGTGCGGGGGATAATTTACACAGGATTAATCGATATCCGGAATTTTACCGATCTCATTCTCGATGAATTCATCGAGTTGATCAGCCGGTATGTCATCTTTGTATGCCTTTTTCATAGCGTCGAGAAACCTCTCCAAGAAACCGATGTTTACATAAGTATCCTCGAAGACTTTGATGAATGAGCTGATGCTGCAATGATGTGCATCGGCTATATCACCGATTGTTCGGATTTCTGTGATTTTGTCAAAATTGTTATTCATAATGAAGACCTCCTTGTGAAATGGATGGGTTTATATTATCATATAAATTATATATGTAAATAAAAATAATATTTTAATAGCTAAGTAGCGGGGCATGAAGCCCCGCCGTTAGCTATGTAAAATGGAGGTAAAAAGAAATGGGTACAATGCCACGTCCATTTGGGTCGGACATGTCGACATCCGCCCTATATATCGACATGTCTCTATACCAGAGGAACTTTACGAAGAATGCATCGCACCAAACATTCTTCTCATGTTAGGAAAGCAGGAAAACCTAACATGGACGCAACCCAAATGGATTAATTACTTGTGTAATCTATTTAGCAATAAATTGGTGGTAATTGTTTATAATGACCACTTACACCTGGGAATGATTTCAGAACAACTCTACGTTTCATGCCCCATTTCTCAAATGCACGTGCATACTTGACATGATCACATATGTCGAAGTAATAGCATTGGAATCCGCGGTCACGTAATCTACCAACAATCTGTTCAAAGATGATAGGTGATGATTTCTGATCAAAGTTAACAACTGCACCTAGATTGGAGATATCAACACCAGTTCCACATGACATGGTTGTTGATAAGATAATGTCGGATTCAAACGCTTTTTGTCGTTCGGCAATTGGCATAGAACCATCAACATGTGCAATAGTATATTCCTTGAAGTATTCTTGTTTCTTCATCTCCTCTTCAACCATTGCTATGGCATCAAGTAATGGTAATAACAATAATACTTTACCTTGTTCTTTGATCTTTTGTGCAACTTTCACCATGTGGATGACATTTGCAACGAATGGTTTGCCATTACGATAATCCATCAACATACGATAATATGTTGCTGATATCAAACCTTTCTTACCATATTTGAAATGCTTCTGACACAACTGTGAAGAAGCATTGTAATGGATATCTTGAAGATATGGAATAATGTATTCGGTTTGATATTCTTCGTACTTCTTGGAACCAACGAAACGTTCTGCATCCGATAATGCACGATTCAGCACACGGTCTTCTACTTCATCAGAACGACCAAGTGTTGCCGATAAATAGTAATTGTGTTTGATATTACAGATTGCATCAAACTTTAATAAACCTTTCAAATGAAGATGTGCTTCATCGACAATACGAATACCAAAGTTCGCTTTGTCCATAACATCCATAAGTCCCTTCCAATCATCACGCAATGCATTCTCGATGGAAGAGATTGTTACGACACATAGTTTCTTATCTGGTGCATCATAGATACGAGTTGCAATATCATCTTCATCAATACCGAGATCAGTAAAGTTTTCAATCCACTGATTCTTTAGGTTGGCTGTTGGTGCAATGATGATAGGTTTCTTCTTTAACAAATATACCGCATACAGAGCCATGAATGTATTATGTGTTACAATGTAATCTTCGGTAAGATACAAGTGTTCTGGATTGTCAACCATGATGCATCGGCATTGTTCTCTATGGGATAATTCAATATTTGTTATACGAAGTTTTGAATAGTCATGTCTACTTGAAGATTTGGTATCATTTACTGCTTCATTTGCAATCAATAATTTTCGTGGATGTGTCATGATTAAATTCTTAATAGAATTTGGGATTCTAAAATACAAATTTGCACAAAATCCACTCGTATATTTCTCAACACGTTTATCAATTGCCAATCTGGATGAGTATCCAAATGAATATAATAATTGTTGTAAGTCATTTAGTAAATTCAATGATGTTGAACAATATGACACATAATATCCTTTTGATGATATTGAACCATCAGTGTCCATTAGACCCTGCAACAGCTTTAAACGAACATCAACACTGTTGATCAGATACATATGTGGTATTCTTTTTTCATAAGAGTATGAATCAATAAATTCCGGAAGATCTTTGAAAAACTGCTTTTTGTCAATCGGTTTAAGAGTTTTCTTATCATAGAAATCATATGTGTAATTATGTAAAGAGCGTCTACGTACACCGAATCCACATATTTCAGCGATTTTATTCGGAACATATTCATCTCCGGAAGAAATCGCAAAACATCTATCTCGTAAACAACCATTACCAATTAAACATCCGAGAACATAAGGATCAATGGGTACATTGGTATGTGGAAAATTAACCGGATCACATGTTGGAATATAGATTTTTTTATGAGCTATATTCTTGATCAGAGTCTCTGTGGTAACAGTTGTCCATTCATTACTATCATCCGTTTTAATTGTCCATAAATGTTCCAAACCACACATCGCGGTTCTTCCATCTTGGAATGTTATTTTATAAACATTTTTCACGCCTTGTTCAAAGATACCTGTAACATGTGTCATCATACCATCTCGTGAGAATACTGTATCACCAATGTTGAGATCACCCATCTTCACATAACCATTTGGCGTAGGAATTAGTGTTGAATATGGTTGTTCCTTACCGACACCGGGTTTCACTTCGATGGTAAGCTTTGGTGATTTACATTTCACCATAGCATCAATACAGTCTCTTTGTAATTGTGAACGTGGTTCACGATTCATCTTGATTTCAATTGTTGCTCCTTCACGTGGAGGAATTGTCTTGATGAATTTCTTTAATGGAATAACGTTCTGATCTTTCATGGTTAAGAATCCGGACGTAATGTACAATACATCATGTTCTTTACCAAAGATGGGCTTCTTATTTATATCTTTACCAACATAAATGAAGTATTCACGCACTGGATCTTTCAATGAGAAATAACGTAAAGCTGCACGTTTGACTTCATCGGATGGTTGATGAATAATCAGTCCGGTTGTTGTTTTTTCAACCTGTTGCATATCACATCATGCCTCCCATCATATCTTCACCTTCGGGAGCATTGTTGAGAATGTTCTTTGCAGGATCAGCTTCCTTCTCCAAACGATATTGATTGGCTTCATCACGTGCTTCATCAGATAAACGATCAAACAATTCAATGTCAACTTCCGGCATATATTCCGCTAATACTTTCTTCTTGAACATACGTGCAGTTGGTGACATATTATCTTCACCATCTTTACCTTCTTTACGTTCCTCAGGAGACAACCATATCGGAAGGATAAAGTCGATAAATGCGGACATATTCTGGATCTTTTCCGTTGTAACATTCAAGTATTTCGCCGTTGGCATACGGAATGAGAACTCCAACGTCTTAATGAGTTCTGGATCGATATCTGTCTCCCAACGCATAATACGTCTGTAGAAATCTGTTATATACGGATTCAGTTCCAACTTTTGTCCTGAAATGAATGAATTGAACTTTGTGTTTGCAAGCTCTGTTTCTTTTGCAAATTCAATCTCGGATACACCACCATTGGTGAGTAACAATGCCGGAACTGGTGTACAGTTAACGGCTTCCGTTTTCATTTGATCCATCAGATCAGTGTTGATGGGTGCCTGAGCAGCCTCAATTGTCTCCACATTAATAGGAGGATTATCACCTGCACCAAGTGGCATGATCAATTCTGATCCACCAGACACTTTATTCATGGATGTCCGATAATTGAAGATATCATTTGCAGTAACACGACGTGCAGCAAACTTACGCATGGTATCTTGTACGAACTGTTTGTAGTTTGTATCAATACCACTCATACGAAGATTATACACACGAACTTGTGAGTTGTTGATCTGATAAAGAATAGAATACAACTTCAAGAACATGTACATTCTAGCAGTGATTAATCCTGGTTCCAACATGGAGTGACCATGTCCAAGACCATCTTCGTTGACAATGAACGGACACACATGCTCTGCAGGAATGAAGATGAAACGCATCATTGCTTCATTGAATTTGTGAGACTGTAAGATTGCAACAATCTGTGCATGAAGTGCTGTGTTATCACGCATGAACTTCAAATCAAAGTTGTTGATGATCTTAGTTGCCAACTTCTCACAGAACATCTGGTCGGGAGAGAATGTATCATAACCAATGGATGGTGTACGAAGTGTATATCCTGATAAACCGGAGTTACGTCTTTCACCACTCTTCTCGGGTCTGGTTTGATCGGCAATATAATAATAACCAATAATGGTACGATCAATACGAATAGGAATCAGCTTTGTTGCAGGAAGAATACGAATATAACATCCCTTAACATTACCAAATTCTTTTTCAAAATCTTGTACGGTATCATTGGTATCATTGATAACTGCTTCAAATACAGCTTTTGCATTCGTTATATATTCCGGATGTTTCTTAGAATATTTCAAATCATATGCAAGTTTTAGATCATGTGGTGAATCTTCAATGACTGGTAATGCAATATCCTTATCAATGTAAGAAATATTATCACCGATTTCTTTCATGAATGCTTCTACTTGTTGATCATATTCTTTGATCATTTTCTTTTCTTGTGTAGATTGTTCCGGCGCATCCGACATTGGTTTTGCATGATACATCGGAACAACATCCATGATTTCTGCTTCTGTGATCCAACCACCTTCCATGATGGTTTGATGTTTCTTTTTATATTGAGCATTGTGTGCTTCTTGAATGATTTGTGTTGCTTTGTTCAATGACAACTCAACTGACTCACCATATCCGTAACCATTCATACGCGAAGATGTTTCAAACATATTCGCAACGGATTCGGAATTACGTTTGTCTTTCTTGTTCAGTTTGTACTTATACAAATCCGAAAAAACTTTTGCATATGGAATGGTGTAAACATATGATTCACCATACAACTCCGTGTTGAATACAACATGATTCTTGATGATATGATGAAGCTTCAAACGATCTTCAACATCTTCTACCTTTTCAATTAATGAATCCTTTTCATCATCCGAAAGATTAGAACGATCGAATTTAATCGTGCGAGACAACTTTCCATTGACGGTATCTGCTTCACAAATGGCATCACGTGTAACCTGTAATGCTGTAAACCATTCTGGAAGCTGAGACACAATCAAATCTAAGTCTTGACGTAATGCAATATCTGCAATGGTATTAACGGGTAAGAATGCAGCATCTTGAAGTTCATTCGGAAGTTCCGCAATGGATACTTCTTCACCTTTGTTGTTCGCAAACTTCAGTTTTGCAATCTTTTCGACGAACGACATATCCGTTCGCAGATTATACTTTGATAAGATATTCTCGATAGTTGATGTGATCTCATCTTTTGTAACACTCTCTTTGTCTCTACCAATGACATCACCAATTAATCCATCAATAATGTCTTCATTAATCTTGGGATTTGCTTTTGCTCTAGGAGTATCGTTATTATTATTCATTTCTGCCATGGGTATTGTTCACCTACCTTTGTAATGTTAACGAACAATTGTTGGTTTACGTAAACTGGTTTCCATACGAGCATGAACTGCTTGTTCATATCCAGTGTAATTATCATAAACACCATCTTTCAATGAATCCGGTATTTCTTCTAATCCAGTATTTGTTGGATTCGAAGTAAATGCTGTTGGACGATAACGCGATGGATATTCATGTTCAATGTAATTGTTCATCGAATGATAATCATGATTTTCAAATGCACGAGAATCCGAATTGTACAACGGTTTGAACATTAAGAATGGAGAATATATTTTGTAATTGGGATTGACTTGTTGACGTGTATTATCCAATACGATGTATGGCGTACCAACCCACATGGATGATGCTCCCATATATGTTTTAGATTGATAATTGACATCATCACGTGGTGAATCACGGTAATAATCCCATGGTTGTGTATCATACATATCCATTCTTAATGAACCATTTGCGTTGACAACACCTGCGTTATAATTGAATTCTACAAAGGATTGTTCATTCATCTCCAATTTGTATTGATAACGGAACTGTGCACTGACGGTCATCTCACTCGTGAGTGCTTGTCCATTGTTATTATTGATACCAGACAACTGTGCTGTTACTGGGTATACACCATAATACTTACACCAATACAAGATTTGTGTACCAGATTCATTTGTAACCACATCAAATATGGATGAACAATAATCGAGTGCACGATCATATGGATGTCCCCATAAACCATTACCAAATGTTTTAGAACCCGTAATATCAATGTCACTACCGGAACCAATTGCATATGTGTTTTGGTATTGGTATCCATTGTATGATGGTGAAAGAAATCCTTCATATGTTTTGAACTGATATAACATTTGGAGTCGTAGATAGTTGTATACTTCCAAACGTTTGGTATCTTTAAATGTCAATTCCAATGTGGAACCAACGCTGGATTGTAATGTACCAGCTGGTGTGATCGTATAACCATCTGTCGACTTTTGTATTGTTTCATCAATACCAATTTGTGTTCCAGTTGTATTCATGCTCATGACACGATTGGACAACATGAAGTTGAAATTGGAAAATGATCCAGTGATATAAGATGGAGATAACAATTCCAACAAATGTGGAAATTGATGGAATGCAGTTGAGAAGTCACGATCCTTTTCACATTGTTCACTTAACACAAGTTGTCCATTATTCGTTCCCATGATATAACATTCAGGACGTGTGATAAAGATATGACGAAATCCTTTACGCCATTCCAAATCTGCAACGGGTAACTTTGTACGATTATAATAGTAATAGTTTGTCGCTTGTGCAAGTTGTGGATCAGAACGTGTAAATGGAAGAATCGGTGAGATACGTGGTTCCTTGTTATCGAACAACTGCTTCTCATGTTCGTGTAATCCATTTGTGATAATGTCATCTACATTGGGATCATCAAATGGATTAACATTCGTTGTTGATCCTGAAAATACAGGGACTTTGTTTTGTTGTACACGTTGCCATGCTTTCGATGCAGTACGATTACGAACCGCTTGTTCATATCCCGAATAGAAATCCGTTCCTTGTGGGATATTGGTTGTTGGCTTTGCAACTAAATTACGAACCGTTGTTGGTAATTCTTCCATACCAGGTTCGTTGATATCACGTGTAAAGTGTTCGTCCATATGACGAATGAACGTGTCATTATTATCTGCATTGGGATTTTTCAATCCAGGTTGATGATGTGCGAAGTGGTTGTTTGGAGCCAATGAAACACCATCAGCATTTGGATTGATATTCCGTGCAGCATCTTGAACATATGATATGTATTTGGGAACACCACGTGGATATCCCGTTGTAACATTTTCGTCTGTGGTGTAACCATCACCATATAACGAGTTCTTTTCTAATGTTGGCATATCATCACCACCAATGTATTATTTATACCATACCAGTTAACATCGTTAATGTTTTCTTACATGGAACAGATATCAGCTTATTCAAACCAAAGTTTGTCAAACGAGTTTTGTATGCAGCCGAGGTTAACAACAGCATCAAGTATGCGGGGTTCTCCAATGCGAAGATCAAATATACACCACATGAAGCTGTGAAGTAATTCAAATATGTGCTTTGGAGATTCTTATAACGAACGGGATTGATTTGAATAATGAGATTCAGATACTCCATAAAGTTCATGTTATCCATTGATTGAACATTCTGAACAATTTCTTGTACAAGTTTGGGATCAACCTTTTGGTTTAACATACGCTTATAATTGATCTTGGATGCTTCCATCTTATCACCATCAATCATGCGATAGAAGTATGCAATGGAATATAACATAGCCTTTACCAAGTTATCACCCTTCATGTACAGTCGTTGTTCCAAAGGAGCATTCACCATGTATTGATAAGACATGCATAACGACAATACCAAATCACGATTATTGGTAAACTTATTCGGATTGATTTGTAATTGTAATGCCAGATAACCTGCTTCAATACCAGCCATCAAGTTAATGATTTCAGATTGATTGGTTAACTTTGACATCAATGTACTTGCAAAGATGTAACACTTCGGTTGATCCTTACCGGCAATGATGTACGGAAGTACCGGCGGAATCTTAGAAGATGGATTAAAAGTCACAATCAAGTCACCTTTATCCCATGCAGCAATTGCTTTCTTCAAGATGGGATCACCATTCAATCGCATGAATGATACAACATCTTGTACATCTGTTGAACGGATCATGTGATCATTAATATGTGCAAATTCATCCTTAACAGCATCGGTAATACCCGAAGCCGCATCGTATTTTGCATACAACGAAGTCTGTGACAGCTTTGGAAGCTGTGCTTCTAAAAACAGTTCAATCATTTTATATACACTCCTGACTTATAATGAAATTGAATTTGTCAATATCGGACAAATGTTATCAACTGGTCTTGGGGGTAAATTTATAATAGGAGGATCATTCATCATGAGTAATGAAACACAATATTCTGTATTATATCGCGTCAGCTTGATTGCGAATGTAAATGGTTCCACATATACCATTCCAACCAGTGACATCATTTCCATTTCGCTGTTACATAACTATGACGCATTAACATTTCCAATATGTCGTTTCAAATTAGAATCTGATATCTCATTGATTCGGAATATCTTAGAATATCCTGATAATATTGAATTGGTTTGTTCATTAGATGCCAATGTATATGAGATGGACACGAATAACAACAAATTGAATGTGGTGAATGGTGCAAAAAATATCTCATTGACATTAAAAGGATATGCTGAAAATAAGAACATACCAACATCTACAATGGATCAATATGACGAAGGTGTATTGAAAACGGATGACTTGAATGTCAATCGTAAAGTACCCTATGAGTTATACGGATATAACCAATCCTTTATTTATGGTTTAAAACGTTTATCTGAAGCTGTATATCACAACATTACTGTTCAAGATGTTATCACTGATGCATTGTCCCGTCAATCCATTCATAATATCAAGATACAATGTATTGAACAACAAACCAAGTTTGATCAAATTATCATTCCTAACTTAGATATCATTCAAATGATTGCATACTTTGATTCGTATTATGGTTTATACAATACGGGCGGACAACTGTATGGTGATTTGGATAATGTCTTATACTTAACATCGTCTGATACATCAATGACAAATAACAATGTGGTTGGTATCCGTATCGAAGACTATAAGTCAAATTCTGATATGGGGGGATTACGTAAATATGGATCTGGTTATATGCCACATGTATTATACTCCAATGTCTCTATATTGACGGAAACGGATATTGAACGTGTATTGAATTCCGATTCATTGAATGCAGTCAATGTGAATACTGATGAAGTATTGAATGCTTCATTAAAAAAGATATATACCAATTCGGTGTTGACTGGTAAAGACCAAACACCAAATATCTTACACAAACATGTCAATCCATTTGTTGCTACAATGAATGCTGCACGCGTGTTGGAAAAAACAACACAAGTTGATTTATCATGTACTGGTATGGATATTGGTACATTACATGTTGACACAAGAATCAACTTGATGTTTGATACCGCAATACGTGGAACGAATATGTCTGGAATGTATCGTATGTCTTATGCCAATCATGTATTGCAATTGTTAGATGGTGAATTGTTTACGTCAACATCTACATTCAGATTATGTAAAAACAATTAAAAAAATATAATCGGGGGCATTGCCCCCGATTATACTTGATATTTACGCTCTATGTTCTACTACTAATTGCATTACCGCAGACCTGTCAGGGATGTACCCAACAGATCAGACTGGTACTCCGCACCGACATTATCCTGTGCAGATGCACGTGCATTCTCGTTCTTGACGAATTCACACAGTTCCTTCATCATCTGAGCAGCATCCGGGAGCAGATTCTTCAGTACAATCAGATTCTCAACAGGCTTTCTCTGCAGACCATGAAGCAGACCAAACAGCAGAAGCTGATTGATTGCAGGAATTGCATCGGAAATCTTGTTAACAGTATCCTCATCGAACTTGGTGCCGATCTCACGACCACAGCACTTGCATACAAGCTTACCCTCATCATTACGCTGAGTAGCCAGAGAGAAGCCGCTACCATCGTACATAATGTGTACACAAGATCTCTTCTGGATCTTTACATCATCGGGTTCATTATTACGACCATAGATTCTTGCCTGCTGTTCCTGGGACAGCTTGATCTTTGTCATGTTATAGATAATCGGCTGAATGAGCTGATTAACGTCGGGATGAATTTTATTATTCAGCATGGTATAAACCCCCTTGAATTTAATTGATCTTCAGGCTGATAGCAACCTGTTTCAGATTCGGATACTGAGAACCACAATCCTTCGGCTGAATCAAGCATGTCTTCACATACTCAGCAGGAGATACAGATCCATAGACCCATACCAACAGCTGCAGACACAGTGTTGGATCCATGCAGTTCAGTCTGTTGTAAATCCACTTTGTCATGGACTCAACAAGCTTGGTCTGGTTAACAGACAGCTTTACCCAGTCTGCTTTCTTCAGACGAAGAATACCTGCATACAGATACGGGAGCTGATCATTTGTCAACAGCGGACAATCGAATACATCTGCTGTGACTGCAATGTCGGAATCCAGCAACGCATATGCAACACTGTCATTACCCATTGCCAGCAGAGACGCTACTGCGATGACATCAGAATCAGACATCTTGACAAACTTACTCTGAACGAATGCACAATGCTTCTTCAGAAGGAGTTTGCCGAGAGACATCATAGATTCCACGGTCTCCGGATCAACGTGGGATTTCAACGGTGCCTGTGCCTTGTCATCCTTCTTCTTTTCAGCCTTTGCTGTTTCGTTAGCCTCGTCATCAAGCTTCTTCATGTCCTCGAAGTACATTCTTAGTGCTTCACAAACGAATGACCCAACAAGTGCATTTGCAAACTCATTGTTGTCATGCGCCAGCTGCTTCTCCAGCAGTGTCATGAAGTTCTTGTCGCGCATATGATGTGCAAGTGCAATCTTAAACGCAGACGCCTTATCATCTGCTTCAGGTGCAGAATTGATATAGGCAACGAGTCTTGGTGTACGCTGTACAATGTCGGAATAGAAGACATTGGAAGCGTCCTGGTAGTACCGCAGATACTCATCGGGTCTGGTGTTATCGGGTCTGACATTTCTTGCATTCATGTAAGATTCAAGAGACTGCAGAACGACAATGTCCGATGCGATGACTTCTACGGGAATCGGATTATTGTTCATCATCGTATATGAACAACGACTTTTGTTTCTCATCCAAGTGGTTCTCTACGCCACAGACAATGAGCTCTTACCGAGTGTCGCTCTCGGCTGACCAAGGGCGGAAGTATCATTGAATTGATACTTATGGATTTTTTGTATCTATGTGTGGACAGATACGTTGAAATTATATGTGTATTCGTCCACACATTTCTACCATAATGAATTATACCCACTTGAACTTCTTATCTCCATCCTTGTTATCAACGATGGAAGCCTTCTTTTTCTTCATGAAGTTGGGTCGCTTGGAACGATTCATACCATTGGAAATACCACCGACATCATTGTACTGGGAATCAATTTCACGAATCTCCGGTCTGGGGAGACCTGCAATAATGACAGTTGCTTCACAGATACCATCATTGTCCGTCTGCTCGATATGGCGATACTCATCAAAGGTATGATGAATACGAGAACGTACTTCATCAAATACAGACTTAAAGTCTTCAGATGCGAAGATGGATCTGAGAGAGAATGCAGACATGAATGTGAGACGACGTGCATCTTCTTCTGTCCACGACGGCTGAAAACCTGTGAACATCTTTGCAGTAATTTCACGTGTCAGTTTCGGAATATCAGATGCCGTTGCAGTAATTGCAACAAATCTACCGGGAGTTGACAGTACAACATCCAGATCCTGATCATCGATAGAATCCTTGTCAGTATCATGATAACGTTTACCAAAGATGATCTCGATCATATCTGCAACAGCATTGTTGATCGGACCATAGTTGGAATCGCCAGAACGATTACGAAACACATTATATGTTGTGACACCAATCTCGTCCAGTTCAATGAACAGGTCATTGGTGTTCAGATGATATGCATCGGGATCATCCATTGCCGGACAAATGATCACCGGAATCACCTGGATGTCACGTTCGATAAGAGACTTACATAACGGAACAATCGATCCGGAACCCGTACCACCTGCAGATGATGATACAACAATTACAGGGGTCTTGGAATTTTCTGCATCATTGTACATTTCATCAAATGCACCATTATCTTCATGATACTTGAACATGGCTGCACCACGCTCACGATCACGTCCAGAACCACACTTGTTATCTGCCATGATCGGAATATTCTTAATACGCTGAATAGAATCCAGTGTGACTGTATTTGTGACAGAGTCGATTGTATAAAGCTTTACGTCCTTTAAGCAAGATCTCTCAGTCAGTGTACGAACGATCATGCTTCCGGCATTTCCTGCTCCAATAACCATATTTTCCATAATTAACATATCCTTTCCTTGTGTAATATGATACGGGGGTGATGACCCCCGTATCGTTATGTTGGATTAAAACTTCTTAGCGTCACCCTTGATGCTCTGCTTGATTGTAGATCCAGGAGTCAGCACAATCTGATCACCATTGAATACTTCAATTGTGAAGATATTATACATATTCACTTCACATTTCTGTTCAATTGCAATCTGTACTCCGGCAGCATACATAGCTGCAACGACAATGAAGATTGTCGGAGCAACGATCATGTCGATACCATAATCCTGGACAAGCTTTGCAAATACAGCGTTCTCAATCTCTGTCAACGTCTCCGTGAGGTTCTCAGTTCTCCAAGAATTATACTTCTGGAGCAATGCATTCTTGAACGAAGATCCGATCATGTCGGAATGTTCACGCATACGGAACATCGGGATTCGTTTGTGAATCAACTGAGGAACGATGTTGGTGTTCTTCTCATTCTCAGAGTATTCGGTTGTATACTCCATGGATACGCCACAGATATCAACTGCGAACTCAGGAGTATTCTGAGAAGCAACAAACGTGAGAATCTTCTCCCATGCTTCAACAAATACGAATGGAAGCTGCTTCGGATTGGTGATCTTGAACTGGAACTCATTCCAAATCAGATTGGTTGCAATCTCGGGAATATCCGTGATCAGCATCTTGTCACGGACGAAGCCCTTCATGTTCAACCAATTCTCCTGGACGGTGGCGAAATGCTTCGCCAGTTCTTCGGGATTGTTTGCGTTTGGTGTTGTGCTCATAATGAACTCTTCCTTTCTGTGTGTGATTGATTTGATTTTGCTAACTGATTCATATCCAGAGTTGGGTATGAATACACGTGAAAAATATAATTATTCAAAATAAAAATATTTTGAAATTATATTTTTGATATGTAAAATAATGGTATGGAGGTTTTACAATGAAAATTTTATATTTGAAATTAGTAAACTTTGCAGACGTGTATGCAGCAATGCATACGAATGAAATCGAATTTGATTTCAAAGACATTAACAAACCGATCATTCAGATATATGGTCGAAACAGGTCTGGCAAGACAGTGTTGATTCAGAAGTTACATCCATTCTCCAGTATTAATCTGAATGGTGATGATCGTAATGATGTTCCATTAATCATCAAAGGTGAAGAGGGAATGAAACAAATTGTATACGAGATGAATGGTGACGTTTATCAGTTCACACATGTATACAAACCGACTCCATCTGGTAGACACACAGTATCTTCTTCCTTTATTAAGAATGGAACAGAACTGAATGCTGCAGGTGGTGTTAACACGTTCAACCAGATGGTTGATCATGAATTCGGTATCAATAGGTATGTCTTCCAATTTGTTATTAACGGAACACAATTAACATCATTCGCGGGTTTAAACCAGAACCAACGTAAGACATTATTAAACAAAGCAATGGGGATTGACATCTATGATCGTATCCATAAGCTCAGTACGGAAGATTATCGTTATACTTCCAAACTGATCACATCATTGAACAATACAAAAGAATATTTGTTGAGTAGCTATGGTTCATATGAGACATTGAAGATGACATTAGACAAGACAGAAACAGAATACAGTAGTATCACAAAACAAATGACAGATGTGAAATCCAAGATTGATCAATTCACCGGCGTGGTTGTTTCATTACAATCTCAAAACATTGAACAAAACTTGTATGATGTGAATACGAAGCTGGAACAATATGACACGGTTGTGAATAGTATTGGTTCATTTGATGCATTAATTTATGATCGTTTAGTTGATGAACAAATTCAATTGAATCAATCATTGAATGAGATGAATGCAAAGCGTATGGTATTACTGAAAGATCAAGATACCTTATATGAGAAACGTAATCATATTCAAGATGAGATTATGATTCATCAACGTAACTCTCAAGAATATGATAAGTTAGTTAATATGAAGACAGAATTAACTGACAAAGTGAATATGATGAATATTCCGTATGATATCGAAGCATCGTCGAATGCATTATTATCAACCATTCCATTGGCACAAGCTGTGAATGATACTGCAAAAGAAATCATATTGTGTTTGAATGATCATCATTTGGAGATGTTCTGTGATATGATTCTCAAGGGTGTTGATATATCCGGATTCTTAATCAAAGAAGGATCTGTATTAATGGATTCTGAAAAGGAAAAGAATACCATATCGAGAATCCGTCATATGTTATCAACCGTGCCGGGTGAACATATTGACTGTGGTCGAAATGAATGTTTGTATAAAAATACATTCGACCGTTTAAGCCAATACTTCAAATCATATGAATCCGTTCATGATGGTGGGTTTACACAATATGACTTAGAACAGTTTGAACATGCATTGAAGAATTACCAAACGATTTGTCGTTTAATTAAATCACAAATTCCAAAAGAATTGGAATATGACTTTTCTGTCAATGCGATTGTTGAACAGATCAAATTGCGGAATGATCCCATTGATGTTAATCATATCAAAGAATTGGCATCGATTGCAACAAACATTGAATTGCGTAAACAATACATTCATCAATTGTCGGAGATTGAACAACATCTGTCTCGAATTCAGATGAACCAAGACATTGGTGGTAATCCCGATGAACAATTGAACAGTATCAATCAGCAATTGAGTGTAATCCAAAATGATGTGAATGGTATGACAAATGACATTGAACAAATACGTGCCAAGTTAAACGATAATGAACAGAAACGTGTTCGATTGTCTTCTATTAAGAATATGGACATTAAAGATTTGAAGAAACGTCAAAAGCAATTGACTAAACATATGGAACAGTTGGTTGCAACTCGTAATGAACTGAATGACTTGAACATGGAATATCGCGATTTGGTAAACAAAGCGGGTATGATGGAACAAAGCTTAAAACAGTTACGTGATGCAAATCAACAATACTTGAAAACAATGGAAGAGATTGCAAAGCACACGGTTATGGATCAACGTTATAAGATCATATCCGAAGCAACATCTTCCACCAAGGGTAAACCGGTGATTGCTATTAAAGAAACCATGAATCAAGCATTACAAATGTCAAATCGATTATTGAATGTGATGTATGATGGTGACATTGAACTGTTAACACCTGTAATTGATGAAACATCATTTACATTACCATTCCGATGTGGGGTGAATACATCCGATGATATCAAGACTGGTTCTCAGTCGGAATCCACATTGTTATCATTGGCATTATCCATGTCATTAGCATCCATGCTGACACATTACAATGTATTCTTATTGGATGAATGTGATGGTTATCTGGATATTGGCATGCGAGATGCTTATATTACAATGCTACAAGATATCATGTCAACATTGAAAATGGAACAAATGTTCATTATTTCACATTCTATACAGCCTGGTCAATATGACTGGATTGTTCATACAATTGATATATCACATGATTAAAAACGATGGAAGTGGGGGCTATAAGCCCCCACATTTCCAAATCGTATAGCATACATAAAAAGTGACGATTTTTCTATTTTTTTAAAATTTGAAATATATATAATTAAAGTGTATAGGAAGGAAGAAAGCAAACCTTCCATATATAAAATCTGATGTATATCAGATTGCAAACCCGTTCCCAATGCCTCCGGGAATAGAAATATAGGACAGGCTTCCTGACTCAGTAGAGTTCAGGCTTGGGGTTAAAGCAATCGGATATTACACAGATTATCAACCCGAGATGCACGGGAAACAATACTGCATCCGGTTACGGAACATTTCGTATGTTCCCTCCACCGCAAAAGGAGTACACTATGGCAGCTTTCGATTACACCCAGAATGCAGAAGCTTTCGCAGCCCTCAACACCGACCAGCAGGGCTTTGTCTTGACGGGCCTGAATAAGGCCCACAACGATGCTGTCCGTGCTGAGCGCCGCGCCGAGCGCGCACAGCGCAGGGCAGACCGTGAGGCTTTCTGGGAGGCTCACAAGGGCCTCAAGACCGGCCTCATCGTAGCAGGTGCTGCAGTCGGAACCATCGTTCTGATTGGGACGGTATATTATATCGTCCGCAAGTTGAACGAGGATGGCAGCTGCGACTGCTCCCCCGCGACCGATGCTGAGAAGCTCATCTGCGGGCTCGTGTGAGAGGTGATCTCACATGACCATCAACGACGCAGATGACTTCATCGAGCTGCTGCTTGAAGTTCTCAGAGACTTCGGCAACGGCGGGGATTGAGAACACGTCTAGTGTGTAGACGTTAAACACACACAGTCGTCAGCATGCTCAATGCTGATGTGACTCTTCAACTACCTACACAGTGGGAGTTGACCCCTGATGGAGTTCAGGCGTATGGTTCGCGTAAGAATCACGGGTCCCGCTGAAAGGCCGGACAACAGATGACGTAAAGAGAAAAACAAAACCCCGCTTAATCGCGGGGTTTGTTTTTTGTATCAAGGACGAGTATTTCCATAATAGTAGTAATCCGGGTTTACGTTATTTTTTGGAATGATCAACATGTATGTGGAAGTCGATTTGTTATAAACCAAATTACCAACAATCACATCAGTATTGGACATTGATGGAAGTGCAGTCTTTGTGATACGATTGCCATCATCAAACCAAATATCATATCCCATCGATTTCATATGCTGATATGTTGACTTGATGCGGAAGATTGCTTCATCGTATATGAATGGAACAACATTCTCTTTGACACCATAACGGAGCTTCATATGTGATGCGTCATGTATCTTCAATACATCACGTGGAATCAAATGATATCGAAGACGAGTAATCTCGTCATACAAATGCAACATATTCGATTCACCGCCATTATCAAATGGACCACCAAAGATATATGTGAATTCATCCTTGGTAAATTCTACCATATATGATTTGAAGTAAGAAATCACTTCTTTCAAGATATCAATGTATTCTTGTGCACCCAATGTGTACATCTGTAATGCGATAAGTTTGGAATTTGTGTATGCTTCCAAAGCACGAATGATGGATTTGATCAATACCACAATTGAATCCATGTTGGATTTCATTGACATCAATCCGCGATACAATACTGGGTTAGATCGAAGTAACAATGCTTCATATGTGCGTGGACCATAATCCGTATTCGACAAATCCAATGATACTTTGTCTTTGATGATGGATTGGTATTGATTACGGAATACAGCATTCAATGCAATAGCATTATCAATGTTGGAATCATGCCATGTATCCATAACCGCATTAAACTTATCAACGAATGCAGAATCTGTGGTGAATGGATACTGTGTTAATGACTTAACATCCGATGTCATTAACTCATATGGTGAAATCGCATATGTGGTTCCATTATATGGAACATTAATGGTGTTTTCATCTTGGAATAAGAAATACTTGAATGATTCGTATTCCTCTGCGGAGAACCCATAATTGGATATGAGGATTTCATCGGTTGATATCTCCATCGATTCAAACCATTTCAGATTCAATGGATCCGTTAAGAAGATATGATGATACGCTGTATCTACTTGACGGAATTCGTGAATCGTCATTGCATTGAATAACTTGTCTCGTAAGTATTTATACACTGCTTTGACTTCATGCATCATGGTTTCACCAATATTAGCTGTTGTGCGATTGTAAATGCTTTCCAACATTGGTACGAATACATCGGGATCCAGGTATGATTGATAGGGAAGTGATTTGTAATACTTTGGATCAGTATTTGGTAAATCAAAATTAAATGCAGATACAAGATACGGTAATCCGGGAATCGTATCGTGTGGATCTTGATCTGGATTTGCGGAAGTACCAATGAACAACATATCCAAACATGATGGTTTACCATCATACATACCATTTGGAGATTGTATCATAGATTGGAAATGATTACCTCGGAAGTCAACATGCTTCCAATCCATTGCAACCAATAATACAGTAACTGCATCGAAGATGGACATTCGTTGAATACCATTGATATTATGATCCAAATGAAGCATAATCGCTTTGGTTTCTTCACGATTATCCAATAAACCACGCAACAAGATGGATGTCTGCCACCATATGTCATCCATTGACATATATGTTGACAATTGGATGTATTTGGAATTGGACAAGGTATAATTCATCGTTTGGATCATTTCTTCTACTTCGGGAGTATTCCACCAACGTGGATCTCCGGAAGTGATTTCATCCAACGTATATGTCTTAGATGAATCACGGAATTTGAAATACGAGGTATTATCTTCAGCGGTACCAAATCGACGGAATACGATCTCTTGTTGTGGTTTACGTACACCATGTTCATCCGTGTAATAAACTGGTTTACCATTCTTGAATGCTTGTTGTTTCACCATGATAAGTGTATAGATATCTGTGTATTCATATCCAATGATATCCTTAACACGATAAACGGTATTGGTTCCTTTGTCCATTAACAACAACCGGAACTTCTTGAGAAATTCCACCATGGAATCTGTATTGTCCATAATGACGGATGGTAAACCATATAGCATGAAGTAATCATTCATGATGGATGGATTCATGTAAATCAACGTGGATGAACGTTTCATACATTCGTTCAACACATTACCAATGGTCATGTAAATGGTTAAGAATCGAATGAACGAATTGTAATTCGCATAGATCATTTCGAAATTACCACGCAATGTGAAATACACATAATCATGAACCTTTTCGTATGTGGTGGTATACAAATGAACGAGATCTGACGAAACGGATACATCACCAAATGTTTGATGATATACGTGAAGCTTCGATGTGTTAATCAATAAGATATCACCATCATGTGCGGGTCTGGATATCTCCAATGGTATGGAATAACTACCGAGATGTTTTAAGTATTCCACATCAGGATATTGTCGCAATAACAATGGATAGTAGTCGGAATTTAAAAACAACTCCATATATTTATCGGGTAAAGTATGGACATATGCATCTGGACCAAATGCATATGTATTTTTATACAACTCATAAAATCCCGATGGAACGGAGATTAATGGATCTGCATCGACTGTGGCGGAACCGTCAAATGGTAATCCCATTAAGTTTACATAATACTTATTGGGTTCTTTGTACTGATTGATGAACTCTTGACGTTTATGATTAAGAATTACTTTCAATGCTTGTGTGGGAATGATGGATGGGGTGTCCAACATTCGTTGAATTTCATGTGGATTGAATCCCAATTCGTTTAACATCGATGCTAATTCGACGGGATCCCATTCATATGATTCAAACATATCCGTACCAAGCTTTGCACGAACGTATGCATCACCGTTTAATTTAGACTCAACGGTTTCGTATTTGTTTGCGATTTCTTTATTCTTGAATTCTGTATTGGAAACCAATAACTGAATCTTGAATAAATATTCCGACATAACATGGTTGTTACCATTTCTCATATGATATCACTTCCTTAATGAAAAAAAAATATGTGGGGGCGAATGCCCCCACAACATAACATTTGATCAAAAATCACCGATCTCTGCATCCAATGCATCTAAGTATTCTTGGATGGTGCTGAGTGAGTTGGAACGAGATGTGTTCACATCATATACAACTCCAAGCTTCTCTGCACATTTACCAGATATGATTGTTATGATCTGTTGTTTCGTGTAGTTACCAGCTGGTAGTGGTTCATACGGAAATAACTTCTCATATATCATAAATAGATGCTCGATGGATACTGTCTCCAAGAAGCATGTCAGATTATTACATTCCATATCATAACCTGTCTGAGAGATTAAACCTGTCAGTTTCATCATCATGTCATAATCTCCCAAATCCGATAACATCTTCTTGGCAAATGCTTTGTCACCAACATATTGCTGTTTACCCGGAACGATCTGTGGACGATATTTTGGATCCAAGAATGTGATATCTTCTCCAAAGAAATGTGCCAAATATGCACACATGATATGTCCAAATTGACGAACGATGTCTTCATCATTAATGATAATGATTCGTAAACCACGATGTTTTCTTGGATTGGATAATGTTCCATATAACCAATCTCGTACACCAATAATGGTCTGTGGACTTTGTAAACGTTTCACGTAGATCTGTTCTGCTGTCTCATGACGTTGATTTGACAAATCTCCAATGGCGTTGGTTGTTGCCATATTGACTGCCCACACCGGATCCAACCAACCATCACCATATATGATATTGAATCTGGATATAGATCCAGATGTGATTGGTTTGTTAATAATCTCCGTTGTTCCATCATCATGATATACAACTTCTTTGTCGAAATGAACGTTCGCTGCTGAGTTCTGGACATCTGGAACGTAATATGTTGCTTTCAACAAATCTTGAAACGACATATACTGAACCAACACATTGATGAATACACGCTTTGATGTTACAATCATAATGAATTCCTCCTTTCTATGATAATATATGTATTGTATTAATCTAAATACTCATATTCATCTGATGGTTTCACGTCATCATCCAATTCCAACCAACACATGAAATTCCAAATGGCTGAAATGTGATGTGGCTCATCGGTTTCATCATTCAGCCATTGACAGAAGTGTCGAAATCCGGAATCTTCAAAACTGTTCTGCGGGATACCCTTTCGCCAATTGTTTTCACCGTATTTATCGGCTCCCTTTTCGAAATGGATTGCCAAGTCTTTCAACATCTGGATGACAGCTCTCCACAAGTAAGCATACACAATCGGCTGGTTGATAGCCGGATAATTCTTATATGCCGAACCAACTTCTTCTGTTGTTACATACTTCGCATATGCAATCAACAAGATTGCAACCTCGAAGTTACGATTGGCAACTGCTGTCACCATATCTGAAACATTGCATTCTGCGAACGGTTCAACTTCAAAATCACGAAGCTTATCCATGACACGAATTAATGCAATGGACGGAATCAGATCAAATCTTCCTTTACCAGTTTTGGTATATCTGATACCACCACCTTCGAACTGACGATATTCACCGTCCATCTTGATGTTATAATCTTTCTTATCATCATCGGTTGAAGGCAGTGTATCAATTGATACACCGCCGATCTTTACCTCAACATTATTTGTCATTTCCGCCATTGTAATCATCCTCCTGAACTTGTTCGGTTGCTACCGTTTCGATTGCTTTTACTTCTTCATTCTTCTGATCTTCGGAAGTATCTTCATCTTCTTCTTCATCATCAGATTCCTCTTCGTCATCGTCATCATTCAGACACTTGACATAATCATCATCGTCATGTTTGATGGCTTCACGTTCATCATGCATCATCTGTTCGAGGATTGTTAAGAAATGTCCCATCATCCATGCAGGTTCATCTGTGAATGCTAAATACAGAATCATTGCCGGATTCAGTACATCAGGATCTTCGCGATCAAAACTATCCATCATTCCTTCGTATACTCTACGAGGAACATTCCATACGAACTGTTTGAACTGTTCACCAGAGAACGGAATGTCGCTGAAGTATTTCTCATTCAGATACATGATATAGTTCATGACTTCGGAAGCTTCTTTCTCCGTCAGAAGAGTCTTCACCTCTGCAGTTGATGAAGCAATCTCTGTTCTGATTTGCTGAAGCATCTCATACAGTGCCATATTCTTAATGTCATCAGCTTCTTGTTCATCATACTTCGAAAGCTGACGATGGAGCTCTTCAATCTCAAATGCTTTTGCACCACAATCCGTCTTCAACTCGTCAAGCTCTTCCTTTAAAGTTTGATTCTGTTTGTTCAATTCTTCATTGGTTGTATGAGCAATCAATAACTCAGAACTCAGTTCCTTGATTCTAGCATTCAACTCTTCAACCTTGTCGCGATAATACGTCACATTGGATTCAGCAATACTCTTTTCCAAATCGGAGCACTTCTGCGTGAGCTTTGTATAAGCCTCAATGTGAGGCTGAATGATTTCATTGATTTTATTCTCATTGGATGAAATCGTGTGAGTTAACTTTTCATTGTCCGTTCTCAATGTTGCAATTTCACTGTTTAAACGAACAATCTCTTTCTCGTTCTGTTTACACTGAGACTCCCATGAAGAATCAGGAACCTTATTGGTTAATGCTTCCGCAATAGAGAGCTGTTTACGTAATGACTCGTTCTCACGCATTAAATCTTCGATGTCTTTTGTCAAATGATTCGATGCTTTATCATCTTCCGGATTATGATTGACATTGATCTTATCCCACAGCTCAGTATTCTCATTTGTCAAATTCTGAATACGGATATGGAGCGTCTCAATCTCTTTATCCTTCCCAGCAATGACGTCGGTGCTTACAATGGTCGGGGATTGACCATTCATGTCAATCCCTTTCAGATAATTTGATGCATGCATAATAACACTTCCTTCTTTATTTTTATACAAGACTACTGAATGGAACAATCGAATTTCGATTCAGTATCATGTTGGCAACATTCATAGATGTCTTATACGGATCCGGAGCATCTGGATTGTTTCTGGATACTTCCATCGGATCAATATCTACTTCCATTGTGACAGTTGGTTCTGTCAAATGAACTCCTTCGATGGTATTGAACAACCGAAGTCGATCCTGCTGAGTAATCGTTGAACGCAATGATGAATCCGGATACACCGCATTACAAGATTGACAACGATATTCTGAGAATGTAGAATTCATTACCATTGTTTTGCATCCACATGTCAAACAATGAAACAGATCCATTGACACAGGAAAGATATATGCATAATCGATACATACAGCTTTTCCTTGTGAATTAACACCCCAATTAGCATAGTTCTTATCAACGATACCAACATCTCCAATCAAGAATCGTTGACACCAATTAGACAAGATCTGTGAAATGGAATCTCTTCTAAGCATCATCTCTGAATATGATGAGAATGCTGGTGCATATTCTGCCACAAGTAAATGTCCGCCATCTGAGATTTCAAATGTGGATGCAACATGTGGTGCCAATTGATCTGACATGACCCATTCTTGGCGATTATCTGCAATGCCTTCTTTATCCAACGCGATCTTGATTACATATCCATCATACTTCACAATGTGACGATTGGTTCCAGTACCAATGGATCTGTATTCAATATTATATTTGGAAAATAACTCATTGATTTTATCACGTCTGGACGTTGGAAGCATTCCCTTTTGTAATGAGACTTCTCCAAGTTCATCACGTAACTCATGTGGAAGCATCAACAATCTTGAACGATATGTCACTGTTTGCTTCATGTTATCACTTCCATTCTACATTAAAAATGAATTATAATGATCACGGGGCGATGATGCCCCGTGATACATTGTTATGGTTTACTTGTTGGGGAAGTTCTGTTTTGCAATACTCTCCCATGAAGTATCAGGTGTCACTGACGGTACAGCCGGAGGTGCGGGTGTCGGATATACCGGACCTGATGCTTGCTGAGGATTCGGAATGTACTGCGTCCAATTCGCAACCGGAAGCTGGGACGGATTGGGCTGTGTATACGTATTTTCCCACTGCTGTGTCTTACGGGTAATCGGAGTGACATTGCACTGAGTATACATCGCAGAACAATCCATGGTCGGTACAGTATTGGGAAACTGGTTCTGTACAAACGGATTGGGTGTGGAGTATGCAGGTGCAGACGGTGTTGTCTGTGTCCACGGAGATGTAGACTGAGGTGCATTCGGATCAAATCTACGAGAATCTGTCTGTACATTCATACCAAACGGATTCGTCGGAGCCTGATACTCCGGGGGATAACTACTGAACGGCTGAATGTTCTGTTCAACCGGTACAGAAATCGGAGATGTGGGATACTGCTGATACTGGGGCTGCTGGGGCATGGAACAACCATTGTTCTTGGCATACAATGCCTGGAATGCAGCCATCTGATCATTCCAATTGTTCGGCTGTGCGGGCTGAGTCGGATTCATCATCGGTTCATTACGACGAGAATCCTGCTGGAATGTACCAGGCATGGAACCCATTCCACCATAATAGAACGTGTTGTTCTGGAACTGGGGCTGCGGCTGATACGTGTGCGACAGGAAGCTTCCTGTGTTGGTTGGGTAGTCCGGATTAATCATAACGGTTTCCTCCTTAAATGAATTTTTGTATCAATGATACATATTCGCGATCAGATGACTCAACAGCATCAAGTCTTTCTGAACTTCATTGATGGGTTTCATACCGAAATTCCATCTGGTGCGATAACACATGTAATTATCATTGATACGTGTAATATGACCACACCGGTATGGTGTGTTCATCGGATTTACAATACACTGTGCATACTCATTCGGAATGTACAGTGTTGTCAGCATGTTCTCCGTTTCCATCGGTGTGCATCTACCGGATACATTCACCTCATATGTTCCTGTGAGAACAATGCCGCACTGCTCAAGTTTCTGCAGTACACCCATCAGAAACATAAGCTGTTTTGTTGTCTGGGAACAAGGTACAGGTGCAGTCATTACCCAAAGACCTGTTTTATCAGGTACTTCTTCAATCGCTGCTTCACGAACCATGCAACCTGTCCCAGGCAGGATCTGCATCAAGAAGCGATCAATTGCTTCCAGACGAAGACGCGGATGCTGTGTTGTTGCTGCACGATCTTTCACCATTACCTTGAAACCGACAAACGGTTCACGCTGAACTGCTTCCGGCGGATATGCTTGCATAACCATACCGGAGTAGTCGATGATTTGGTGAGGACCGAGTACGCAACTCTGGTAAGCTTCAATACTCATAACGAAACCTCCTATGAAAATTTGGAGACAGTAACACTTAGTGTGACCATCTCACCGGAATTATATGTATATAAAATGATTAAATATTTGCCACAAAGTTTTGCATTTGTTTACCGAAGAAGATTGGTTGTGACAATGTCGTTGTCTCCATGATATCCGGTTGTAATGCAAACGAGTCTTGTGAATAGAAAGGTTGACGGATTGCTGTAATATCAGATCCCTCTTTCTCGACATCACGACGCTTTGCGGCTTTGAGCATCAGATCTTTTTGGTCACCTGATTGTTCGATATTGACAATCCCTAAGAAGTCAGCAACTTCCAAGACTTCAATTGCGGAACCAATCTGTGAACGACCCAATACTTCAGCTGATTTGTTATAACCACCATGAGCAACAGCTTGATCAACTACTTGTGCAGCCATACGATTCAACTGATGACCGGTGACAACGGGAATGTTGAACTGTATCGCCATTGTCTTGAACTCATTCATGATGGCGTTCAATTCTCCCTTTTCAGAAGCTCGTGCAACTTCATCCCGAGAAGCCGGACGAATTCGCTTTAAATAATCGAAAAATAAAGCAACAACTTCCGTTGTTTCCGTATTGAACGCTCGAATGATATTTGCAATATCGGCAGTTGACTTTTCGCGATATCCATAATACAACAATACCGAACGGAATCCTTTGGATGTTAACTTCTCATTGATCATGTCTACAATCTCATCGACTGTATAGGAAGCCATATCTGCCATTGGATATAACAATGACCACAACCGTCGAACGGTTTGTGCCATGGAGTTTTCCATGGAAATGTAAATGGATATAGGTTGTTTACCATTCAATGTGTTCTTGATATGTTCATTATACAGACACGTATCCACATGTCCTTGAAGTAACATACCCGATTTGTAATTACCAGGCAAACCTGCCCATACATAAACACATCCAGACAAATATCCCGGAGACAATAACATGTTCACACCTTTGAAAGATGTAATGATACATTTGTCTGCAGAACGAGCATCTTTTGTTTGTGCAACAACTGTTTTCATTCCTTCGATATTATCTGAATCGAATTGATGTGATACAGCTGCAATATTGGACACGTTATATGCTTCAACCATCTTGGTTGAGATTTGATAAATGGCATTAACCGTTTCTTTGACCGGTGCATCTTCATCGTCAAGTAAATCCATTGCTTTGATGAACGATTTCTTATTCTTCAATAACTTTGCATACTTGACATAATCCGAAAGCAATAGACAAAGCTCAGTTAATTCTGATTGTGTTTTAATTGTGGGATTGTCATGGAAGTATTTTACATTCTTAACAATCTCAGAATCTTCTCCCTCTTCATCCATTGAATTCATGATCAATGTATAAGAACGAATATCTCGTTCGAAGTATGCGAGAATACGATGTGCCGTTTGATAATAGATGGATTTTGTTGACGGGTATTCGGATAATGCACGTGAAAACAACACAAAGTTTTGTGCGGTTTTATATTCGTCATGCGATGATACCATCACCGATATAATGTCTTTGTAAAATGATGACCTCAATTGACATCCCATTGGTTTAGCCCCCTTTGGTGAAAATGAAAAGTGACGTATCATTTCGTTACAAATCGTCATGATTTTAAGTGGCGGGATATATCCCGCCACTTATATTATCATTACATATTATCGTCACGAACGAAATGTCCCTGGTCACCCTGGGGTTGCATCAAGAATGCATCGAATACCAATGCACGAGATGTCAATAGATATTTTACAATCGACAATGTTGCAACCAATACTTCCAAATCATATTGTGCAGATGTCGGAAGCTGTGTACATGGTACCAAATCATCAGTAATAATATCGAATGCATATTCCGGTGTTTCAACCGTATAGAATTCGGACATTAACTCATGAAGCTGTTGTTCCTTGGTGTTTCCATGTTTGGACTTCCAAATATCACGACACAGATCTTCAATGGACAGCTGAATGGCATCACATACATCTTGTGTGAACTTTGAAAGTGGTGACACATGATCGGATGCATTTTGATGAATACGTGAGATACGTTCATCACCATACCACAGCATGTTTGGTACAACACCGTAGTTGCATGCAGATTTGACAATGGATACACAGTCATCAATCTTATCCGTGATCATCTTCAGTTCCAGATTTGTACCTGCTTTCACACGTACAAGTGTATCCTTCTGATCCAATGACAATGCAACGATACGATCATTGATGACAGTTTGACGAACATATGATGTTTCATTATCACGTTCAATCTTGAGCTTGTTGATGTAATCCGTTGGTGGAGTTGCGTTGTTAATGCACAAGCAATTGTAATTGTGAACTTGGACATTGAACGTGGGAATGTTATTGTAATCCACCTCAAGATGATGAATATCATGAAGTGGTACATTCAATATCGCAGCCAAGTCATGCAGTTCATCCTGGACGTAACGACCCTTGATCTCTGCCAAATAGATCCGTACAGGACGCTTTGTCAGCTGTGTGGATTTCAAGTAACGTGTGTACTCATTATCCATGAACTGCACATGGAAAGATCGTGCAATCAGCAACACAAGTTCTTCTGCTTCTTTATCATATGCATGATTGTAGAAATTTTCCCACTCGGAAGCATTGAACGTGTGATCATACATTACAATCTTAAGATTTGTTGGCTTTTCCAATGCCAATGCGAAATCGACATCCATGTTGATACGCGCACGATAATCACCCGGAAGAGGTGTAACTTCATAATTCGCATTGGATACCGATTCATATGTCGATGAAGAATCTACAATGACATTACGTACAGATGTGACAACATCGTTTTCATCAGTTTCGGGCATCAATGCTTCCATCAGCATATCCACCAGCTTCATGTCATAATTGGATGCGACACGGATAATGTTTCGCAATGCAGTACGTGTCATCGGTAAAATCATACCCGTTTCCATATCACGTTTGATTGCCAATGACTCTTGAAGCTCCAACTCGATATTGTCAAGCACTTCTTTCAAGTGACGCTTATTATCGGGATTATCCATTAGCGGAAGCATTTTGTTGAATACCTTTTCCGCCAATAGAATGCATGATGTCGTTCCATCACCAACCGTACGATTGACACGTTCAATAATGTTTTGAATTGCCATGTAAACCATACGCTTATATTGGTGATTGAACCCCAATGAATTGTAAATGTTATAACCGTCTTTGGTAGTAGTGGTTTCACCATTCTGTGAGGTCAACATCATGGTGGATCCATATGGTCCATATGTGTTCCGAAGTACATCTGCAACAGTACCAAACGTATCACTTGTGAGACGTTGAAATGCTTCTTCGGGAATCACGTTGATGTGGTTCTCATGTGAATATTGTGTATAATCATACACACGTTTGAAACCGGCCACTTCCATTTCAGTATCCGATAAACCCGGCATGGTTTATACCTCCTTTGATGACGACGCTCTCGGCCGTTGATGTATCATCTTAAATTCATATATCGCTTTACCGTTCGGGAATCGTTTATTCAAAGAACGATGGGATCGTATGATATCAACTCCGCTTGTGATGCGGAACATGTCATACTGCACAGCCGTCAACAGTTTCAACATCGTGCTTGTCAACGCATCATGTTGTTTGTCAATTGCTCGACAGATATTGTCCAGCTGTGTATCCATGTTTTGGAATTTAGTTTCAAAGTCATCATCGCATTCTTCATATTCATCCATAATGGGTTGCACTTGTTTACGTGCAAATGCCACTTGAGATTGTAAGAACTGATATCGAGATATCATTGCGTGATAACGTTTCAATTGCGATTCCATAACCCCGTTCAGATCCATCAATTTAATTGATGCAAACGGTCGAGAGAATTTATTATCTTCATACAACACTGTGAGTGTCTTGATAATTTGAATATTATATGCCAATTCATTGATATGTGACATGGTATCATAATCATCTTCATGAATTGTTTCCATCGTATCTAATCCATCAGTTATGATTTCTATCAATGCATGAACAGTGTTGACAAATCGTTGTGCTTCTTGTTGGTCTTGTTTCTTAATTGATATGACATCCCAAAATAAAAACTTCATCGGAAGCACCTCGCGTTTTCGTTGTTATTGTTTGATTTTGCATACAGTCAATGTGACAGAATTCTTCATTAAAGAATACATCATGCGATTCGTTAAAATGAATGCATCCGTTTGAACAAAGACCGTGTGATTGAATCGATGTAATGCCGTGGTATCAACATCAATGATGTTTGCGGGCATTGCACGAATTTGATGTACATCACAACCATTGATTGCAAATACATTGGTTTCTGTGACATCTCGTTTCAATGTCAGATACACCCATGTATTCGATTTAAAGATGCGGAATGGTTGACGGGTGTTGACATCATTCTGTTGTCCAGCAATGACAATATCACCTTCGGACAAATGATGTGATAAGTTGTTGTCATCCAAACCCATCATGATTCGTTTATCCGTGATGACGAACTTTTGGTTCTTACGAATGGGATTCATGGTTTGTTTAGAACGAATGATGTCGATCAAAATGGTGTCATCGGTCACATACATTTGATTACCCAATGCACCAATGGAATTGCGACGGATCTTACCATGGTATACTCCACCCTTGGCAGATTTATTCAACATATCGGTTTCTACACCCCACACATGTCGGGCAGCACCGATAATTGTCGGGAGCTTATGGAAAGATCGGATGATAGTTGGTGTATCAACAAATACTTCACCGTGGATATCAAATGGATCAACAACAACGACAACTTTTCCATGAAAGTATTGCAGTATTGCATCACGAAAAATATGATCCATTAGGTGTGCATTATGTAATACAATGACATCATACATTTTTAAGTATGCAGCATTCAAATAACGTAATGCGGGACGATTGACGGTGGGACGTTTCAATGAAAATGGATCAAATGTAAACACATCAGAATCCGTTTTATCCACCATCAAGTTACGATAATAGATATGATTCACCATTGCATGTTCGGGTTTCTTCATGTATACAATGTCGGGACAACCATCTGCAATCAATACTTTGTCAAATGACGTATATGCAGTTGTTGCATCCAACACTGTACGAAGTAATGGTGAACCACAGATACCACCAACGGTGATATGTGTATCATTATTGTTGAAAAAATCAATCAAGGCGTTTAACATGACATCTACTTCAACAATATTCGTTGGACGATCAAACATGTAAAATCACTCCGTTCATATGAAATGAATATATTCCGCGGGGATTTAACCCCGCGGAATACACATTGCGGATTACTTCATTGCGAAGATCTGATCGATCGACAGATCCGTGCCGATGACATTATTGACATTGGAGATCTGTTCAACAAGCCAACGGAAATCGGAAGACGTCTCGCCAGTTACACGACGGATGTAGATATCACCATCCGGCTTACCAGTGCGAGGATCAGACAGCATCTCGGAGATGATTCTCTCAGGACGCAGATATACACGGAAATACTGACGACCATTCTCGGGTGAAGTTGCCAACGTCAGCTGTGCATTTCTGATGAGTTCGTCCAGCTTTGGACCGATAACACCGAGAGAGTTCAGATGACGTGCAGCTTCCGGAGTCAGCTGCTCGTAAGAGAAGTTCTTCGGATACATGAACGGCTCGAGCGCTTTCACAACGTCCTTGTCGAGTTCGTAACCGGTCTGGTTCTGCTGGAGAATGCGAGTTGCATAATCATCGGAAGCAACATTGTTGTTGACAATCAGATCCTTGGCCTGGATGACAACACGCATACGTACATAAGAATGTGCAGCGTTGATACCAGTCCAACGTGTGAAGTCAGCATCGATGCGGAATCCGAGAACATCGTTCTCCAGATAGTGCATAATATCTCCAGCAGAGATATTATAGAACTTATTGCCGATCGGTTCGATATTTCCTTTGTTTGCCATGGCGGTTTCCTCCTTTGTGAATTAAGAGATGTAATTTTGTACCAGAATGTAGACTGTCAATACTTTAATTATGGATTGACGATCAACATCCAAGTCATTGAATGGAATATCATACAGATATCGAGATAATGCATACGGGATACCATCATCGATATCATATCCATATTGGGATTCCAAGATCTCATTGATACGATTCATATCATTGAAACAAGCTTCAATGTATGTGATATGGATCTTGTCAAGTCGATTCATCTTGGGTTTTAAGGCATTCACCAGTGTGGTGATGTCATTCTCCAGATTGAACGGGATCTCGACCACGTTCGGATCATCCGGAGTTGTAATCGACAACACATTGTTTGTTGCCAGCTTTTTACAAAATTCCATAAATCCAGCCATGATTAATACGACCCCATTCCATAAGACGGATTCCAGAAACCATCCATCGGGTGATCATACATCGATGAAATTCCCGACTGATAAGATCCAAATCCGAATGAAGAGTAGTTTGAATTTGTACCATAACCATATCCGTACTGGACGGGTGCGGGCTGTGGTGTGGGATTATTACCATAACCATACTGGTTGGGATTCCATGACGGAATACCACCGGTATTACGACGAGATGAAGTATCAACCGGAGCGATGGCATCGGAGATACGATTGACTGCTTGGGCGGAACGTTCGAACATGTTAGCAACACCATCGAACATACTGGGTGCACAATCAAACAGACGATCCATTTGGGCGGTCGTCATTCCCATGTCTTTTTCGTTCATAATGAAAACCTCCATTGTTTTGATATATGATGAACGGATTGCGTAATCAATAGTTCACACAATCCGTTGAATCATTTTGTTTACACATTACCATATGCGCATGTTGTTTCCACAACACGGGATGGGTCGGAACGCGGTACGAATACTTCAGAATGTACATGGGCGAAACATCGATTCAGTACATCATGAAGCTGGTTGCATTCTTCCATGGTCATATGATGTACGGGTTCATATGTCGGTTGAAACTGGGCGGAGTTACAACCATATGCCGATTGATTGGGCATATATCCATATGCATTATTCATCACCGGTGTTGTGAACATTGCGGGCGTTGCATAATTGTTCATATTCATCGGGATGACCGGATCATTACACGGTGGATAGATCGGATCAATACGATTGATATTGGGATAAATCATCGTGTGATTCATCGGTGGGATCATCGGATTGTTTACCGGACGCATCGATACAACAGCCGGAGCACCAAATGTACACGGAGCACCACCCCATGTCCAATTTTCCGCATATGTTACATTGTTCGGATGTACGGGAACGGTCGGTGCCGGAACCATGCCATGTGCAGCGTTATACACATCCGCATGAGACGGTGCATTTGTGGTCATCATCATGCCACCACCACATCCACCCCCACAACCATTTTCTTCGGCATTGTTACGCTTTTTGATGTTCATAACAACAGCAACTACAATACCAGCAATTGCTGCCAGTCCCATCACGGCATAACCAAACATTGAGATCGGATCCATTTTATTTCACCTCCAATATGTATGGATTCCAATATTCGAAATGAATTTTGAATCATATATTCAACGATGACATTCCAAATCAATGGAATGAAATCACAATCAATATGTGCACATATGTTTGTTGTGATTTATTTTCATCGCAATATTCATTATGACAACATGCATGGTTTGTTATCCATTCCGGACCACAACCGCAACCATTGCCAACGTATTGTATATGAATACGTTTATCGGTCTTCCATGGTATTACGCGGTATTACGTGGTTTTCCAAACATTTGTCGAACATGTAATTGGTACCCATTACATGAACGCACACATGCCGTTCATCCCAAAAAAGATATAATTATTCAAAATAAAAATATTTTAAAAACCGACGGGTAAACCCCGTCGGTTTATGATATCATATAAGGAGTTGAAACATATGGCAGTATTTTTACCGGGGTATGGTCAATTAAAAAGTGACAAAGAATCTTTTTTGACCAGTAACCCGATTAATTCCAATTATTCGCCACGGTTGTTTGGTGCACCACCACAATTAACCAGTTTGTGTGATATGCGCACATTGTCATCCAAGAATGGACAACCGGGCGCAGTTGGTGATATGTATTTGAATAACATTTTAAAGAATGCACAAGTTGCCAACTTTTCCGTTGGTCGTGCATTGTTCACCGGTGGTTTCAATTCATTGGTTGCCATTGGTATGAATTTAGCGGCATATGCATATGCGTACAAGCATTATGGCATATCCGGTAAAAATCAAGAAACCGTTACTGCATCAAATGTATCCGATGACGCATTACATGATTTGACCGTCGCATTTAATGAACGTGCATTGGAATCCACATCATCAACAACCACCGGCAATACCGTCACCGAAGATGACATCCAAGCCCAACAAGAATTGGATGCATTGATGAATGGTACCAATACCGAATCACAATATTCCACCAATGGTTCATGGGTATCCATCATGGAAGAATTTGCGGAACGAACCACCGATTTAGTCAGTGACGAAATGAACAATGTCGATGAATCCACCGAAGAAGTGACACCGTCCACAACCTATTCTGGTTTGGACGATATCTCCGCGGCATTGGGTGGAACATATAACAATTTATCCAATACCGGTTTGGAAGATGATGAATCATTGTCAATTGATATCGACAGTTTAGACTCCATCGTTGCCATCCTTGAGAACTTGGCTTCGGGTTTTAGTAATACAATACGTGAAACCGGAGCCACATTATCCGCATCATTGTTAACCGGTTTATTGGTCAATCAACCATTTTACACATTTGAAGCCGATTGGAAGACGTACATCAACAATGTCAAAATGATGATCAACACCGCCGTTATTATGTTGGGTTTACAAAATGCATATGTCAGAATCGGTAATCAATACATGTGTGTTGGCAAATCGGCAACGTATACCGGTGGTGATGATGTTTGGACGTTGTATCGATATATCACACCCGATGATGATATTGGTACACATACATCAATTGACAACATCAAGGGTGAATCTTCACAATATGTTTCATTTATGATTGATCCATCGGGTGAATCGGAATCCTACACCAACACAACTTCTCCATCACAAATATATTCATCCGTCATCAATTCCGGTTCCGATATTGGTTCCGAAATTGCATTCATCACGAATTCATCACAATCCGCGATCGATGATTCGGTAATCCAATTGGCGGGTGGTGCGGTCGATACAGCGAATCGCATACTTGGTGCATTGTCGGGTGGTGTTGGTAAATTCACCGCCGCAATTGCCGCGGGCATGGCACGTACATATACGGGTGATCATGCCATTTATCCCGAGATCTTTAAAGAACATTCATCCACACAAACGTACACAGTTCATATCAAGTTACGTGCATCACGTGGCGATCCATACACGTATTTGATGGATATATTGGTACCGTTGTTCCATATCATGGCAATGGCTTTGCCAAAAATGTCCAAGAACTCCGCAGCATCGTATCAATATCCACCATTGATCCAATGTAATGTACCGGGTATGTGGGGAACACGTTTGGGTATTATTGAATCTTTGTCAATCCAAAAAGCCCCCAATGGTGAAATGTCCGTATATGGATATCCATTGTCAATCAATGTTGATGTCATCATTAAAGATTTAATGCATGCAATGGTTACCACACCAATGGATGCACCCGCATTGTTTTTGAACAATACTCCCATGTTTGATTATATTGCACAATGTACCGGCGTTGATAAGTACCGTGTCAATTCAGCAGCACGTATCATCACCAAGATCGCATTAGCAGCATCCTTTTCAGAATCCACATTTTATAATATCGGCGAAGCAATGACATCGGATCTCACACATATGTACAACTCCGCCGTATCCATTGCAATTAAATGAATAAAAAATATACATGGGGGCTTGATGCCCCCATGTATACCACATCAAATCATTATCACATGAACATATTCATCGCAATCAATCCAAATGTATTTGGGTCAAATGTTGTCATCATACAATCCATTCCGATTGCATCCACCATTGGTACAATACATTCACCATATTCACCAATCAATTTCAATCCAACATAACATTTACCAGATTCATCAACCCATTTATCCGGTTCAATGCACATCCCACCAGCACGTAAACACTTTTCTTGACGATATATCTCTAATGCTTTTTCATTTACTTGAAACTCATCTTCGTTCATATTTGGATATAATTCGTCCATGTGTTTACGTATCTCATCAACCGTACGATGTAAAATGTTTACGAACAACCAATATTTTCCACCGGGTATGAATATCCGATTTCGTTCAAAACCTTCGGAGATACTGACACTCCAACCAATGGAATTAACCGATTTGGTACCATTTGCTGTTGTTTTCACCGTTGGATATTCAACTCCATCACCATCATATTTGTACACAAATGAAACACGTAATGCTTTGTTCACAGTCCCACGATATAACGAATATGACAATCTACCGTTACTGTTTACTCCATTCCCATCCATTTTACATAATCACTTCCAATTCTTCATCATATTCATTATTATGATAACTCATTACGTGATTTAAACGAGCGATAGCACTCTCTTGCTCATTATCATCACAATATCCCATAATGTAATTTAATGCGTCTTCATATTGTTCTCGTGTCATTCTAGGTATTTTATCAGAAGCTTTCTTATTCTCATTATTATCATTATTTTCAATATTAGTGATTTCATTATCATTCAAACATAATGTCATTTTAATGTATTTAATAAAATCACAAATGTCTTCTTTACCATGTCCAAGTAATGTTCCATTCTTATAACTCACGGGATTAATCATATAATGAACATGGAAATTACCATTTCTATCTTTATCATCTTCCACTTCATGTATTGCATAAACACATTGCCTTTTCTTTAATATGAAATATTTTGCAATTAAATCAGCTTTTATAATAGCTTCATCAATCCCATTAACATGATTTTTATCAAATGAAACAACATAATGAATTAGACTTTTACATGATTTTCTATTAAAGAATTCTTTAATATCAATAATACTCCAATAACATTTCTTAAGCATATTCATGTTATCTTCATCATTAAGATTAACACCATAAGCATTTAAATATCTAAAGTCATTTCTAATATTACAATCTTTATCATATTTCATGTATTTAATTAAATTCCAACAGTATGTATCATTTACAATACTTTTATTCGTAATTAATTTAATAATGACCATAACCTCTCTATCTCCTTATTAACATAATCATTTAAGTCATCATTACCATGTTCTTTAGCAATCTTCTTTAATGTTTCACATAAATTAGTCATTTCGCATATAAATTCAGGATTAACAATTCTACATTTGCTATGTAATAAAATATATTCAGAAACAGTCATATCTTCTTCAATAGCTCTTTTCTTAATAAATTCATTATCTTTAGGAGATATTCTAAAGATAACATTCATACTCTTCACTTCATTAGGATCTGTTAAATACTTCTTTTTCATAATAAACCTCCAATGCATATAATTCATATTTTTCTTTAAACAAAAAGATGTTTAAGAGTAGTTGGTATGTATTCCCCTTTACAGGGAATACAACAGTAATGACTTAATGGATTAATTTAATAATGATTATATCATTCTAAAAAACGTGTGCCCTTCGGGCCCAGGTGCAGGTTAAATATAAGTGTATTTACATAAATTAAGTATTTACATTATGATTACATTATTACATGTGGGGGATATATCCCCCACATGTAACGATTATTCATTACATCATTAGAATGGAACAGTACCATCTGTGTTATCATTATTCATAACAGCAGTATCATCTGTGGCTTCAGTATCTTCTTCGACATATCCACCCTCAGGTACCTTACAATCAATATCAATATATACAGAACAAGCAATCTTATCCAATATTGCATTATATTCTTCTATTGTATTAGCATTGAATCGTAATGCACGTTGTGGAAAGTTATCTTCAATGAACTTATACAGTTCAAACTTTACATTTGGATATTTATTGATATTGACATTGGTAATATCGGATATATCTCCCCATGGAGAAATGATACCACTCTGTCCAACATCCTTAGTGGATTCTACAAGATCTTGTTTACCAATCATACTTGGATTCATCTGTTTATTGATAAATGTAATCTTATGCTTATCCATACGACCAAGCGCATTAGGCGATGTGTTCACATAGTTCGCAACACTATGCAGTTCTCTTATGAACTTCTTTCACTTTTCGTGAAATGTCCAGACTATATCTTCAGATGCATATCTCACGACATTCATCTGTCTCTCGTTTCCCATGCCCGTCATTTGCTTACGGGGGTAAAATTAGTCGTTGAGCCTGTATCTTTACATTAGTTGATCATAAGATACTTGGCTGCGGGTTGACCATATATCTTTCACATTTTTACTATACCTTTGCCATTATGCATTGCCATGTATATGTCACCATATACATTTAGTAGTGAAAGCTCTTAGGCATCCATCATGATTGACAGATCGAAACTTTTCCGGTGTTTCGCTTTTCCGCATATATGAGAGATCAGGCCACCGTTTGACCTTTCTTGGTGTAGGAATATAAATGGTAATAGTCCAAGTCATTTGCGAAATCAACTGCATGAACGGTACCAAGTTCATACATCTTACGACGAATACAATCCGGTGAGAACTTCACCAATGGCTGAATATCCGTCATCTTGATCATACAACCAAACTTGAACATCTTCTTGAGTTTATCCGATACCAGTGCTGTGATGATGGTTGAGATGACTTCATTCTTTCGAAGTCGTTTATTCTCAAATGAGAAGAAGTTCATATCATCAAACTCCGTTTGAAGTACATACTTCAACAACGAAATCATGACACGTTTATCAATCTCAGGAATTGGTAATACTTCCGCAGAAATGGTATCCAACATACGTGCAACATACATCTGATGACATGCACCACGATGTTCCACATTGGGCTCATAATATGACAATTCGTAGATCCACCATTTGGGATCACGTAATTGTTCAATGGTGGACGGACGATGTTTCTCAATCAGCTTCATTGCCATGACAAGAATGTTACGAACATATTCAAACTTACGTAATCCCTTCTTGTACGCTTTGATGTAAATGTTATCATTGTTTGGGATTGGTTGAAAATACTCATATTCATCTTTGTCACAATCATAAATGCGGTCACAGAACTGTAAGATTGGGAATACTTCGAGATATGACAATGGTGCTGGTACATGCATGAAACATGACAAAATTGGTTCCATGGTTGTGAAGATCTTTACCATGCCAACTTTGGAAGTGACAACATAACCATCAACGGAAACGGCTGTTTCTTCTTCATAACGAATGACAACCGGAAGAAGTGACTTGATAACAAATGAATTTTCACCATTTGGATATAACAGCTTATCCACAAGCTGGTATTCGGAATAACGGAGATTGTCCAAGAAGTAACGACCCTTATCATCATCAATCGGAACATGTAACACATTGTGTACAACTTCACGTTCCAGACGTTTGTTCTTGTCACGTGCTTCGATGTACACATCAAATTCCAATACACCGATACGATTGTCACCGACCGTTTTTGTTTTCAACTTGACGCCGGTCTCACGGCGTCTTGTTTGAATCTGATCCGGTGACGGATGTGGGTTCCATTTCCAATTACAAATCTCCAAATATGGTGCATTCTCTGCACCCTTGATCGGATACAATCTCAATAGATTGATGACTTGTAATCCCGAGATGGCTTTCATGACGTAAAACCACAACGGTTGATCTTTACCCATATCAACCGTGGTTTTTTCCAAGGGATTGTCCATGTTTTGAATACACATGTCCAGCATTGTTAACACAACCTTTCTTGATTTTATGAAAAGAAATAACCGGTATGAGTTGGTTGGCCGGTACGTGTGAATTATATGAATATTCTTCAATTAAAAAAATATACGATGAGGTGATGATGATATGCCATTATACCGTCAATATCCATTGGTAACACCCGATTCCATACGTGCAAAGTTGCATATTGATCGAAAGCTATATGGAACCTATGTGGATCGATCAACAATGCATACACATACCAATGGTACGAAATACATTGGTACATTGGAGAACTGGGGATCGGAGTTACTTGCGGAAGCACACAAGTTGAAAATGAAGTATACTCCATTTAATATATTCCATTATTCTGATGCAGCACAACGATACTTCGATTTTCATTATGGAACAGAATTGAATTCTGTGTATCAACCAAATGTGATATTGGGTTGTGTGAACATGGACAACGTTCCACAAAACCGGTGTTACATTCAATTCCACAGTTGTAAACGTGATGTGATATTACGTTCAACATCTTATTCTGATCCTGATTTGTCATTGATGACATATTACAAGACGTCATCTCCACCAAACTTTGTATCGATCACACCAATGGGATCGGTGACATCAATGCCAATCAAAGTATATGATGACTCCATTCCCGCTGGTGATGATAATAGTCATGATACCATGTATTATTTCAACTTAACTGCGACAAATGATACGTTAACAATTGATTCGGAATATCGCCGTAATTTGATTGATCCCGACTCTGTGGAATCATTGGAATCTGGATGGCGATTCAATACGTTGGATTTACAACCATGGATGGACGGACAACCATTGGTTTGGTTATCCATTCCAACGGTTAAAACAATTGAAACTGGATCATTCGTTGGCAATTATGATCAATATAACAATCCATTGATGACCGTCGGTATTGATGGTCACAACAACCAAGGATTATATTCCAATGTTTATCCGGACAATTTACCACCCATGCCTGGATCATATGCATATGATTCACCGTGGATGTTAAAAGTGTATGCAAAATATGATGATTACTCGGGTGGAAATATGTCGAGTAATCGCTCCAAAGAATTACGTAAAATCACATTTTGTTTTTATGATGATACCCCAGCATTTCAAAATATCATATTCACACAAGATATCACATGGGACACCGATAAGTTTCATGTATATTTAAATACGAATGCAAATCGATTATCAAAAACATATTGGGTATATCACAAACCAGTTGAAGGTGATTCGGATTATGATGGTATAACTTATCATAATCCAGCATATCTGTTTGCAACAACACCGATGGGTGAAATCGATTATCGTAAAGCGTGCCCTGCAAAGATTAATAATAAATACAATCCATTGTTCATTGTCAAAACGGAATATCATTACAATGAAAATCGATACTTGACACCACGTGCACAAACGGGTGTTCATATTGATTTTACATCCGATTATTCTGATCATTGTGTGGATAAAAAGAATGGTACAATCTATGACATGGGAGAATTCGATGGATTACCAAATTATTATAAAACAAAGAATGCTCGATATGTGAAACGTGGTCGTGTATCATTATATACATTACGAGATTGGATTACAACCGAAACACAACGTCCAATGAAACGTCAATCGGCGGGATTGTTAATTGATTCGGGATTACAATCGTTTGTATACAATATGGATTCCACATATTTAGAGTCAATGATCCATTACAAGTATTCTCCGAATCGTACGTATTATACCAATGGCACACCGGAAACAATTCGAAATGTATTATCGGATATTTGTTATGTGGGTGGAAACTCCATGGTGGATGTTCATAAACAAAAGACACCATACCAAATGATTTATCATGGTGATCGATTCTTTTCCGTTCGTATGTTGGCGGATTTGGGTGATGATGAATATGGTCGTGTTTATGTAATTTCAAACGATCCCGCGGAATATGATAACAACGGCAATACCATTTATACGAAACCCGAACGTACATTGGCACGTATTTGTGATATACCAACGGATTATCGTCAATTAACACATATATCTGGATTGGTATCATCAGTAATAACCGATCCATATTATGTACGTACCGAATGTTGTTATGGTGATGGAGCCATTCATTCGGTTAATGGTAATGATTTACAACGCGTATGGAATACCACGTCCAATGAAAATATCATGGTACATAATAACCAAACGCGTGTATTCGATAAAGACATTAACATGAATGCAGATTACGGTTCTGCATGGATGGACGTACATTATACTCGATGGGATAATCGTAATGCATTCTTGGAAATGACAAATGCAATGGCGACCAATGGTGTATTTTCGAAATACACATGGCGTGTTGCAGATGGTGGTTCTGGATATAAAGTCGGTGCTGAATTGAAAGACTATGTTGGTGGCAAACCATTTGAAGCATACATACAACGCATTGATGGTAATGGTGGTGTCATTGTAACACGTGAAACTGAAAATACAAAAACGGTGAAAATGAATCGTGCAAACTTCAATGGACGAATTGCAACTTACACACCATCGTTTTCAGATGGACCAATGCAATCGGATGAATATGCTTCATTCGCATTGGAGATTGAACAAAATGCATGGAATGATTTACAACCGAAAAACAATGGTTCGGTGAATGGTTGTTATGCATTTAAATTCAATGCATATGATCAATTAACCATTTGGAAGTACAATCCCGTGGATCGTTGGTGGTATGAGAATTGTGTATTAACTGGAGAAGCCATTGTGGACACTGTGTACAATCATGATTTGGACATTGCGAAATATTCCACACCAGCCGTCATCATGGCAAAAATGTTAAATCCACAATATCAGTTGAATGGTTATGATGATGCAACATATACCGATGGAATTCCATATTCTACATCGGAGATTTATGACGTATCCGGTTCTTCGAGTGATGTCATTATTGATAATGGATACAACTTACAAGATGCATTACATGTCATTGTCAATGACTCGGGTGCATACAGCATGAAGAGTTATCAAATGATTCCGATGAATGCATCATCAAAAGCAATTTCATTACCAAAGTCACATGAAGCACCCTTGTACAATGACATCCCGAGAATGTGTACATTATTATTCAATAGAATGAATGATGGCTTTCCGGATATGGGTTATGTGCCAAAACAACCAAATGTGTATGTGTATAATCCATATAAAACATATCATCGTCAATATAAACAAGATTCTTCCGATGTTGTTCATTGCATCAAAGAAACACAAATTTCATTCATTTATTATCCATCTATGACGGATAATGGATATACCATTGGTGACATATATCGATATACCGGACATGAGTTATCAAATAACCTGAAGACCCGATACAATGAATTGATCGGTATGTCACGTGGTGATTTATACAATATTGCAATTACATTAAATCCCACATTGAATGGTGAAACGATTGATGAGAACCCGGTTCAATATGCTGAATTTAATGGTGTTCCCTATTCCAAAGAACGTTTAATCCAATATATCATGTCATTTGATATCATGAATGAGAATGTTGAGAATGGACATGTGTATCGTCCAACAATGACTTCCGGTAGTGTTGAGAAGTTGCGTAACGCTGGCGAGTTGGTTATGGAAGAAATCGGCGGACAAGTTGTGCCAGTTGGTGATCAACCATTGGGTGATATTGTACCAGTTACTTCACGTGATATTCATTGTGAACTGAAATTGGGTGAGTCGTCATCAACTGTTCGTGCAAAACCATTGTATGTATTCCGTTTGAGTGATGATGAACGTATTGAATCCTTTGATGGATTCCACATGAAGGATCAATACTCTAATCACGATATCTCTGAGAAGACATTGTTAATATACCAAAACACATTGTATGTGTATGACAAAAACGAAGACACATGGAAACATGTCGTACGTAGACATGTATAATTCATCATATGGGGATTGTTATAACAATCCCCATTATCATATAACAAGAGGAGTGTGATTTTGTTGAAAACCATCAAACATTATGTCGGTCCCAACTCCATTGGGTTTATGTTGGAGCAAGAACGTAAGCATTGGTTGTTGAAGACTCACAAACAAAAATATTTATCGGATCCAAATACAGGTGATACCTATATTGGTCGTGTGGATAACTTGGGATCAGACATTGTGATTGAATCTCGTAAATCCGACGAAGTGTTCAATCAATTATCGTATATTAAATATGATGACAAGTTCTCACGTATATTCCAAACCGAACAGTCTGGATTAACGTATAATTCATCAATGAATGGATTGGTATTTGCACGTGTGATATCAACCAATTATCCGAAATCTGCAAATGTAAATCGTCATTATCGTATTCATTTCCGTAATGCGGAAACGGTGTTCATTCCATTTGGTGGATCTAATGCATCGGATGATGTATACGCATACAAATGGATCAAAACATCAACTCCACCTGTGATCAAGTTAATGAATGATTCTGGTACATATATCGAAGAAGTGTCGTTAACATTTGCAACGGTTGACAAATATGATTTGTTGAATACGGAACCATCAGATTGGGATACAAATTATTTCGATTATTATATCAAAACTGCAACGGGTTATCAACCCATTCCCAATACATATGCCAATCCCCCGGAGTTTAAACCGAATTCTTATTATGCTAAGACGGAAACATCTCCAACGAATTGTGTGTATTATTATCCGTTGGATGAAGCGTTACGTCCGTTCCATATCACAGCAATGACAACGACGGAGTGGTATACGGAAGGAATCATCAATGATGACCAGATTGGTTTACCTGCATTTTGGTTTACATGTGATGAAACAAATGTTGGTCCGAATATTACAATCAATAATCCCAACGGTAATACCACAATGAATTTGTGGTGTATTGGTAATGAAGGAAATGCGTCCAAATATCGTTCACATGTGTATATTGGTATTGATGGACATCATGACGCAACACCACATCGCACACCAACCGATGAAACGTATGTGCATGTCACTCCATTGAGAGGTGTGTTCAATGGTAATGATTCCGACTTCAATGTTCCATTAAATCCATTACATATTAAAATGGACGATTTGGATTTGGACATGACGTACAACGGAACCAATACGAAGTTTTACATGACCAATATTGATGCATGGGAGTATTTGTCATCGCGTGAATATCGTATCAAAGTCAGTGCATTTGATGGGAACTGTTATGCATATAATCGAAATCCATTAATGCCATTGCTTAATATTCATTTTGATGAATCAATTTCATTTGGTAATAAAACAAGTGACTATGGATATGTGGGTATTCGTGGTGGATCTGGTAACATTGTATCTGATTTGTATCCCAAATATCCGTATGACTTAAACAAGTTCGATGGATTACCCGATCATGTGCGGAATCCAAACCCCGAAGATCCACAACAACATATGGCTGTGTATGCAGTACACAATACACCTGGATCAACAACATCGGATCCAATGTCACGTCAAACTGCTGCGATATTGCTGGATCCGGGTCGTACACAACATCCCGAGAATGAACTTCCATACGATTTCGCGTTACCTGAGATTGATCCGAACTCTGAATGGTATGGTCAGAGAGACATGGCTTATCCAGCACCATATGAGAATGATGTATTCTTCATTGAAATATTAAACGGTGGATATGGTCTGATAACTCCAGGTGATATGACTACCGGTCAAGGTGGTTATACTTACGACTATAATTACACTTTATATGATGAGAATAAACAACGCATTATGTGCATAACGGCTCCTGCCAGAAGCGAATATCGTTATATTTGGGATCCTGATACGCAATCATTTGAAAAACATGAGATTTTGTATTATGGTGGTAATTACGATAATAATGGTGGCATGCAACATTTCGGATACCTGTCAGAATTTGCTTGGGAGAATCCGAAGAATACCAAAACAGATGGAACTGGATTTGAATATAAAGATGTAACATATGTCACAAGTGATAGTGAAGAAGGTGCGCAAGAATATACCCATGGTGACATTGGTTTGCGATTCCGCATTTATCGTAACTTGGATTCCAGTGAAGCAAACTATACACGTGGTCGTGTATATATCTTGTCGAATGATCCGATCTCATATGAGAACAACATCACATCACAACATCCTAAGCCAGCACGTACCGCGGCACGTATTTGTGATATTCCAACATCCGTTGCACAGTTGAGTGGTACGAAGAATGTATCTCCAACGTACGTTGTTGACCAAGATTATGTTCGTACCGAAGCATCCTATTCCGAAGCGGATCGTAACCGTTTGTACAATGTGAATTCTTCACGTTGGGTACGTCCGTGTCACTTGGGAACGAACGGTTTACCAATTGAACACGATAACGATTTCGTATTCAATTCGGAATCGCAATTGAATTCCATCGATTTGATCAATCATAATGATTTCCGTTATTTGGAGAATCTGGTACCAATGGTGGATCCATCTAATGTGTCCATTTCCGAGATTGTAAATGCTGGTGAAGGATATGCAGTCAATGACTTTGGATATATTTACATTGGTGGCTTTGGGTTTGAATATCATGTCACTGAAGTAGATCGTTCCGGACGTGTCAAGACAGCATATTTAGCATCACCTGAATTGGATAATCATCGTTTCATTAACTTATCCAATTTCAATATGCTTGAAGAAGGTGCATCACCATATACAGACGTATATGGAACTTCTCCACGTACAGGTGGTGGTTCTGGTTTACAAGTGCGATTGATGATTGCGGATTATGCTTCCATCCAAACATACAAGGGTGAACTATACGAAGACTTATTTGCATTGATTCGTGAATCGGACGGCTTATGGTTGTACAAGTATGACATCGATCGAACAGATACACATACACCAAAAACGGGTGAATGGGTGAAGGATGTTCATATTGCACAATTTGAAATGAATGATCCGAATGTAAAATTCCCATCCACTGCAGATGCATTCATGGCTTCGATCTTACCCAGATCCAAAAAAGAATATTGTTGTTTGTATGAAAACCATATGGGTTTACAAGCATTGGATGTGATTTCAACTGCATCCTTTGTACAAATTGTATCTGGTACAAATTGTACACCAATTGTGAATCCAGTTGGTAACAATGTCAATGGATTTGATTTGTGTAAATGGTATTGTGATGGATTAACCAAATATACCGTAAAGGAAATGTCAATCGATGGTGTATTGGATGCTGTTTCCAAGAAACGTACCATTCGTAGTGATTGTTACATTGCATGGAAACCTGTGGATCCAACTGATCCATCCAATATGGATGTAACCGTTGGTGTGATATATCGTTCATTTAACAACACCCGTAGTGATGATAATGTCACCACATTACCAGCAAACCATTTACAATACCAAAACTATGTCAATTCCAATGCAAACACAACCGTTGTATGGGATGTTGACAACATCGGTCCGATGGTGTGGGTGTTCAATCCAAAGTATCGTCAACATGAAACATATCGTTATGATCATGAACGGAATCAATTGGTGGTTGAACGTGAAACCATGGATTGGTCCAAGGTAGAAATCCATACCAGTAATGTTACCATAGAAGAGTCGTTTGTTGATGACAATGGTAAGTTGAAATACAACATCATTACCAACAATCCATTCCATTTCCATGCCAATGAACATATTGATCCGAATATATTGTATGATCAACCCGAGTTCTTTACGGTTGCAACCATTGGTTCATCCATTGCAGTAATGTCCAATAATCCAACAGGTGGTTGGGAATTGGTAATGCCACGTGTACATGGTTTTGCATTTGAACGTGAAAGTGGTGGACTGACACAATCGTATACACCAACTGAAATGAACATCATTCATGATACGAATGTTGGATATGAAACACGTGTGTACGATGTCAATACGAAACAAGATGTTTCCATGTCAACTGTTATCTTTGAAGATTCTGCAAATGGAGTTTCCATTCGTGTATTCAACTCGGTAACAGGTCAATGGGAATATGTATAAAAAATAAATAAACGACATCCCCCGCATATGCGGGGGATGTTATCATAATCATTCTTGTTCAAACTTGGATTGCTCTAATACGATGGTTCCAATACGTGTAAACACATCTTCGGTTAATGATGCAATGGATTCCAATTGTGTTTCTGCTTCCATCATGGAATTTGTTTGTACATTATGTGAGATATCCATTACATGACGAATCAATGCTTCACCGATACGATACTTGAAAAAGAAGTCATACATTTCTTGATATAAGATAGAATCGGGGTTTGCATTTAAGAAAGCATTTACAATAACACGCCCCATGTTGAATGGATTGCTGTCATGATTCAGCTTGATGAATTCTTTCAATGTAAGTTGACGTGCAGGTGATGTGGGTGTTGTTGGAATCAATTCTTTTACAGATTCCAATACATCCGATGTTGCTTTACGTAACAATGCATTCAGTTGTTCTTCCGTCATGGAGATGGTAAACGGTTGTACCTTTGGAGACGGTACATTCATCGTCTCAGATGGTTGTTGAGTTGGTTGCGGTGTATTGATCTTCATAATGGACGCTCCTTTTTTATGATATGATTAATACCCGATATGATTGATATCCAATGAGTCATCATTGGTAATCCATTGAGAAACCGGGATTACTTTGAAGTCTCCATTTGATTGCTGTGCAATTACTGTTTCAATACCCGAGTTAATGATAACACGCTTACACATAGAACAACAATCCGCATTGGTATAAGAACCATCATTCTCAATGCCACACAGATACAATGTTGCCCCTTCCATCTCTTCCTTGGATGCTTGAATAATTGCATTCATTTCTGCATGGACGCTACGGCAACACTCATATCTTGACCCCGATGGAATGTTATGTTCCATGCGATAACATACACCGCGGTCACAACAATTCACACGACCACGTGGTGCACCTGCATAGCCGGTTGATACGATCTTATCATCTTTAACAATGATGGCACCAAACTTACGTCTCATGCAAGTTCCGCGTGTTGCAACAGTCATTGCAATATCCAAATAGTATTGATCCTTGGTTGGACGTGTTTTTATAACTTCCTTCATTGCATTTTTATACAACTCATCAGCCATTTTCATATAAGCATTAAAATCATATGGCTCTTCATTGGTTTGCGGTTTATATGCGAGATCTTTATAGTGGATTGCATAGTCTTTGGAGTCGCACAATGCATCTAACCAATCTTTGTTAACATGCTCAATTGATGTGCTATCAGTATTTACTGTAACTGGAGTTGGTTTCTCTTTGGGTTTAACACTCTTTGCAATACTACTGATACGCTCTTTTGTGCGTTTCACAATATCCAAGAATTCATCAATAGATATATCATATGGGTTACCAACCAATACCAGATACTGTTCAATGATGGAAGAGTCAATGTGATAATATTTCTCCAATCCTTTGATGAGAACACGTTTATCGGATTCTGATACGTTGGCATCATACAAACGCGCAATCATCTCCTCCTGAGATGCTTGTACAAAATCATCATCTCCATGTCCTGCGAGACATCCAATTCGGAAGCATGTGCAAAGAATACATGCATCCGAGCAATCTGAAAACAGTTTCATTTCTTTAGTTCCTTCCTTATTCTCATTAGAATCAATGTGGTAATTGTAATATTTTAACAAAGCATCTTTCAATCTATTCTTACATGATACAGAATCTTCATCCATATATCGTGCAATTAATGTTTCCATTGATGCGAGTTTAAAATGAGCTGGACAAGGACTTTTCATGTTAGAATACTTACATAACACGCATCCATTATCAATACAGCTTTCTGTAGTCATATCAACCATATTTACCCAACCTCCATCATTATGATTTAAATTCACAAATGATCCATATAACCAGTGCAATCATTGCAATATCCACAATGACCTGCCATATATAATAAATCAATTTGATGCGGAGTGCAATCTCTCTTTGTTTGAATAAATCATCGGATTTATTCATCTGATGAAACGAGAGCTTTTTCAAAATCTTGTGAACAATCATATTTAGGATGGTTCCAATTGCAAAGATCAATATGATTATACCGAAAATCTTCCAAAACATAAAATCACTCCCATTATTTTATTTTTAATATACGATGGATTTCCATTTTATCTTTGGATACACCATAGTCTTTGTCAATGGTATTCTGGTAAACATAGATATGTTTGAACAATTGTCTCATACCATATGGAACACGAATGTTGTTATTATCCACATCGGAATCTTTGAAGATATGAATATGCACGGAGTTACCAAATATTCCCATCTTTAACATATGATCAATACCCGCTTTATAGTCACTTCCGAGCGTTGCAATATACATTGCATTGGGAATCGGATAGTGATAATATAAACCAATGACATCCATGATTCCTTCGGCGATGATAATGTTAATCGGTTCATGTGTATCCATACCCACACGCATGGTATATATCCCACGTCCATGAACACGTTTCGTTTTATATCGCAACCAACGATATTCCGTGTCATCATTGTTACATCTTCCAATGATATTACCATTGTTCAATTGAAACCAATGTCTCCAACATATGACATTATGATTGTATTCATCATTACCAAAGAATTGTTTTACATATGCATGTGGATCACCAACATATCGGAACGTTTGTAAATCGGACAATGTTGGTTGTACACCAACTCGGGAATTGATATATGACACAATTCCCGTGATGTTGTTTGATTCATCACATGACACTTGGTTCAATTTAATTGAAGCAGCATCATTGGATTCAATCCGTTTATGATACTTCACATTTGTTGGTGTATCAATATCATGATCCAATCCATATGCTTTCAAGAATTCTTTCCCAACAACACCTGATGAATTGCATTTAAAGCAATGCCATAATGGTGGTTCTTCATTGTTTAAACAAATCTTGACATAACAGTGGTATTTGTTATCGCCACATCTCGGACATGTTTGACAACGATATTGGTCACGATTTGTTGGCGTTTGTTTGAAGATACCACTACTGATCAAACTTTCTTTGAATGTTTGTAATGTCACATCAGTCCACTCCAATCAGCATAATGTAATGGAATATCGATATCAATAACCACACGCTTCCAAAATCCCATAGTATTGATGAAAACCATTTGATTGTTTTATGATGTTCCAATACATCTTCATCATCAACATTATGCGTTTTCTTTGTATAAATCCAATTGAATATGATGAGTCCAATCTTGTGGAAACATACAAAACAAACTGCATACAATGTAAATCCAATCAATTCTTTTACTACTTCCATTGTTGTCATAATGAACACACTCTCCTTCTGTTGATTACTTATTCATCATCATTATTCAATAATGATGCAATACGTTGTTTACGTATCTCCATGGTGTGATCATGTAAATAACCATACACTTGATCGATGTAATGATACAATACACCATAGAAGTCTTTATCCATATCATATGCTGGATCATTACCAATCATGATGGAATGTTCAAACACATAATACAACCGTTCACATTGAATGTCTTCTTTGTATTGCTTAAAGCTGTTGACAATATCCAACTCTTGTAAACGGTTCTTGGGTATTGGTGATTTAACAAATAAACCAATGCTTGTACCAAATCCCACTTTAAACATACTGGGATTAAAGTCGTCAATCGTATCAATCTCATCAAATCCATATAATTGATTACCATTACGAATGTACAATGGTTCAATGACATTGGTTACGGGTTTATCATCGATTAACTCCATGATGCGTTCTTTGTTGTTTAAATCAAACATAAAACATTCCTCCTTGATGTGGGTTATTCAAACCACTTATTTTACCCGCGCGAAAAGTGTACAGGTAATACTGTTTGTGTGTAATGGTTTGTTTGTGTATATGATATCTCTTATGTCTTTTACTATTTATTCTTATTAATTATTCTATATATAATATATAATATACGTTATTCTCATCCAACTAACGTCAATTAAACATGATATGTATCAAATTTACAAATAATAGAAACGTTGTATGTATATGATTGGAATGTATTGTAATAAGTATAAGAATGGAGGTATATGTGTTATGATATTACAATATGAAGATATTCATAAAGAACGTGAGTTAGATGAAGTAGAGTTACAACATATGGGACATCAGTTAGTTAGTCTTGTAGATTACTATCGTATGTTTATTCCTGTGGATGATGTAGATGTTGATAAACGTTTGAATGTATTGAAGTATATTGGTGAATGTATCATTCATAAAGAATACTATAAGCTTGTGAATGATCCTAAGTGTGTAATTGGTAATGACAATGATATTAGTTTAGAAGAATATCGTAGAAGTATGTATGAATTAATGATGGATCAAATGTTCCATGGTAAACCTTTCTAATGTATGTAATGTATGTTGTTATGTATACGGGGGATATATCCCCCGTATATGTATCTGTTTATATGTGTAATGTATACTTAATGTGTAGGAATGTGGTACGTAGTCCTATATATCTACTTACCTGTTTATATTACTATATGTTAAAAGGGATAGGGTGTACATGAGTACACTCTAAATATGATATAATTAATATCATATTCACATTGGAATACATTCTAAATATACTGTATAAATCATTATAAATAATAATAATAAAGAATAATGAAAGATAATAATATCCTTGTAAAGATAATAAACATACATTACCCTTATGATAGTAATATGACCATTAAGGTTTAATTAAGATTAAAGATAATATAATATGAAAGATAAAGATTAGATTGGATTAATAATAAGATAATAAGTAATAATAGTAATGTAGTTGGATATGTAAAAGCATGCATATTGTAAGAGGATAGTATATGAATATGCGTATATAATACGTTAAGTTTAATTTTTTCGCGATGGTTGGATAAGGGCTGTTAAATTAATATAATAAGAAATGGATATTGATTGAATAGATGTTTGGATACTTCATAATACTTTCTTACATTAAATGAACACATTCATTTTTAATTGTGTCATTAATGGGATAATATGATATTAAATAATAATAATA